CAATGAATAATGATATAGTAAGAAGTCATTTTAAAAATTTTAAGAACCTAACGGCCAGCTATTCGAATAACAAGAACAAAGTTGAGGCAATAAACGCAGATTTAAGAAATAAGAAGTTTGATATATTATTGCTGGCATCCGATGATATGGTCCCTGAAATCCCAGGATATGATCTCCTTATAAAGGAAGCAATGTATAAAAACTTTTCAGATACCGACGGTGTACTTTGGTTTTTCGACGGATTTAGGAAAGACTTGAATACTCTTTGTATTTTAGGGAAAAAATACTATGATAGGTTTGGTTATATCTACAATCCAGAGTATGCTACATGGTTTTGTGACAATGAGTTTACTATAGTTGCCCATTTGTTGGGAAAACAAAGATTTTTTGATCATGTGATTATCAGGCATATGCACCCTGATATAATAAAGCAAGAACATGATGCAACATTTGATAGAAATAATAATCCTGCAGAAGTAAAAGCCGATGAGGCATTATTTTTATCTCGAAAAGAAATTGACTTTGATGTGCCACAATTATTGATAGCAGACAAGGAACGTCAACAGGCACAACCCAAGCCGGTGCCCCCAAAGAATAAGAGTAAGTCTAGAAAGTCAACTCGAAAGAATAGAAAGAAGCGAAGAAAGTAAATGTTAGTAACTACTGTAATGAATTATTCTGATGAGAAGGAATATAATCTGATGTGTAAGGGATGGATAAAGTATGCTCTCTTACATTTTCCAGATAGTGAGATAGCAATATTGACAAAAGGCCTCCCACCCAGTGTGCAGGATTATGCAAATGAAAATAATATAAATGTTATGATCTGTAGCCCAACTGATGAAATTAATTTCGGCCAAAATCAAAAGGCAACCCATAATGTATGCTTCAAGCTTTTTAACCTGTGTAAGTTATCTGAGAAATTTATCTTCATTGATGCAGATGCATTTATAGTTTCCCCAGGATCGGCCCTGATTAAAGCATCGGGTGACCAGGGGTTTATTGCAGTGAATCATCAACTAATACCTGGCCATACTGATCACTTAAAGGAACCGGTGCTAAATTCTGGTGTTATGGCTGTTTCTGATATTAAACTTTTTAGGTGGGAAAATTTCAAGAGTATACTTCATAGAGATAGAGGTTTTGTGTATCCAGGTACAGATCAGTCACTAATCAACAGTTATTTTAAGGGTATCGGATATGATTATACACATAAAGATATTGGGTTTGGTTGGAATAGTTGGGCTGCACATACAAAGTGGGAAGAAGGGGTACCATTTTGTAGAGGCTTAAATGTTGAACACCCAGTTCACATAAACCATTATTGGTATGATGCAAAACCCTGGAATATTAATTGCCCTCTTTATAAGAGCATGATTAATAACCACTTCAGAGATTAGGAGCTTAGTATGGGATTAGGAATTAAAGCAGCCCCCTTTAAGGACGGTGTATTTTCTTTTAACGGAGAGTTTTCTTGGGAGTTAGTATTTGCAATTCCAACTGCATATATGTTGTTAAAAGAAGGCAAATTAAAAATGACAGAAAGTTGTGGCGCTACTAGTCCATTTTATTATTTTTCGCCTTCTCATAAAGAGTCATTAGCTAGAAAACACAGCATATATATGGGTGATAATTATGTAGACTTATATAGACATAATTTAGATATTTCTAAGTTTATATACCCACCCTTTAAAGAAAAGTTTGGGGGCCTACTGGAATCAACACCAGGTTTAAGCAGCAAATTATTAGTAGTAAATAATAAAAGTTGTAGCGAGTGGAACGGCCCACCTAGAAATAGGATAGAGATAGACGAACTAAGATTAATTTTTGAAGAGTTTTTAGATCATGATATTGTCTATATAAGACCCACGAACAATCTAGATTTTCCGGATCCCCTTCAAGGCAATATTCAATTTAATGATTATGACCTGGTCAAAAAATATGATAACATTTATACTGGAAACGATTTAATGAAGCTTTGGAATGTTGACTTTAATACCATGCAATTAATGGCCCACTCACTTTCTGAAAAACATATTTCTATTTGTGGAGGAAATGCAATCATTGCATCATATTTTGGGGGGACAAACATTATTGTTGATAAATACCTCCCACCTAATGCGCCTCGTGTTGTCCCTGGTGATATGTCCTTGCGTGGGGTTTGGAAAACTGACTCTTACTTAAAAGACATTAACGGTTCAAGAATAATTGGTGTTAATAATATTGATGAGTTGTCGTCTGCACTTCAAGAATTAAAGTAATGGAAGGCCTATAAGGTATGCATGATAGTTCAATGAAAAATATGGGATATTTTGCCAAAAAATATCTAGGCCTAATAAATGTTAGTGAGCTAGCGATATGAGAGTATTAGTAACCGGTGCATCAGGAATGGTCGGTCATTCCTTTAGGGAGAACATTAAGCTCCCATACAGTTATCACTTTATTTTTTTGGATTCTAAGGATTGTGATCTAACAGATCGCCAAGCAACATTTAAATTGTTTGAGGAAACCAAACCAGATTATGTTATTCATTTAGCTGCAAAGGTTGGTGGAGTAAAAGGGAATACAGATTATGTTGCGGATTTTTATACACAAAATATCCAAATGAATACCAACGTCTTAGATGCAGCGTATATTTTTAAGGTTCGGAAAGTTGTTTCTCTTTTAAGTACATGCGTCTATCCTGATTCTGCGACATATCCATTAACAGAAGATCAGGTTCATAAAGGTCCACCTCATAGGTCAAATTTTGGGTATGCATACGCAAAAAGAATGTTAGATATCCAGTCCCAGGCCTATCGCCAACAATATGGTTGCAACTTTATAACTGCAATACCAAATAACCTATTTGGTGAGAATGACAACTTCCATCTAACAGATGGCCATGTTATTCCAGCGCTAATTAGGAAAATATACGAAGCAAAAAATGCCGAAGAGCCAATTGTAACACTATGGGGTGATGGATCACCTCTCCGAGAATTCACGTATTCAGATGATGTTGCTAGGTTGCTTCTTTTTCTATTAGAAAAATATAATGGAACCGGGCCCATTAATATTGGTAATACTGGTGAGATTAGTATTAAGGAAGTTGCAAATAATATTATAGAGAATATCGGGTATGAGGGAAATATAGTGTGGGATACATCAATGCCTTCTGGCCAATACCGAAAACCATCTTCAAATAATAAATTGATGGAAATGAGATGGTATCCTTATTCCGATTTTAAGACATCATTGAAAAGTACATGCGATTGGTTTAAGACAAAATACCCAAATGTCAGGGGTATTAATTGAACAGTTCATATTAGCATGTTATAATATTTTTAAAGGAGTTTCAAAACATGAAAACAGTGTTGATTACCGGGGTTGCAGGTCTTTTAGGGGCCAATTTTTCGAAGTATCTATTAAACAATGGGTATAATGTAGTAGGGATTGATGACTTATCCGGAGGCTTTAAAAGCTCTGTAGATGAAAGGGTCGATTTTTATGAAGTAGATCTTAAAGATCATGATGATGTTGATCGAGTATTTCGTAGCACAGACCCTGATTATGTTTATCATTTTGCAGCATATGCCGCTGAAGGGCTTAGCCCATATATTAGGCGCTACAATTATATGAATAATGTTGTCTGTTCTGCAAATGTTATTAATGCATGTATTAATTTTGGGGTACAGAAGGTTATCTTTACATCATCAATGGCTGTATATGGCGAAGGCAATCCCCCCTTCACAGAGGATCAGCCCCAGACTCCTGAGGATCCTTATGGCATCGCAAAGTATGCTGTCGAAATGGATCTTAAATTAGCCAAAGAGCAATTTGGTCTGGATTATTCAATTGTCCGCCCGCATAACGTTGTAGGGACGTATCAAAATATTTGGGATAGATACCGTAATGTTATCGGCATCTGGATCCGCCAGTCAATGCGTGGCGAGCCTCTTACAATTTTTGGTGACGGAACTCAGGTACGTGCTTTTTCTGACATTAAGTTCTATATGGAACCGTTTGAGAGGCTCATGACAGAATATAGTGGCGAAACGTTCAATATCGGTGCTGATAAGGAATGGACTATTAACGAAGCTGCAAATTTGGTAGCTAAGGTAGCTAGGGATTTTGGTTATGAACCAGGAATTGTACATCTAGAAAAAAGAAATGAAGTCCACACAGCATACTCAGATCACACAAAGGCCAAGAATCTTTTAGGTTTTCAGGATGATACAAATCTTGAGGAGACAATTAAGGAAATGTTTACCTGGGCAGAGGCTCAACCTGCACATGAAGTAGCATATTTTGATTATGAAATTGAGAAAAACCTATATAGTTTCTGGAAAAAGTAATGCCCAAGACAGCCCTTATTACCGGGATAACCGGACAAGATGGTTCATATCTGGCCGAGTTTTTATTGGGTAAAGGCTATGATGTTGTCGGCATAAAGCGCCGCACATCCCTTATTACAACTGATCGAGTAGATCACATTTATAATAATAAAAATTTTACCATGGTGTATGGGAACTTACATGATGCAACATCAATATATAGCATCATTGATAAGTACCGTCCGGATGAGATTTATAATATTGCAGCACAATCACATGTCCGGGTTTCATTTGATGTACCGGAAGAAACTGTCGATAGCATAGCACTCGGAACATTACGTCTATTAGAGGCCACAAGGCTGCTATGTCCAGATGCCAGGTTCTATCAGGCGTCCTCTTCTGAAATGTATGGGGATAACCCAATGGTACCACAGAATGAGGAAACAAGAATGACTCCTGCATCTCCTTATGCATGTGCAAAGCTGTTTGCACATAACCTTATAAGGAATTATAGAATAAGTTATAATATGCATGCATCTTCAGGAATCCTGTTTAACCACGAGTCGCCCCGCCGCGGCGAGACTTTTGTAACTAGAAAAATTACAAGGGCAGCTGCAAGAATTAAGTTAGGTCTCCAAGACAAGTTATATCTTGGAAACCTAGATGCCAAGCGGGACTGGGGATATGCCGGTGATTACGTAAAGGCCATGTGGTTGATGCTACAGCAAGATGAACCTGATGATTATGTTATTGCAACCGGACAAACTAAAACGGTACGCGAGTTTTTAGAGCTAGTTTTTGATTATGCAGGTTTGGATATTGATGATCATGTTGAGTTCGATTCTAGATTTCTTCGTCCTCATGAAGTGCCTATATTATTAGGTGACCCTTCTAAAGCTAAAGAAAAATTAGGGTGGTCTCCAACAGTTGATTTAGATACGTTGGCAAAGATGATGTATAGGGCTGATTTTAAAATAGCTCAGGATGAACAAACTTTAGTAACTAATCGCTGAACAATCATGTAGAGGTTTGTATAATAAACTATGACTAATTTTCCCACAAATAAGCCTCATATATCATACTCTGAGGTCCGGACCTGGAAAGAATGTTCTTGGCGTCATAAACTCCAGCAGATTGACAAAATTGATACATTTGAAGTATCACCATTTCTCGATTATGGCACCATAGTTCATGAAGCGTGTGAGCATTTTTTAAAGACCCGTGAACTAGATCTTGAGAAGATGGCAGCATCGATTCGTCAAGCATGGGAAAAACGTGGCTATGATTCAGATGAATATATTAATAAGCAGAAGTTAATAGCTGAGGCAAAAGGGAATAAGCCTTGGCCTCATAACTATGTGGATTCATGGGTCGAATGGGCGACCAATGCCATTTCAGATCTGCCAGCTTTTATGGACAAAGCTTTTCCAGGTTGGGAATATGTTGCTGCAGAGCAAGAGCTTTATGAAGCGATTCCTAATGATGACTTAAAGTTTAAGGGATTCATTGATGGGATTATTAAAACCCCCACCCCACGAGGTGGATGGAGGGGCTGGATCATTGATTGGAAAACTGCACCTAAATGGGGCTGGCATGCCAACAAGAAACGTGATGTATTAGTAACTAGTCAATTAGCTTTATATAAGAATTATTGGGTTAGAAAATATAATGTTAACCCAAAGGATATTCACTGTGGGTTTGTTCTCTTAAAGAGAGATGCACCACCTGGCCAAACATGCGAACTTGTCAAAGTATCAGTTGGCCCAAAGGCCGCCGCGAAGGCTGATAAGTTAGTTGCAAATATGATAAGCTCTGTTCGGAGGGGTTTATTTTTTAAAAATCGTGACTCATGTAAATATTGTGAGTTTTTAGATACAAAACATTGCCCATAGAGGATAAAGATAAAATGGTAAAGAAAACAATCGGAATTATAGGACAGGGGTTTGTAGGATCTGCAATTAGGGAAGGTATGAATAATGCCTTTAATGTTGAGACGTATGATATTGATCCCGGGAAACAATCAACAGTCGAAAATATCAGTGAGTTAGTTGATAAGGTTGATGAAATTATATTTGTTTGTTTACCGACACCCATGAACCAATCTGGACGTTGTGATACAAGGATTGTCGAGACGGCCATTAGTGATATTAATGATGCCAACCGCCGACTCAATAAGTCAACGATTGCAGTTATTAAATCAACGGTTGAGCCCGGTACTACTGATAGATTGAATGATCGTTATTCTCACATAACTGTTATTTTTAATCCTGAGTTTTTGACAGAAGCAAACTCATATAATGATTTTAAAAATCAAAATCGGATTATTATCGGGGGCCCCCGCCCTGCATCAACAAAAGTTAAGACTATGTACCGCAAAGCGTTTCCAAAGGTGCCAATTGTTAAGACCGGCGCTAACGTTGCAGAGACAGTAAAATATTTTATAAATTGTTTTCTTGCAACAAAAGTAAGTTTTGCAAATGAAATGAAACAGGTTTGTGATAAAATTAATGTTGACTTTGATAAGGTTGTAGAGTATGCGTTATATGATGATAGAATCGGTAATTCTCACCTCTCAGTACCCGGCCCTGACGGAAGTATGGGTTTTGGCGGCCATTGTTTTCCTAAGGATTTAAATGCAATTAGGTTTGTAGCTGATGAGTGTGGCATTAATCCGACTGTATTAACTGCAGTTTGGGAAAAGAACCTTGAGGTTCGAAAGTCTGCAGAACGTGATTGGGAGTCGATGATTGGTAGAGCCGTTAGTTCTGATTGATTATCATTAACTCTTTTAAATGTCAATGTATTATAAGGATATATTGTTAAGGAGTATGGTACAAAATGGCCAAGAAGAAAATTTTAATGCTGTCAGATCATGCTTTAAGTCCTTCAGGTGTAGGATGTCAAAGTAGATTTTTAATTGAAGGCCTTATTGAAAAGGGTGAATGGTCTGTTAGGCAATTTGGCGCTGCTGTTCGTCATGAAAATTATGATGTAATTACTGTCAATGATGATTTTATTATTAAACCTATTGATGGGTTTGGAAATAAGGAACTCATTAGAGTAACCCTTGCAGCAGAAAAACCAGACATTTTATTCATTTTTACAGATCCCAGATTTTTTACATGGTTATGGGAGATGGAGGATGAAGTACATCAAATTTGTCCTATTGTTTATTGGCATGTTTGGGACAATTATCCTACACCTAAATTTAATAAGGTTTTATATGAATCTACAGATTTAGTCAATTGTCATTCGTATATAACATACGAAATGTGTTCTGAACTTGTACCTGGTAAAGCAAATTTTATTCCGCATGCCCTACCTCCTGGTCTTTTTTACCCATTAAAAGATAAGGAAATCAAAGACGCCCGGGCTCAAATTTTAGGGCCGAACAAGGTTGATCATTTTGTCGCATTCTGGGTTAATCGTAATGCTAAAAGGAAACGTGGGAATGATCTTTTGTTGTCATGGAAATTATTTTTAGATGGACTAGAAAAAACACATAAGCATAAAAATGCAACACTATTGCTACATACTGATCCCATGGATCGCGAAGGCTCAAATCTTTTTGAGACAGTTGATATGTTAGGGATAAAAGATAATGTTGTTTTTTCAAAGGACAGAATTGAATTTGCACAAATGAATGTATTACACAATATTGCAGATGTTGGTGTGAATATAAGTTATGCCGAGGGCTTCGGCCTTGGGACACTTGAATCTATGCAGACTGGTACCCCAATTATTGCGCCGAAGACCGGCGGCCTAACAAGGCAAGTTGTTGATCATAGAGATGGTACTGAAAATGGTGTCGCATTGCCTATTGAGATAAAAACGTTGGTAGGATCTCAAACTGTGCCGTACATATATGAAGACTATGTATCATGCGAATCCATCGCTGCCGCTTTTATGAAAATGCATAATCTTAGCCCTAAGGAACAAAAGAAGCTAAGTAATAAAGTCCTGAACTATGTAAAGTCAGAATTTTCATATCAAACTACAGTTGATTTATGGCATGAAACATTAAATGACACTGTTGCTAATTGGAAAGAGAAATATAAACCCTGGGAATGCGTAACGCTTTAGGAAGAAAAATGAAGAAGAAAAATGTATTGATTAGGGCACCTCTACTTTCATATTCAGGATATGGTACACACTCTAGACAGATTTTTAAGTGGCTATTAAGTCGTGATGATGTAGAGATATATTCTCATATAGTTCCATGGGGAATAACATCTTGGATGATTAATCCAGATCTTGAAGACGGTTTGATGGGTGATATTATGAGTTCATCTAGGCAACTACCTCCTAATGAGACGTTTGATATATCATTTCAAGTTCAGCTCCCTAATGAGTGGGACTCTACATTGGCGCAAACGAATATCGGCATTTCGGCATTTGTCGAAACCGATCGGTGCAATCCTAACTGGATTCAGTGTTGTAATAATATGGATGCAGTTATAGTACCATCGCAGCATGTCAAAACGTGTATATACAACACTGGCCAAGTTACGAAGCCATTGTTTGTTATCCCGGAATCATACTATGAATGTTTGTCTAATGATGATATTAAGGATTTAGACTTAGATTTTGATACGCCTTTTAACTTTTTAGTCTTTGGCCAACTTACAGGTAAAAACCCAGATAGCGATCGAAAAAATTTGTTTTATACTGTAAAATGGTTGTGTGAAACGTTTAAAGATAATCCTGATGTTGGAATTGTCATAAAGACAAATTCTGGAAGAAATACAAAGATTGATAGGGTTGTTACAACACGTGTCTTATCACGTCTTATAGAGGAAACTCGTATTGGTGATTACCCCAAAATACATTTTCTCCACGGTAGTATGACTCAAGACGAGATTGCATCTTTGTATAGACACCCCAAAGTAAAAGCGCTAGTGTCACTAACAAGGGGGGAAGGGTATGGTTTACCCTTACTAGAGGCAGCTGTGTCCGGCATGCCAATAATAGCAACTGGCTGGTCAGGCCATTTAGATTTTATGGGCCATGGAAAATTTTTAGATGTAAAGTATAATCTTCAAGAAATTCATAGTTCTAGGGTTGATAACAATATATTTATCCCCGGTGCTCGATGGGCCGAACCAATTGAGGAAGATGCCAAACGAAGGTTTCAGAAGTTTTATAAGTCTCCTGGCACCCCTACTAAATGGGCTGAGTCATTATCAAAAAAACTCAAAGACATGTATTCACAGGAAAAGATAAACCAGTTATATAGCGAGTCATTGGAGCTATTATTTAAATGATTTTTGCTACCTCAACGACTGTATTACTAGTAATAATATCAATTTTGGCAGTATGCCTGGCCGTATCTTTATTTTACCTTATAAGATTTGGGTTGATTATTATTAGGGTACAAGATGTTCTTGAGGTTTCACTGGATATGCTGGATGATAAATACGCTACTATCTCTAAGGTTTTAAGTACACCTTTATTTTATAATAGTCCTGAAATAAGAGGTGTATTAGAGAATGTTAGGGAAGTAAGGGAGTCAATTTTAGAAATTGCCCATGCATTAACGTCTATTCACGGGAGCCTTGAGGTACCTTCGATAAATCAGGCGGATAACCCGTTAATGCAAGGGAATAAAGAAATTGGCAACGAAAAAGCGAACTAAGAAAAAGCGAATAATCCGTAGGGGTAAAGGTGATCCTGCATCAATGTATTTTAATGCAGATACCCAAGCTGCGATATGTGATTATCAAGATGCAGAAGATATAAACAAAAAAAATGATTTATATGTGGAAAAAATTCTTCCTGCGTTTGACAAGCTAGTACAAAATCTAATTTTTATATATGGATTTGCAACCCCTGCAGAGCCAGTTGAACATTTAAAGTCTGACTGTATTTCATTTTTGTTTGAAACACTTCATAAGTGGGACAGGCATAAGGGCACAAAAGCATTTTCATATTTTAATGTTGTTGGTAAAAATTGGTTGATTATTAACTCCCGTCGACGCCAAAAGAATACCAGGCGCCATGTTAGCGTAGATGCTCCGGAATCAATGTCCATGGTAGACAAAATGGCCGTCGCAAACCATGACATTATCCTACCCCCAGATGAGTTAATGATTAAAAAAGATTTCCGTGGTGATATTATGAAAATTCTATTGGAAATTCAAAAAAAGGTCACTGGTGAGAATGAAAAAAAGTGTATGCATGCAGTTGTTAAGGTTTTTGAAAGTATAGATGACTTAGACTATTTAAACAAGCGTGCGATTTTTGTATATGTAAGGGAAATTTCTGGATTAAATCCAAAGCAATTGTCTGTTGCAATGTCAATAATACGTAAACATTATAAGGCATTGGCTAAAACAGAGGATTATGGGTTATTTTAAGGAGCAGACATGAAAGTTGTAAGTAAGCAAATGGACAAACTTAAAGAGACTGAAAAAAAGATAGAGCAATTTTCTGATATTTTAGATTCTTTAGAGGCCACAGAGGATAAGAAAAAACTGCTGTGGAAAGAGATATATGAAAATGCATTAATTGATAGAGAAAATGCTAGCATGCTATTTACAGACGCTTATAAGCAAATGTCCGGTGGAATGTTCGAACATGCAACCCTCGGCGCCGTTATGACAAAGTATCTGGAACGTATGGGGAAATCTAATGAACAGATTTTAAAGTTGGCAGAGCTAATTGCAAAAGCTGAGGAGCAAAGGGCTCGAGTAAATCCAGATGATTTATTTGCGCAAATAAGTGGCGACGGTGAAAAATAATGTCAGAGTCATATGACCGCAGTACAGTAGAAAGCTTTGCTAGGTTAGTTCCCAATCGTATATTGTATAGGGCGGTTGTTGTGGACGTATTTTCTGATATTGCGATTCATAATGATGCAGTACAAGGTGGATATATCCATGCACTATCATCTGAATCCTCACCACATTTCGCAAATAAGCCAAGAAACTCCATAATAGCAAGGATAGTGTCAGATCAACAGAGCAGTCGTGATCCATTCCCTAGCATAATATGTTATCCTTTTTTCCCTCCTCATCTATGCTTTCCTGTAAAGCCTGGTGAACAAGTATGGGTTATAAGTGAAAGGTCAGAAGGGCAAACACAGCTAATGTATTGGTTGTGTAGAATACCCGGGTCATCTCATGTTGATGATTTAAACTTTACACATTTAGATAGGGAATGGGTTCAAACTGGCCGAACACCCTCAAGTCGCAGAGCTACAATTGAAGATGAAGAAGGTGAGACATATGACGAAACAGATACAGTTCCTGGATTTCTAAATGGTGGGGGAGCTATAGACTTAATGTCCTTACCCGGTACTGTGGATGCATATGAAGAAATTCATGAACAGGCTATAGCAAATCAATCGATAACTTTTGAGTCAGTTCCAAGGTTTACTAAACGCCCTGGTGACTTTGTGATACAAGGTTCTAATAATACATTAATATGCTTAGGTGAAGATCGGGGATGGACCGCTGAGACAGTTGCAGACTCAACAGACGCACAGTGGTCTGAAAGCTCTACATCAGCTGATGCCGATGGCCGTTGGGGTGATGACGGTCCACCTACAGATGAGAATGAAAGATCATATGCTGGTACAATTGATATTGTTGCCGGCCGCGGAAGGTCATCTGCCTTTCCCGATGGCGCCGACGGGACGGAATTTACATCTCAACGAGTGATAGAAAATGCCCGTGGATATCAAGAGACTGACAAAAGCCCTGTGGAGGCAGCGTCAACAGAAGAAGCTGAAAATAGGCTAGACAATCCCTCTGAGGGAGATCCTGATCTTATGCATGATGCATCAAGAATCTATGTATCAATGAAAACAAATGGTGATGCAAATTTCGGAATTAGCTCTGAAACTGGTTCAATGGTGGCACCATATGGTGAACATACAATTGATGATATAGAAGATGCAGCATTTATTGTCGCAAAGTCAGATGAAGTACGTATTATTGCAAGGAAAACAGGGGAAGAGCCACCAACGGGGTATCCCGAAATCAATGGAAGCATTCGGATAATAAAGGAAGGTGACCCATCGGACGATATGGCAACGATATTATTACTACCTGATGGTACGATTCAGATTTCAGGAAGTAAGATCTTTCTAGGCCGAACTGAAGATCCTGATGGAGGTATCGCAGCCGCAGATGCCGACTCTGGTACAAGCTCCGGGCCAGGCCCGGGCAATTCTCAACCCTGGGTAAAGTATGAACAGCTTGACAATTTGTTGACGGCAACTATGGAAAATATAAAGCAGTTTGCACTAGACCTACAAACAAATTTTAGCTCAAATTCAACCCCTGGATATGGTGCACCGAATCCATCCTTAACGGCATCAGCTTCTGCAGAATGTCAGACGTTACAAGACGATATGGATGATAGGATAGCACAGATTAATACCATAAAATCAGAAAGAATATTTGGGGAATAATCCATGGGTTATGCTGCGTACGAACAATCAGATAATTATGATGATGGACTAGCGGCAGCCTATGATGCATTTCATTTAGATGTCACCGATGCTTATGATGCTGCAATGCAGAATGCAGATAATACTGCCGGGCTTTCAGTTCTAGAACAGTTAGCTAATGACCTCGGCCTGGCTATTGATCAATTTCTAATGTCTTCAAAGTTAGATCTTGTTGTTACATGGGAAACAGAGACGTGTTCAGCATCTGGCGCAAATGACGAAACAACATCATCAGCATGTAAGGGCCACGTAGTTCACGATTCAGGACTATTGTCAACACTTCAGGAAGATATATTTAATGCAAAAAAAACAAATCTTCATGACAAGGGCGAGGCTGGTGAACAAGATGCAGTAGCAAATATAACTTCTTTTGCTACTGAGCTGGCCGGGTATATCCATACGTATACAAAGGATCATGCTATTGTAACAAAGTCAGATACAACTGCAGGCACAAGTGCACCAGGTAGCGGAAATTCTGGGGGTTCGATTGCTACTGATGGTGAGGGCGATGGTGAGGGTGAGGGTGGCACAGCTACTGGCTTAACTGCAGGCGCTGACAGCGATTTAGATGCTGCAATAAAAGATGCATATATTGAAGCTATGGAAGCAGGTGCAGCGCCCTCCGGGTCATATGCAGATTTGTCAAACCCAGATGCAACAGATTCGGACAAATTGTCATTAGCAAAGGATGAGATAGTTAATAAGATCCTTGCGAAGGGTGTCTGTGATGGCATCCGTGCATATTTTGAATCAGTCACTGTCATAACTACTGATGAGAAGACTGATGGAAGAACTGTTTCCGGAAACTCGAACGTATCATCAGGAGCTACAGTACCGTCGGAGACTGACGGTTGTTCAGGATCCGGTACGGGAACATTATCTTGATTGATAGTTTACTTTATAGCCTTGAATTATTCGCCTATATATTGCGATAATTTATTAAGGGCAATATTTAGTTACGATAGGTGGTAAGGACAAACAGTTTATGGCAAATCAGATCGCAACAAAATATAGTTTTAAGAGTGTTGGCATTAATGAGTCTGATCGGATTATTGATGGTATCATTCCTCCCAATGAGATACCCATAGGGTTCAAGACACCTCTAGAGCCAGGAATAAATAATCATGGCCTATTTAAGATGCACACTGCACTAGCAGATCAGATTCATGATAATTTTCGCAATCTATTAATGACAAACCATGGAGAGAGATTAGGATTTTTTGATTTTGGTGCAAATCTTGAAGAGTTAGTCCATGAATTAGGTAGTGAGTCTGGCGATACAAAAGCTATAAGCAGGATTAAGGTTTCAACAACAAAGTATTTACCGTATATAGAACTTGATACATTTGAGACGTCTGTCGAACATCATGATAATCAACATGTTGCAAAAGTTAAGATACGTATTACCTATAAGGTTCCTAAGCTTAATAATAATATTAAGGCAATGGAAGTAACAATGTATGTAACGGGATAATGTTTAATGACGATTAATATTAAGAAGAAGATAAAGAAAGAGAAAACGAGATCCTATTTGTCCAGGGATTTCTCTGGATTTAGATCTGACTTATTAAGATATGCCAGAACGTATTTCCCAGATCAGATTAATGATTTTTCTGAGGCGTCTGTCGGCGGGTTGTTGTTAGATATGGCTGCGATGATTGGCGACTCTATGTCATTTTATATGGATCATCAATTTAATGAGCTTCGGTGGGATACTGCTATTGAGATGAAGAATATCCATCGGCATATCGAAAATGCTGGATTAAAAATCCCAGGGCCCTCACCTGCAGTTGCAGAGGTAACAATTCGAATAGAGGTACCGTCTGTTTTTGAGGGGGATGCTTATGTCCCCAATACAATGGCACTACCACAAATACTAGAGGGGACAGTTTTTACTGGGGGTGGAGCATCATTTATCACAACGGAAGATGTAGATTTTTCTGAGACGAATTTAGGTGGGGTCTTACTAGCCAATGTAACAACATCCGCAACAGACCCAAATGATAATCACCCGACATATTTTGTGTTAGAAAAAAATGTAATATGTCTTTCGGGAAAATCCACGGAAGAGTATTTTACGATCTCAGATGACCATGTTCCTTTCAGAAAAATATCATTATCAAAACCTGACTTGACAGACATTATTTCCGTTGAAGATACGAACCACAACATTTACTACGAAGTTGAATCCCTAGCACAAGACACAGTATATCAGGGAATTAAGAATATTAATGATGATGCTGATATTGTAGAATATACCCTAGAGGTTAAACCTGCAACATATCGATACACAAGACATGTTGACCCTAATACAAAGAGGACAGTCCTTAGGTTTGGCTCTGGTGATTCTGCATCATTTGATGATGACGTTATACCAGACCCTAGCGAATTATCATTGCCCCTGTATGGAAAGACGGTCATTCCTAGATTTTCGCTAGATCCAAACAAGCTATTAGATACCCATACCCTTGGCCTATCACCCCGGGGAACAACTATTAAGGTAAAGTATCGTTTCGGCGGTGGTCTATCACATAATGTTAATTCAGGGGAAATTAAAAATGTTGAACAACTTCTGATAAAATGGCCAAGAAACTCTAGCTTACCGACCGAAACAATCAGGTTCGTACGGGATTCTATTGCTGTCACAAATCGATTCCCAGCAGCTGGTGGCGCGAAAAAACCAACGTTAGATCAAGTTAAAAAACAAATCCCTTCTGCTAGACAAATGCAATCCCGGGTAGTAACAAAGCAAGACTTATTGTCTCGTATTTATACTTTGCCCTCTGAATTCGGCCGCGTCTTTCGGGCAGGTTTACGACCAGATCCAAATAACCATTTAGCATCCCAATTATTTATTGTTAGTTTGGATAAAATGGGCCGACTGGCATTTGCCCCAGATTCATTAAAGAAAAACCTAAGGACATATGTAGACGATTTTAGACTAATATCAGATGCAGTTGATGTTTTAGATGCAAGGATTTTAAATTATTCTGTTGAATTTAACATTATAGTTGATCCAATTGCTAATAAAGAAGTAACTGTACAGAAGGTCATTCGTCGTCTTAAGGATATTTTAAAGATTGAGGCATTCCAAATAGATCAACCCATTATGATGATTGATATTATCAATGTTATTATTAATACACCAGACGTTTTATCATTGGTTGACTTATCCGTTAATAACATGCGAGGAATAATTCAGGATAGAGAATATAGTAATGTAAGTCTAAATCTTGCAGCAAATACATTTAAAGGCCTTGTTGTAGGGCCACCAGGTTCGATATTTGAGCTTAGATATCCAGATCATGATATTATTGGAACAGCATCTTAGGAGATTATAGTCTATGTTTTTTATTTTAGACCCAGATAAAGACACGTATATAACTAACAAAATTATGAATAATAAGTTTCGTACGTCGGATGCAAATGTTGGGATGGCCGGTACGTTAGATTTATTTAAACTACATGATGAATCAGTAATAGATGGAGAGACAGAGCCACAGGAACTATCTAGAATATTATTGAAATTTGATTATGAAGGCCTACAAGAGTTAACATCATCTATTTTAGACTTAAATGATGATTCTTTCGAGTGTAAATTACATATGTCTGATATTATGGGAGGCCAGGCAGTACCCGTAGATTTTACTATTATATTATTTCCATTAGCAAAATCATTTGATGAAGGTTCTGGAAAAGATGTTTTATCATTTAATGACTTAGATGTTTCAAACTGGGTAACATCATCGATTTCAAATTCTTCTGCTGTCGAATGGCATACCACTGGTGCCAACGCCCAGGGATTATTGGGCTCAAATGATATTGATATTATTTCATCCGGAAACTTAAATGATGGTTCAGGTATTCAAGACCTGTTTGTAACTCAACATTTTGTTAATGGAACAGAAAATCTGGTTCTGGATATAACCACAATTGTCTCCGCCTCAATGGCCGGCCTGATTCCCAATCATGGATTCAGGCTATCATTTTCAGGTTCTCAAGAAACAGATAATAAAACTAGGTTTGTTAAACGCTTTGCCTCACGCCATGTTAGTACTTCACGAAACAGGCCCCGCATTGAGGTTTCATGGGATAATAGCAACCAAGATAATCATAAAAACTTTTATTTTGACTTAACGGGATCTTTATTTTTAAAGAATTATCATTATGGAGCTGGAGCAAATATTCTAGCCGGCAATTCTTTAGGGCTCTCTGGGGCATCATGTATGAAGGTAGATATCGTTACAGGATCTTTTACAAAAACAGTAGATGTATCTCAGTTAATGATTGGTGAGAATTCTGTTGATGGGGTATATACTGCCTCATTCGCAATCGACACAACTGATTCTACTAATGTAAATCCTGAAGACACGATCCAGGATTTTGTTTTGGCTAGCGGATCAATTACATTTGATGAATATTGGAGGTCAACTGATAACAGTATATGTTATCATACTGGATCTTTAAAGATACAATCACCATTTAGAACTGCATTTTCTTCATCTTCACGCCGTTTAGACTTGGTTACAACAAATATCAGGGAAAAATATCACACCTCTGATAAAACCAGATTTAGATTGTTTGCTCGTGATTTAGAGGTCGAAAGAAAAGCCACAAAACTTCCTGTTAGTTTAGATAGTATTATTTTAAATGAGGTTTATTATAGGATAAAAGATGTATTAACTGGGGATGTTATAGTACCATTCAAGCAAGAGAACAATGGGACAAGGGTATCATCTGATGTTGATGGAATGTTTTTTGATTTTTATATGAGTGCCCTCCCTTCCGGCCGATCATATACAGTAGATTATCTTGTGTTAGACAGAGATGTAGAGTATATTATAGAAGATTCAGGGGCCCAATTTAGGGTGGAGTAATAATGGCATCAAATAGATTATTTAAGCCTTCATTTGTTCGTAAGCTTACTCATAAATCTGTACAGACTAGCCCCATCGCTGCGTCACATTTATCAGGCACGACTATCGGCGCTGAGAATTCATTTAGATTTGATCCGCCTGGGTCCGGGCTCAAATCAACACAACAGTTGCCAGTTGATTGGTCACAGTTTGAGAATCATACATTCTTTAATTCAGCAGAAGCTAAGACGAATACAGCATTTGATGTTATCATTAATGGTTATCCATTCGATGGCACAAAGGACGAGCTAGAAACATTTTTTGATGAGCTAACAGGATTTGAAAAACATGTTTATGATAGATTTCCAAAAAATGTTGGATTTCTTCATTTTTCTGGTACTGTTGTTGACGAAACCCCCGCCTTCGGTTATGATGAGAATCTCGGGTCACATATATCTGTCATTGATCATGCTGGTGCACTTTTCCCATCATTATCTAAGATCAATACCGGCGAGTCGGTACTAGACCCTATGGCAAATAAGTCTATATCTTTTGAGATGCATTTATTAGTCCCAGATCAAGGTACCGATACTGAAACGCAGATATTAGTTCAAAAAATAGATGGTTCAGATATCCCTGTTGCTGATGGCCTGACTATCGCCTTAATGCCTTCCCTAGCTGCAAGTACAACAGTCGAAGTAAAAATGTTGGCAGCATCTGGGTCAAATTCTATAGAGACAGATATGGAAATTCCTAAGGGGGAGTTTGTTCATATTTGTGGTACGCTAGATCGTAGTTCTGGAGAACATAATCTAAAACTGTTTCAAAATGCAGAACTGGCTAGCACATCAAATAGTTTACAAATGGGTAAATTATCTCCGGAATTTGTAACGGCACCATTAACTATTGGCACTGGATCAATCCATGATACTATTACGCCCTTACAAACACTATCAGGTTCTATTGACGAATTCAGGGCTTGGCACTCAGTTCGTAGTACTGGTCAACTTAAAAAATACCTAGATAGAACAGTATTTTCAAATTTTAGTGGCGACTTAAAGACGTACTTCAAATTTAATGAACCCTCTGGCGATTTTGTTTCAAATGACGTAGTATTAGATAGTTCTGGAAACTCATTACATGCTCGTATTACAAATTATCATATTGATAATAGGGATCCAACAAAAATTATTGATACTAACGGTGATGTAGTACAGACACCTTTGGTACTAGAATCTTCTGTATATTCACCGAATTTATTTCCTTCGCATTCTGATGTCATAACATTAAACAAGGAGTTATTGGCTTCTGCAATTAACTATGATTCGAATAATCCAAACTTAATTACCAAACTAGTTCCAAAGCATTATCTACTCGAGTCTCAATTGGCAGAAGGGTTTGATACTGAGTTTGGAGATGTAGGAGACGACTACAGTTATTCAGGTACTGATGCGGTGCCTGGCTATGGTAAACTTGGTTCAGCGCAACTGTTAGCTTCACTTCTCTTTACCTGGGCAAGATTTTTTGATGAAACAAAAATGTTTCTAGATCATATTTCAAATCTTTTGCATGTTGATTACACGGGGACAGATGTTGTAGCAGATCAATTCTTACCAATGTTAGCTGAACATCATGGAATTGAGCTACCCTCTCCATTTGAGGGTGCCTCTATAGAACAGTTATTCGAGGGATTAAATCTTGGTCCGGATCTGTCAATAAGCGAGCATACTTTACAATATGTACAAAACCAGCTGTGGCGCCGAATATTGACAAATGTAAATGAGATTATTCGATCAAAAGGTACTGTACATAGCCTTAAGGTGCTAATGCGTTCGATGGGGGTTAACCCAGATAAATATTTTAGATTTAGAGAGTATGGAGGGTCTAAGACAAAAGACCTATCAGATATTAGGAAGGCTGTTTCTGAAGTTACAGCTATGACAGATTTTTCAGGATCTATAGCCCCCAATACTAGTATGCCAGTTGATACCCAGGGTATTCCATTGAATCAGCCGTTCTTTATGTCTCCATTTTTATCTGGCTCACGTACTGAAGTAGGTTATCCACCCCCGGCCGGGACCTTTATTGACGCATCAACAGGCCCAGACGGTGGCCCATATGGGTTGCATGGAATATCAACAGATCCTAATGATGGTCTATTTACATCAGGTTCTTGGTCATATGAGGCAATCTATAAGTTTGACCCTATAAAAACACCTTCTCTTCAACCTCAAAGTTTAGTTAGGTTGCATGCAACAGGATCTGATGAAATAGTTCCTGCAGTTATTACAAACCTTGTTGCTGACCCTGATGCTAAGACGCTTGATCTTTATTCCCGGCCCGGACTAGACCCTGCAGATGACTATTTACAATTAACAATTTCAGATATTGATATATTTGATGGAAATATATGGCATATATGCTTCGGTAGAAGCCGAAATGACTCTATCAATTCATATGTAAGTTCTTCGTATTATCTATCTGCTGCAAGGCAAAATTATGGTGATATTATTGAACATAAGACTACATCATCTTTATTCAAAGAGACTATTGACCCCAGTCGTGATAATAGATGGTCAGTGATAGATCCTGCACTAAATGCATCTGGGTCATGTATTGTAATAGGCAACCAGCAGATTGATGATACGGTAGCATCCGCGTACTGGGGACTTAATCCAATTGCAGATGATGCATCAAGGACTACACAATTTGCTGGTCAAGTTGCACAAATTAGGTTTTGGTCTAAGGCTTTAAGTACTGTTGATATCACTGAGCATATAAGGAATTATGCTTCCCTTGGTGTCGAAGACCCTTTAACAAATTTTAATTTTACCATAACGCCAACAGGATCTTTCGAAAAGCTGCGATTAGATGTTTCCGCCCACCAGGCACACCATACCACGGATAATATAGGTAACTTAGACATATTTGATTATAGCCAATCTGGGTTTCATATATTAGCTACTGGATTTGAGCCAGAAACAAGAATTATTAAGCCTGAAAGGATCTATAAAGGTATGTTGGATCCGAAGTTTGATGAACACTCAGTTACAAATAAAGTTCGTATACGAAGTTTTCTAAATTTTGATAATGTAACTGAGTTTGGTGCCGAAGTTGCCCCAGTTTATGAGATTCTTCCATCTGAGCGCCCTCAAGATGATACACGATTTGCAATAGACATGTCGTCAGTGCAAGCATTAAATGAGGATATTATTAAGATTTTTTCAACTCTAGATTCTTTAGATAATATTCTTGGTGCCCCTGAGCTATTATTTGCAACAGAATATCCAGATCTTAAAAATCTTAGAGAAGTTTATTTTAATAGGCTTACTGATAAAATTAATATTACGTCATTCTTTGAGTTTTTTAAGTGGTTTGATAATTCAATCGGTCTAATAATTGAAGATTTAATACCTAAGAAAACCAAGTTTTTAGGAATGAACTTTATAATTGAGTCACACATGTTAGAAAGAGCAAAGTTTAAATATTCATACGAAGATGTATATTTGGGTGAGAATAATCGCCATGGCCTTAAAGGGACAATTACATTGCAACAATATATTGCAAAAATGGGGAGATACTAAATGGCATCTACAATGACGCCCATTTCAGGCTCAAATGAAAGTGTGATCCCATACATCCAGGGTATAAGTGTAAATACAATGGATAAACTAATGACTGGTATGGTGCCGAAGTTTTCTGCTGGATCAAACTTTAAAAGGGTTATGAAAGGTTCTCATTGTGTAGAAGAAGTATGCTTCGATGATTCATTGGTTACTCCTACTCTTAAAATGATTAACCCCCTATCAAATGATAAGGGGTTTGTAGATGTGGACGGCACATGGGTTAGCGGTAGTACAACATCACCGCTCACCGACGCTGGTCAACAAATTGTCTTGGTTCCTAATCATGAGGTTGAGCGTCGAGACTTTGGCCAGCCAAAATTCTTTAAGGATGATGAACCTTATGAGGATATGAAGAAATTTCATCCTGTTCACTTTCTTTTAGATGACAATAACACATTAATGTATCCGCTGATTTTATGGAATGCATCGATGACTGACCCAGATCAGTTTGACGGTGTAATTGAACCGCTTACAGTAAGGTCACGCGCTTCTCGCCAAAATCCTGAAAATCCTTTTTTTGGTCATGACATTAGAGGTTTATTAGTTTCCGATGCCGGCGAGTGTTCACGTCTTCGGGCAAATAGAATTGTGCAGATGATTGATATGAAGGACACATCATTTGACTGGTATGAGGATGGCATAGAAAATTTTGGTGCAAAGCTGTTATATCAAAATGGTGAAGAAAAAACCGGTCCAGTACATCCAGGTTACCTAACATTAAATGATGCATCCATAAGCCCATTTATTGAGTCAACAGATTGGGAAGAGATTCATGAAAAAATTCAGGTATCAGACTCCGTTGCTCATGACCCCGGAGGAATGCAACAAGCATTGTTAGACATGGCACAATCAGAGTTTACTCGTGTTTCCGGTGCAACTGCTTCTACACATCCATCGTCCGTTGACAGCCTATTGGCCAGAGACCACAAATCATCAGGTGCTGGTTTTACTTATAATAACAATGAACTTGGGACTGATTCACTAGCATTCGGGGGGTTACTTAAGTAATGCCTAAAATATATCTAACAGGTAGTGGTCCTTCTAGGGGGTATGTAACTGGGAGCGGAGTTTTAAATAACCCACCACGTACCATCCTCCGGGCCTGGGATTCGGCTACAGGCTCTTATCCCACAGTAATGAGGACTAATCCATCTGGGAGACTAGGGACCCACAAGAGTACATATGATGATACTAGTGCTATAATCTTTAATAGTTCTTATTCAACGGGATGGATAAAGTTTACCAAACGTCCAAGTGATGCATCAACAATAGTACTAACTGACTCCCTTGGCAACAGTGAAACGTTTGAAACACAACGGGGCATAATATCTGAGCTGGGAAATATAGTTGTCGACATTAGAGATTGTCCTGACTTATCATCTATTCATGCTGAATTTGCTCGAGAAATAAGTTCATCTAGCTTAAAGATCCATGCATATGCAAAAAAAGATAGAATTGAACTAAGGCACTCAATACCGGGTGAATATTCTACTGAGATAACGGCAACATCTAATACGAATTTAGAGATATCAAATTCACAAAGTTTTCTTCCCGGTGATGCATTTTCTATAACCGGTTCGTTCGTCAGTCCATCACCAGGCCATATTGTAAGATACCCAACTAAGCTACATGAAGATTCCAGCTGGACTGATCATAGAATAGCATCACCGAGCCTACCATCGGATCTTACCTCAGTTGCAATAACACCAAAAGGTATTGCAGACGTTGAACTTACATTTACCCCAGGCGAAAATCTTGGTGCTTTCGATGATAGCCTATTAAAGCTTTCAAATGATGATGAGTTTTTTGATGAAGGTGTAAGCAAGAAAGATCTAGAAGGATTTTCAGGTCCCCTTAAAAGCAAAACACAAATTGTTATTGAGATGGATTGTCAAAATGAAACGTCTTTCGGCCTTGATGATTCTACAGCAGATGGAAGTAATCCAGGTATTCGTTTCCATAATATGGTCTATTATAACTTTGAGACCAATCAATGGGAAAAACAAGGTACCGGTATTAATATTGATGGTGCATCCGGACCAGCCGGAGGCTGGGCAGATGACAAGGCATATTGCGAAGACTTTATGAGGGACGGTTGTATTGGGTTCTCACGCGGCCTTGAATTATTAGAGTCAGGTTCATTGATGTCATCCCGCCCAATATCTAACTTTGGGTTTCCCGCACATCCTAAGTTTGCAGCCCAAGATGGTAAGACGTTTAAGATGTCGTCCGTCATTAATAAACCATTCTTACTTGAGAAATTTACAATAGAGTTTGATAGTGAATGGTATGAAGGCGATGACGTCGATCCTCGCGCAGTGATGTATTCCGTCGACGCTGCTGGTAATATATCAAACGAGACCGACACGTATAAGAATAATAAGGCCGTTATTAATAACTTCTTTATTTTAAATCAAAGACCTTGGGCTGGTGATTATTCATTTAAGACCAAGGTTTATGGTCTTGATATTCCCGATGGGGGTGCCAATCCAAATGATCCGTCATGGGAAGATGGCGATGTCATTAATCTATCTGGTCAAATTCCTGATTTCGCCAGAGTGGGAATTGAAGATGGGTCCGGCGTTCCAGACACAACATACGAAGCAACATCAACATCAGACATTATAACATTTGAAGCCATTGATGTAGACTGTGCTGATTATCCTGATACTGCACCTTCTTCCTTTCCAGGCCCATGGAACATTATCTTTACGACAATGCCAGTAGTAGGTGGATCACTACAGATTGATGGCAATTGGGCCCCAGATATTAGTGGGGGTACAACCCTTACAATCCAGGTTACTAATCTTGATAATAATGGCGCCCTAGTGGGATATCCTACACTAGAAGAAATTAAAGACTGGATTGAGACCATCTGTCAAGATCCAGCTGGAAATACAGGCACCGTTCCTATGAATATGGTGTTTGATCCATCCGCTAGTTCAAAAGAGTTTAATCCCCCAACATTACTTGAATATTATGATTATGACTTTATAACACTTTCATGTTATGATTATACTACTGAATACGTTGATACTATTCGAGAGTTGGTAACCTATGGCCAAGTTACAGGATATGCAGATATTCCAGACTCAGTTAATAATATACATGATATATTAGAAACAGGCCTTAAGAGAGAACTAGTAGTTTCAGGATCAGATATAAGTGGCGACCCACTGACTACCGGGGATGACCAGATGATGGTCGCTGGCCGTCATTTTATAAAAGGTATATGCCAACGCCCGGGCCGATTCCAGGATGGCCATGCATATGCAATAGGGACAAAACCGGTGCTTAATGACCCAGTTACTGGTATAGTGGCATTCCAGACAAGTCATACTGGAGTAAGAACTGGCTTAGAGAATGAACTATCAACTGCAAGAGCATTTAATGCTGCTACTCCTGGAACTACTCCTATATCCAGCACAATGGATATGGGAACGGTGATGTCATCATTTAATGACAGTGCTTCAACAGGTCTTATAGAAACAAAAACCTCACAAAGACTTCGTCCACACAGCCCATATGTCTTGTTACCAGGTGACAAACTAGTATTCGGGTTTCAGGCTGCTTGTCCTTATATGTTTGCTAGATCTGCCGATATGTATAATACCGGGCCTCATATGATCCTGGCCCCAGGCGCCACCCCGAACAATCCCTCGAAGATTAAAATAACGTTGTATGGTTCATTGGTTAGTGACAAAAGAGAGAAACATGACTCACTAAACCAGCCATTAACTACGGACGCAGTTCATGAGGCATTACAATATTCTACTCCTGTAGTTGATCAATTTGATGTCGATAATTTAGGATACCATGCTGAGAATTACCTAGATGATATTGTTGCCGGCGACATGCAAGAAATAGGCCCCTATCCATCAGTTACAGAATTATTTTTCCACGATTATAATATACAAACCGGCCTTGACTCCAATGTAACAAGAAATTGTGTATATATAACTGCCCCCGACTTGAACAAAACTGCAACCATAGCCCCTTCCCAGGTGAATGCACTTGGGGATCCGGTTGGTGTATTAGCTCCTGAGTCGGATCCAGACTGTACGTCTTCAAGATTACTTTTTGAAGGAACTACCGGGTCATTTACAGATCAAGGGAAAAATCTTTTCGCCACCAAACCCGCCGGCGCCCAGTGGACACTACCATATCGGCCGATTACAAGTCTATATCCTAGCTTAGCCTCGCTAGAATATCTAGATGAAAGCAGAATATCTGCTGAAGGCGGTGCAGGGTCCTCAGAGTGCGGTATTTGTGGCGGTGTTGATCTTGTTGCTCATGATGGTTCGTTTGACTTGTCTGGTGGCTCCGGCCTTGTAACATCAACTAGCGATGCAGTTCTTGGAGGAGCTGTTAACTATAGAACTGGAGATTTTAATGTAAGGTTTGACGGCGTTCTCCAGGGCCCACGTGAACGGGTAACTTCTGCAGAGTGGCTGGATGATTTTCTTATGGACCAAGTTGGGTCAACAGGCTTTTTAAATTCAAATCTCAAACCTAATCCAATAGGGTGGAATGATGTAGGGTCAACATCTGCAATGGGTGACTGGAGTGTGTACGCATTTAAAATCGACAAGGGCCCATTTGCAAATTCAAATAGCATTGATCAAGGCATCGGGCCTGGGCCTATAGCAACTGCAGGAAACTGGCCAGTGACTGGATCACACCGCCCAATAAGGTGGACTCATGATCAGCATGCAGCCAGTGTCCCTGGTGCAGATCCAGACAGCTTATGGCTGAATAACGCTGGTTATGTACACTGCTACTTGAATGATACCGTCGGCGAGGACCTCGGTGTTGATTGCGCCAGTGTGATTTGTGACGCATCTGCTGAAGTATTCATGATCCCCGGCCCGGGAGACAGTTCATTCGAAATGCCGGATAGGATCAGGTATTTACCAAATGTTTTAAATCCTACGTACGGAACGACCTTAGATTCTACTCAATGGAGTGAATTTGCAAATGCAAAGACAAAGCTAGTCTTGGATGACCTTGATACTGGCCAGTTAAAAGCTTTTGCCGAAATAGGGTATACAGGTTGTGTCTTCGGCGCCACAGCCATCATCTCCGGAGATATTTGTAATCCGGAACTACTAATAACCCATCCAGGAGTTGCTTCATTTCCTGCCACTGGTCAGGATTTTAATGGGTTTGGCACTCTCTATAATCCTTTCGATCCTGCAAGTACGTACTATGCAGAATCTGTAGGTAGCTTCTGGAATCTAGGCACCCGCAGAATTAGGGTTCCATTAGCAGCCGGCTGTGTAACCTCTCCGCCTATTTCTCCTGGGGCCACGTTGAGCACTTTCTTCTCGGGCCCGCAAGTGACTACATGGTCTAGGGAACAGCAAACAAAAACGATTTTTTATAGTCTATTAGCATATCAACAAACAGTTGCCGCAGCAGTAGCCAGCGCCACAAGCACAGCAGCAGCAAATGATCTATGTACATGGTTTATACCATATGATTTTAAAATAATCAATTCAACCAATGATGGGCTACTAGACACAATCGTATTTGAGTCTTGGTTTGCTGGAGATGCTGGAAATGTAGATCCGTTGTTTTTGGCAACAAATTTTAATAATACATCATATCAATGGTCAAGGAGTTTCCGGGGGACGGCAAATGATGGTTCTATAAACTATAATGAGTATACAAAGTGCAGCTCGGACTGGCCAGGTCATGCTACATATTTTTCATCTACAGAAGATAATAACGGGTTTACAACATCATTTATTGGCGGCCGCGACCCATATTATGTAGAAGTACTTGATAATTTTGACCACCACTTCGCCCCAACCAAGTGTATAGATTATGTCGACATAGTTGTTAGGCCCTCTCCAGATCCAGAAGCAGTATACTACGGTGACCATAATAAGAATGAATATTGGGATGGAACATCATTAAGTGACCCTGCTTTAAATAATTTCACCTTCAGGATCTACTTTAACGATTTCACAAATAACTATATGTCCTATATAGAAGATCCAGCATTACCTCCAACAACTGGCGGTGGTGGTAGTGGTATCATAATGGCTGATACCGGGGGTACCAATGCACCAAACTATGACGGCGGTATCCATGTAACAAAGCATACATGGAATAGTGATAATGAAAGTGTCAATACATACTCAACAATGTGGGACGATACACCACTTACAGCAAACCAGCTGTCTAAATTAGTATATACTGTTTTATCAAATCCCCAAACACGAATTCGTACTGAGAACTCTGCCGACCCATATACCCCAGGAGCTACTGGCTGGAAACAGCTTGGGGATATTTTTGCATGGCATAGGCTATCATTCAAGTCAACAGGCGGCCAAATAAAAATCTTTGATGAAGCAGGTGTGCTAGGTGATCTAAGTACTGACATTGAAATAACTGCGGCATATGATTCTCAAACATTATCTGGCCATGGATTATCTGATCTGATTACATCTAAACAGCTAGATCCCGGAGATGAATATGTGCAGGGTATTACATATTTTGATAGAACTCGTAGAGTAAGATATAGAGCCTCAGGTTCAGGATTTTTGCCTGGCCTTCCTGGGGAAAATATTGATATACCATACCCAGGTACACAAGGTTCATTTTCTAGAAACGTCAAGCATATTTCAGACTCTGACAGATTTTATGATACAGTAACACCTTCTCCTTCAAATTACCATAAGCGAAACAATAAAGAACTTATGAATTTTTTTGGAACACATTTAGCTGTTGGCCAACCAAACCCTGCAGATAATGGCCCTGTGGTACCTGAACAAACAAGGATTACATGCGGCCCTGAAAGCTCTATTCTGGACGGTCATTCTACTTTAAATGATGGATACGAGACTAGCCTCGAGGGTTGCTGGTTCACGATTTATGATGGTGATAATCGAGCATATAACATATGGTATGATATTGAAGGCCGCGGATCCATTGGGATACCTCCACCAGCCCCATCACAACCAGATGGAACCCTGGTAAAAATTGAAGATATAACCCAGGGTGCAAACAAATATGAAGTTGCTGAAAAGACCGCAGCTGCAATCAACGCATTAGATGAGTTTATAGTTGAGTATGAGCCTGGCCTAGAAGGTTCTGATTCATTTTTAATTAGAAATACCTCAACCGGTGCAGCTACTGACGTAACATTCCCAGGCGTCGAGGGCCATTTAAGCTTGCCTGATGCAGCACTCCCGCCTGGTTATAGTCCTGGTCCATATATCGAATTCAGCCCACAATTTATCCAATATGGAGCGCCTGGTGGTGCCGGCGCTTCTGAAGATGGTACAGGCCCTCAAACAGACGGAGGCCAGGTTGTTAACAATACAAGCACACCTTGGAAAGCTGAGACGCTTGTGCAGGGGATTAGTTCATATCATACATCAATGAAAGATGTAGTTGATGATGGGTGGTTAGGTGCATATCCTTTTGAAAAAAGATATTCTGGTATGCTAAGAACTGTATTTTCAGAGGATGAAACAGACTGGAAGTCAACACCCCAATTATCTTTATCAAATGCCCCAACTGGTATATACGGATCATCTGATGAAAGTCTAAAGTTTACAACAATGTTTGTGACCGGCTCTCGAACTGGGCTTATGCCGAACCCCTGGGGCCCCTCTGGCCCGAATTACGGCGCCCAGGGATTTATTTCTGACACTGATGGCAACATAATGTTCGGCGATACTCAGGAGCTAGACAACAATATTTATAAGTTTTATTTTGGTTCTGGAAATGGTTGGGTCCACTCTCCAATATTATCACAGTCGGCTACATGGAGATATATACCAGAGATTAGAGGGTGGAAATATGGCCTAATTAGTGCATTACCACTAAACTCAAATGCAGTTTTTAGAAGTGATACCTTTGGCCAGTATCGAGATATGATTGAGCAACGTTTAGATGCTAGATTGTTTATAACAACAGGAAAATCAAAGAATCCAGTAACAGCTGCACCGGTTACATGCAAATTTATTAACCCTGCAGGTGACTTATTAGATCCTATATTAACCCAAGCTCAAAATATTAGTTCAGTCTTTACATCATCGTTGCCTTATTTTGATGATGGTATACCGAGAAATAGATGATAAGGGCATGTGATATAGAACTTATATAGTAACTATTTTCTGTATTATGGGTATAATAATCAAAAAGTGTGGGTAGGTGATATTATTTCTAATACAGTTTGTTTAAATATGATTGTAAAAGACGAGTCGCCAGTTATCGAGAGATGCCTGGAATCTGTCTATAATATAATTGATTCGTATGTTATTGTTGATACTGGGTCATCTGATGATACTCCTGGGATTATTGAATCATTTTTTAAGGAAAAGGGGATCCCTGGAAAGGTCTATCATTCTGACTGGGTAAGTTTTGAGCATAATAGAAATGAAGCTCTAGAATTTGTTATTAATGATACTGACGCCAAATATGCCTTATTTATTGATGCAGATGAAATATTCCACTGTACGGATCCCGTAGCATTTCGGGAATCATTTTCACATAATCTTGGTGTTTACTTAATAGAAAAACATTACGGTGGTTTAAGATACAGGTTGCCGGCAATTCCAAATATAAGAGACTATAATTGGGAATGGAAAGGTGTTGTTCATGAAGCAATTACAGCACCAGGCCAGATGGAAGAAATGAGAAAAGGCGAGCTTTCGATGGCACATATTACTGCAAAGCATGGCGAGGGAGTTAGGTCAAGAGGAAAAACTTTAGAAGAAAAGTTTTCTGCCGATGCTGAGCTTTTAGAAATGGAGCTTGAAAAAAATCCTGATGATTTAAGAAGTTTATTTTACCTTGCACAAAGTTATCGCGATGCAGGGGATAAGAAGAAAGCATTATTAAACTATAAAAAAAGGGCAGAGCTAGACGGTTGGCAAGAAGAAAAGTATTTTGCACAATTTCAAACAGGTTTGCTTATGTTGCATAGTGATGACTACACATATGAAGAAGCTGCTGATAACTTATTAAAAGCCTGTAAACTACATAGACTCCGGTCAGCCGAACCATTATATCATTTGGTTGCGTATTGTAGATCTAAGGGATTGTTTGCTGAGGGATGCTTCTGGGGGCAGGCAGCGATGTCGTTTTTAAAAGTTCCACCCCATGATATTTTATTTGTGCCACATGCAATATATGATTTTAAGCTGATAGATGAATTGTCAATTTGTCTGTGTCAGGTTAATGATGTACATGCTGGATTTAATTTGATGAATGGTTTAATGCATAAACAAGGCATACCTGGTGATGTTAGATGTAGAATATTTAGGAATATTAATATCATTTTAAATAGTATTCCTATGCTAGCAAAACCTGAAATGACTTAGTTGAAAATTTATAACGGAAATAGTTAATCAGTATGGCTGGTATATTAGATCAAAAACAACGTATTTTAGACACGATCATAACAAAAGAAGGTCGCCGCCAGATTGCTGATGGTGAATTACGTATAAGATATGTTACATTTACAGACAGACATACGTTCTATACTGAGTCAGATAGAGGAGATGGCTCTGTAGAGTCAGCTGACGGCCGTCTTTTCTTCGAGGCAACAAACCGGCCACAAGATCAAATCATTTTTGAGACTGATAATGACACAAAGATGCTTCCATTTGCAGGAAATGATATAAAGATAGGGTATAATGGAAAACTCTATAAAGACATAGTGGGATCCTCAACCCCCAATGAAGAACTAATACCAGCAGAAATTTCAGTAACTGCAGAACTAATTGATGAACTGCTAGAAGGCTCAGCCCAAAACTTTAGAGACCAAAAAATTATAGGAACTTTGGATAGGCTATCAGAGACTAGCAGTTTTACAATAACCCCAAACTATACTCAATTTGCAATAACTAACAGTACACCCTTTACCCCAGGTGAAATAACTGAGGCATCAATTACCAAGGTTGAATCATTACATGAAGATAAAAGGCTGCAACATCTTCCATTTTATAAATATTTACCCCCTATTAACCAAGAAAAGCCTGGTCAGGATGAGGGTGAACCTTTAGGTGTTTATGCTAAATTAAATCAACCTGAGGTCATGACCATTAATGAATTAGAAATGCAGTTAGTAAATAGAGAAGTTATAGAACTAGAATTTTCAGAAACTTCACAACATAATAATATTATAATGCAGTTCTTAGAAACAGGGATAGGCGAAATAGAGAAGCTTTCTATGATAGATTTTGGAGAGTTTCCTAGTGATGACCCATATTCTCCTGGAAAAAGAGTTTTTTTTGTTGGGAAAATCTTTACTGATGATGATGGCATGTCAACGTATGTTAATATCTTCACGGTTATACTGGAGTAGGAATGAAAATATCAACAAAAAATTTCTTTAAAAAGAAGAAAATTATTGAAGTTCCAAAAGCCTTTGCAGCCATTGTCGGAATTGATGAATACGGCAGGTTTTTATATAATATAAATTATATCGCATCGATTCCAGACAGCATAAGAAATAAGGTCACAACAGTTAAATTGTCCGCTTATACTCATGATCCCCTAGTTCGTTCAAGTATGTTTGGGAATTCTGTTGCCGCTGAAGATGTTATTAAGAATATTCGAAACTATGCAACACGTGTCAAGGATAGGATTACTGCAGCAAGAAAAGATCCTATAGTTGTTAAGAACTCTGATATTACCACAGGTATTAATAATGATGTAGCAAAAAGAATCGCTGCAAATCCAGAGCATGCAACAAGACTTTTAGGCACTAGAAGAATTTCAGTGACAGTACCTACATCTAGTATTATTGACGATACTGAAAAAGAGTACCCGGTACTGTGTGCACCAAAGACTTCTTCTTTCTCTAATATTAAGCTTGATAAATTACAAAATAAATCAATTCGTTTAGCTGCAATTAGATCAATTTTCCGAAATTCAATAGATCCTGCATCTGTTGCAGAGGCAACGTTTCCTATTAATACTCATACAATGGCTATGCAGGGGCTGACAAGATACGGTACAAAAACTAGAAACTATTTCCCACATAGGTACCCTAGAAATACAAGGAATACAGCAAATCCTAATTCAAGAGAATTATTACATAGTCATGCAAATAGGAAGATTAAATCATCACAGTCTGGATTGATAATTAGAAATAAACTAAGATCGATTGCAAATGTATATGCAACTTCAGGTGCTGCTGGCGATTTATCTAGCCGCTTTCATGTAGTTAATAAGATTGTAAAAAATACGACGACTAATATAACTGAAGAATTATTAGTACATAAAGACTCTTTAGCTGGCGCTAGCGAGATACATTTTTTGTTTGAGCTTTTTGATTCTGAAAATGCTATAGTTGATGTTATTCACCGTGTTATTAATCATGAAGATCTATTAGAGGATTACTTAACACCTGACTATCCTCCGATTATTTATGCTACCCCATTTGAGTTAGGACATAATGCATTAAGGGTTACGCAAGTGGATGCTACGGCAACAGCTATAAAAATATATAGAAAAAAAGTATCACCTCTAAGCTCTGTAACGTCGACAAACTACCAGTTGATAGAGACCGTGCCCCTAACAAGAGAAGATGGCAACAAAAGAATTTTAGACAGGGTTAACAATACACAAAACTGCATATACATGGCAATTGCAGTTGGGCCCCGGGGCTCTGTTTCTGCACGCGCTAGAAGGGCAGTTTGTGAAAGATATAGAAGTCCTCTAGTACCAAAGAAAATAGAACAAGAACTTTCGCATATTTCAATATTCGCAGAAACATCTCAAGATCATGTAAATATTAGAGTTACAAACATTCCGGAAGGCCCATGTGCCCTATATATTACAGCTACAGATATGACTTCCCGGCCCCTAGTAAGAAATGGGCTAAAAGATTATAGGATTGTCGGAAGGCTGCCTTCTGATCAGATACACACAATTAATTCAAAGTCTATAGACATAGAAGTACCAGATTATGGTGTTAAAGATAACCATGTATATGAATATCGTTGTGTTTTAATTTACCCTAATGGCAAAGAAGAAATATCAAAAATAACTGAGCTTCATGAATTTAAAAAAGAATATGTTGCTCAAGAGCGCGCAATCTTAAACTTAGATGACCTTACTGTTCGTGCCGATGATGAGAGTAATCTATCAATAACGTTTGAAATAAATGCAGAACTAACAGATGTAGGGATTAACTTGGTTCTCGATTCGTTATCTGCAGCCGGCGTAGGCACAAACTTCGTTTCAGAAATTCAGGCTGATCGTTCTAAGCTGTCATCAATATTATCATTTTGGGTTTTAAGGCAGGATAGTATATCAGGTGTAACAGAGGATATGGGTATTCACCTTAACGGCCTATTTGTAGATGACCTAGCCTCAAGAACAAAGGCCGGCGTATCAGACCTCCTCTCCGGCCGGAAATATAGATATATTATTAAGGTACTATTAAGAAGTCCTGAGTCGTTATTTACAGGTGCTGCTTCTACAACTATTGATTTAGAGACGTCTCGTACTTTTGAGAAGTTAGTTGCTAAATATTTTAATCCGTATACATTGACTAGAGGTACATTGCCTTCAACATCTGCTGCATTAGGGTTTAAGGTTGCATCTAGAATAACTTCTAGAAGCCAATTTTCCTTAGGCAGAATCGGTCTAGAAAGAAGCATAGAGGCAACTATCCCATGTCAGCGCTGCCGTATATCAAACGTCTCAGCAATGAAGACAGGAGATAACAGGAATATGATTCAATGGTCAATAACAGGAAATCAAAATGAAGTTGATCATTTTCTAGTAATGGCAGTATACCAGGGTGTAAAATCGACAGTGGCTTCTACACATAATATTTCTGACACCGGAAATTACAAGGTTATTGACTTAGATCTTTCCGGTGAGTTAGGATCAATAGAGTATTCTGTTATCCCAGTTTTTTCTGATTATACATACGGTACCGAAGTATCTGCTGCTTCTATAACAACTGATTCTGAGGAGCCTATTTTTAGGATAGCAACGTAATGGCAAAAAGAAATTATCGTTCAATGTTTACCATGTCAGTTCAGGCAATGCCGTTGTTAAAAGTTAACAACAGGTCTGGTGACTGTAAGCCTTCACGGAAGGTTAAGGTCTCGATAGCAAGGCAGGCACCGGCACCCAAGACGTCTTCTAAAAGTATTTTTAGGTCCTTATATACAATTGGGTTTAATGCAAAAGTCAAGCAGCAAAAACCTACAAGGAGAGATCAAAGAGCAGCACCAATGGCAATATACTCACCTATTGCACAGAGATCTGCCACAACATCACGTGCTAGCTCTGCGTTAGTATCTCCCGACCCAACAGGGCTATTAATGCAATATGTTCCAGGAATCAATACAAAGCCCCGACCGCATCCTGAAGAGCCAAAAATTCCGGAAAATTATATTGCTGATTCAACGTCTGAAGAATTGGTTTTAGATTCCCTTGCAGGCGTCTCTACATATATGAGAGATGCTAGTATTAGCCGCCTCCGACCGGAGCTTATTGCATCATTAGATTGGCTACCAACCAGAAATGATAAAGGGTATCACACATCTATCGAAAGAATGTTAGACTTTAGATGGTATTTGCGGCAATTAGTGATTGATAATGTTCATGATGCTATTGAGCTATTTAAAGAAGAAGACCCTGAAGGTACCTATACGGCGCTTAAGGAGGAGTATGATAGCATAGTCAATAATAGTTCGAAAGAGCTAGTCAACGCCATGTTTGAGACATTAATGGCAACTATTAATGCAAAAAAAGCACTAGATATAAAAGATAATTCAGATATATTATCAACGTCAATAGCAAAATATTTTTCTCAAAAAAATAATCCAGGACTGTCATCCAATTTAGACACCTCAGTAAAGGCAATGCTTACTAATAGTATGAAATTTTCTGAAGAAGGATATGCAAGGTTTAGTAATAGTAAGATTATAAACCAGGTATTACATGACCTGTTAATGGCATGTCAGCGTCATTCTCCATTACTAATATCATCTGAGAACTTTGATAGAATTGATGATTTAGATTCCTTAAAAATAAATAAACAAATTTCTCCAAGAAATAAGTCATTTAAATTTAGAATACAGAATATCGGATCTAAAAATATTAAAAATGTGTTTAATCCGACGCAATATTCTAGATATTCTTCATTCTTATCTTCACTACCGATTGACGATGCAGATAGAATAAAAGTTTTGTTGGTCTCTTTATCTCGAGAACTGACCATATCAGCTGGGATTGGTGCATTATCTGAATATACTATAGGAAAAAGGTTTGGTGCAGATAAGCTAAATGCAAGTAATGCAGTTGTCAACGCCCTCGGCCGTCCTCGTGACAACATTCTCGATTCACCTGGTCCTGCTGGAAGCATTGCTGATTATGTACATGTAGAGTCTAAAAATAGAGAAATAGTACTACCATTTGAGACTCGAGCATTTTCTGATAATAAGGGTAATCGCTCAATACCGGGGTCTGTAGCATATGTTGATAATATTCTTAGATTTGGCAAGGAGGAAAGAAGCGGATTTAGTACAAAAGAGTATTCTGAATTTGCTAAAAATTTTAACAGTACGTCTTCTGATGTTGTCAAGTTTATAGAGAAGCTTCTTAATTTAGATGATGAAAACTTTGTACTGCACCCCCATTCAGTTTTTATTGATATTTTATCTCGTATAAAAGAGCTAATTGATGGAATCTCTAATACATCTCTTATTGATGAGGAGTTAGCTGTTACAGCTGCCTTACTTAATATGAGTAAAGAGGATCAAGAACTCAAGCATATGTTATTGAGATATTTAATTGAAATTAGGGATACAATAGAGGATACGGACACAGATACTTCAACAGACGAACGCGTGACTCCTTCAAGAAACAGGAAATCGCCTAGACGAAATACAAAAAAGAAACCTGTCAAACTAACAAGGGTTAATAGTTTTAGCCCTTATATGTCTGACTTAACACAGTCTTCAATATCTAAGAATTTGTTAATTAATCTCGGCGCCGCCGAGCGATTATTTTCATCTTCAAAAAATCCTATAGCCACAACAGGGATGAGAATTGCAGTAAAAGCTTCAAAGATTGCAGACAATGTCCCTAGTATTGAAAGTGCAACATCAGGAAGGGATGCAAACTCAATAAAGATATCCAGATCCTCAGTATATTCTGTACTACAGTCTGCTGTAAGTAGCCCCCGCCAGTCAAAAAATATTATGGCAGTTATTGTTGATTTAGCCAAGCAGTTAGAAGAGTCTGCTGCCGAGATAGCTGCAGCATCAAATGACAGCAGTTACCTTGATGATAACGGGGTTACACTGTTTAATGGGTGGGATGAAGATACATTATTAATGGTTTTATTAGAGATATTTTGTTCACTATTCTCAAGATATGTTTCTGCTAACTTTGTACAAACCCATGATAATAGTGAGCTTCATGTATTATACAACTATTCTAATAATAAGAATATGCTGGAGGCCCTGGGTACGATTTCAGAACTAGCCATTGTTGATAGTCCTGCAGCCCGAGCCCGCCAGACAAAGTTAATTTCAACTATCCAGAAGTCAGGATCATTATTATCTAACAACTTCTTTAATAAGAAAGATAATAAAAGATTGTCTCGAGGTGCTGCTTTATCTTCACTAAAGGGTAATGAATCATCCGCAACATTGACATCTGACATTCAATCATTTATTAGTGACCTGGAACGTGAAACAGTTTTTGTAAATCAAATGCTAAGTTTTCTTCAGGCCTTAAGCTCTACTCTAGAGACAGCATCAGAACAACTTACATCATTCTTTGATTTAAAATCAGACACAAGATCTTCTACAACAAAAGATAGCTTATTGCTTTTAGACACAAAGGAGAGTAAGAAATTCTTGCGAGATCTAAATCCTCAACAGTTCATATTGTTAAATGCTGCCAGGGAAAAACTATTTCCTAGAAATAATGATGGTTCATATCTTCCTGCAGATCAAGTTATTAATGAAAATGAATTATCGGCAGTAAAAGCATTTGCCTCGGAAGCAATAATGTCAGGCAGGGTAGGTGATAATATTCGCACCTTGGCGGTTGGGATTCCAGCAGAGTTAATAGATGCGTTATACAATCCTCCATATACTTTAGGGTCAAAAGAGTCGACTGAGATTGCATCACAACAAAACATTATTGAGATATTAGTTTATAAGCGCGATTTAGAGTATGAAGACCTGGTCTTTAAACCTAAAAAATATTTATTTGATATATCAATGTTTCTTTTACCAAATGCATTTTCCCCTGTTGCAGATGGATATAAATTTAGTTCATATGAAGACGTTATAAAGAATGCAACGTTTTCAAGATTAAAAATTGAAAAGCAGTCAGATAATGATTTTGAAAGTGAAGAGACAGCGACGAACATATTAGAGTCAGGAGTATATGATTATCTCGGCACCGGCCAGGCATCTAAAATGTTATCCAATCATATGACTAATTTTTTATTAAGAAAATACTATCAACTATTATTTGGTTATGAGTTTGATGAAAATACATTTATTCAACATGACATATGGTCTGATCTAATAGTCGACGATGGAGCTGCAAATACATTAAAGATAATGGAAGCTAATGAAAAACTCAAATACTGGGTAAGGAATGGGACAATACCTGTTGCTAGTTTATTACAAAAAATTAATATAGATGGTGAATCCCGTCAAAGAGTATTGACCCTAAACGATACAGCAACCTGGATACGCCCTCGAGTTACAACCAGCCCTCGTAAGGCTAGAAAACAGGCATGTCCCCCTCAGAAAAGAGTAATAAAGCCGATAAGGAAAAGAAAGAGTATACAGCACAGAGTAAAAACTAAAAAGCGATATTCTAGCATTTCACGCTCTAGGGTTTTTAAAGCAAACAGAACTATGACAAAAGCACGCATGGGTTCAAATCCTATGTCAATGTTTGCTGGAATGTTTAAGGTTGGGGGTAAGCGAGGCCTTGGAAGGGTATTTTCTAGAAGGTATTCAAGGCTGCTTACATCTAAGGGTAGAATATTTTCTAAATACCATCGCCTTAGGCGCCGCAAATATGCAGGGCCCAGGTCAAGAACTTATGTTATAGCAAATCATTTAACAACTGAAGACTTAAATAACTTTAGGGCATTATGCAGTTCTGGATTATTTTCTAGGGATGCTATTATGCATCAAGCACTGTCACCGAAGTTATTTGATAGAGTATTTTTATTGCCAGTTGATCCAGATGATTTTGAAGTAGATATAGATGCTACTCAAGAGTCAGCTAGCGGGAAGGGCCTTCTAAATCAAGACATGTTATCAGAGATGTTAATTGATGTTGAGCAAGAAGATGGAAGGGTAGTTAAAATGGTCCGCCCCCGCCGCCGCGGCGAAAATTATAGTTCATTTAATGAATTTTTTGTGGCTATATCAACGCCGTCTTCGGAGGAAATATAATGACAATATCATATCCTTCAAAAATTATGACTGTTTTAGACGTTCCGGAAGTACGAAAGTTTAGAACAGAATTTCAATATAATTTTTTTGAAAAAGATGAAAAGACAAATGATAGGGGTAACACCGTTGCTTTCGGCGTATACGATGAAAATAATGAAGTATTAATTTCTAGAAAGGTTCCCAGATATGTTAGGTTAATGTTTGAGACTGTTGACGTAAGATCCAATGTGTCTGTTGATAATGAATTTGCAGTTGACATATCAACCGCTTCAAACGTTCACCGCCTTTTGCATAAAAACATGTGGAGAATCCAGAGTGAAACTGATGTTGCAACAAGGGGATATTCCTCTTTAAATCTTCAAGATAGGGAGATCGAAACTAAGGCCTCTAGAAGTATGGGTTTGGCAGTGGCAGTAAGATCACAGTCTGAGACAAAGGGAAAGAAAAAAGACTTACCGGACTCAAGGGCAGATGTTGCAAAGCTATTAAACAGTGTAACATCCTCGAGGGTTGCCGGAAACTGGATAATGAAAGTTTCCGGAAAGCTAGCAGATCAAGGGGTATACTCATACTCCACTAGGACACGCCAGAGGCGTCGATATCGGTCATCATGGTCTAGGGAGCTGGCAAATGTTAATCATTATTCACAGTTTAATGATAAGTTTTTAGGATCTATATTAAAGAAATCTATAATGGATCCTGCAAATCCTTTTGCTGGTGAATTGTCAAATTTGGCAAAACAGTCACTAGACCTACAACGGACTGCAAGATTGCAAAGTAATCCAGGTGTAATATCTGACTACGAATTTATACCTAACTTCCGGCCAATTATGACAAAGCCTGTTAGCGCCGGCACGTATAAAAATGCTGTTAAGATTATTGGATACCTGGTAGACAAAATAGAATATACATCAGATCGAAGAGTTCGCCGCCACCGACCGATTATAATTGCAGCCTCATCAGTTTCATCAGCCCTTGATTCAAAAGTAAAATATGGTTCGGCATATCGATACTCTATTAGGGCAATCGCGATGGTACAATTTCAAGCCCTAAATGAAGAAACCGGCCAGGCATATATTACAACTGGCTTAATTTCATCTAGGCCGAGCCCATCATCTCATGTTGTTTGTAGGGAATATAATCCTCCCCCTCCTCCCCAGGATCTAGATTTTATATGGGATTATAGAGACAAAAAAATGATGATGATGTGGAGTTTTCCTGTTACTTCAACCCGCGATGTAAAAAGATTTCAGGTTTTTCGCCGAATGACAGTAAACGATCCATATGAACTATTAGCAGAATATGATTTTGACGATAGCGAAATACCTGACCCAAGAAAAGAAACGCCGAGGTCATCAAGGGTTCATGAAATGGACGAGCCATCCACAATATATGTTGATTATGAATTTACAAAAGAGTCAGAATACATATATACCTTATGTAGTATAGATGCACATGACTTTAGCTCAAACTATTCGCAACAATTTCTTGTAACATTTGATGTCAATACAAACCGACTGGTAAAGAAAATGATATCCCCCGAAGGGGCTCCCAAGCCATATCCAAATTTTTATCTTATCCAGAATTCAAATCTTGGCATAGGGGATGTCAGCCTAACATCTGATTCAATAACAGATAGTGGCCACCAAAAATGTAGCATATTCTTTGATCCGGAATACTTATCAATTGTAGATGAACAGGATCATGATCTTGGGCTACTGTCAGTAAGCACAAAGGACACAGAAGGGCGTTACAAATTGCAAGTTATAAATACAGACCGGCAAAAGAGCCAAATAGTCAGTATTGATGTTAAAGATTTACGGACAGGAAAATGACAATATATTTATCGAAGGAGTATATAAATGGGTTTTTTAGATCATTCAACTAACAATATTATAATTGATGCTGTACTAACTGACGTTGGTCGAGCATTTTTAGCACGAAACGACGGATCATTTTCTATTGTAAAATTTGCCTTAGGTGATGATGAAGTTGATTATGAAGTAATAAGAAAGTTCGGTAGAACTGTAGGAAAAGAGAAGATTGAGAAAAATACTCCGGTTTTTGAAGCTCAAACCATTGGAAATTTAGCACTTAAACATAAGTTAGTTAGTATATCAAACCCAAACCTTCTTCGGCTTCCGTCATTATCACTCAGGGGAGACGGCCTAGATTCTACAAGTTCTACATTGGATATGAGCAGATCAGGATCCGGCTCCTCAAGAACGGTTACAATAACCCAGAGTATTATTAACGAAAGCTCGATTGATGTTGAGCTTCGAGATCAAGCATTTATAGCTAAACTCCCACATATGTTTTTACAAATGAAGTCTGAGACCCCTGATAACGTTGATAGTAATAATATTGCAACATATATCATTCCCCGGGATGCTAGTATAACTGCACTTGGGGGGTCCCAATTAAAACTTGAGATTGAGACCAAATCAATAACAGATGCACAGTTTGATGTGTACGGGAATGCTGGGGATAAAACGGTGATATCATCCGTTGTAGGCATTGTAGGTGTACAATCTGGTGCAACAAAAGAATTCGAAGTTCAGATATCTAGATAAAAGGGAATATAAATGGCAACGTTTAAAGAAATTTCAGCAGCTGATATAAAAACTAGCAGGTCAGCATTAAATCAACTAGTTGATATCATTCAAGAAGATGTTTCTGGATCTGTAACTAGAAAACATTATGAAGTATTCGTGACGGGTGGTATCGGCCCGGGTGTTACATCTTCCTTGTTTCAGACTGTTTATGATCAAGACTTTACTTTGCAAAGTTCAAATGCAATTTTCGATATGACGGTAGGCCTTAAGCCAGAGGGCCCAGCCGTCCTTGCTGCTTCTACCGGCCTTGACTCATCAAATAAAAGGCTTTATACATCTCAAAGTCTTATGATGAGAGAAAAGACATACAACTATAAACAATTTGCCCAAACACTTTTGGGTGATGCAGATGCAGCATTTACTACTCCTTTTGGCAATAAAGATGAAACAGCAGAAATTGATGCAGCAATGTTTCTGTCATTTAAACGTCTATTTGCAAGAGACAAAATCAAACGGGAGACGTTTGCACTTCGTTTCTATCAATCAGGTACTCTAGCTGGTAATACATACCTTAACCCTGACTATGGGGGCGTTGCCAACGGCGAAGCTGCCACTGGTCTGGACGCCATGAACCCCATGACAGATGTACATGATAATATCCATACTACATCAACAGGTAGCGTACAAATCTATACTGACATCGGATCTGCAACTGCAAAACGTGTTACATTCGGTGGTGAGGTCGCGGACATCGTTGACGCCAGCGATACAGAGACCACGGTCGGCCTAATGTTCTATGATGCAGGAATAGCTGTTCTAGATCTAAATAAAATCTGGGCCCCTAAACAACCATGCCTGGGAAGAATTCATGCAATGCGCCAGGGTGATTATGACTCTGATCTGGATACTGTCGATGATTGTCCCGGTGGCAGTATTGTAATGGGTAGTAAGGAAGAAATGGGTGATTGGCGTGCAGCCCTAGGGCCACCCACATTTTATCCAGATTTCATGATATCAGGCTCAATTGATAATATTGTAGATCACCTTGCATCTTGCAGATTTCAATCTGGTACACTTACTGCAGCAACATTTCAAAATATTACAAATATTAATTCTACGCTAATATTTTGCAGGGCTACTGCTGATGAGTTTAATTATTCCGCCAACCCAACCTATACGGACGATGACAACAGAATCACAGTAATTGATGAAGGTCAGGAGGATGTGCAAAGATCATTTACATTTCCAACTACCGTGGGTCTATATGATGCGAATGATAATCTTTTAGCTGTTGCGAAGATGTCCCGCCCAATTGAAAAAAATGATGAAAAGGATATAACCGTCCGAGTTAGACTTGATTTCTAGTGGTTGGTATGTGTATCATGCATAATGGTATACAAGAGACTAATAGTTATAGTTTGAAAATTAACTTAACTAATAGTTTGAAAGATAATAAACCAGGTGAAATCATATGGCTATATTTGAGCTAACAAAAGATCATTTTGAAAACCTATCATTAACAACTCATCCTAGAAGGGAATTTGTATCTGCATCAGTAGAGAGCAGTCAACCATCTGGGATGACAGGTACTGTACATGTTTTTGCCCAACGTTCGCCTATAGAGAAAGAGGCCCAAAAACTGCGCGCATTTAGCGACGCTGCATCTATATTTGAGGATGAAAATTTAGAATCTATAAGAAGTGAGTTAGTCATATCTGCATCAGACTTGGGCGTAACAGATATTTTTGGCTCTATAAATAATTACATGGGCTCTCTAGACCCGAACACTGGTATTCCTACAACACCCGTATCAATAAACAGCTCAGGGCCAAGTGAAAGAAAAAAGAAAGTAGTAGAAGTATTAAGGTTTGAACCTTCTGTAAGATTTACTAGTGACACTAGCCGAAAAAATGTTACGAGGCAAATATTATTTCCATATTATAGAAGTATGTACCCTTCGCTACATTGGGCTACGACAAACTATCATAGCTTAAACTTTTTTACGGCATCCAACGTCCCATCAGATTCTGTGCTAATATATCCGGCAGCTGCAATTACAACGGAAGTTCCAAAGGTAATCCCCTACAGTCCTCCTGAGGGATTCACATTTGACTTTTATATTAATCCCAGGTATTATATCCGTGATGAAGAACCTAATACTGCCGCTGTTGCAACAATCACAATCTTTGATGATGGCGGCGGCCAGGCCGTTGCTGCTGACTTAGACACAGATGTTCCAGCTGAGGACGGGTTCACGATTACAGACTCTAATGGCACCAGCATTGTATATTACTTTGATAAAGATGTACATTGGTCTGCAACTGGTAATGTTACAGCTTCCGGTGTCCTTATTGGTATTGGCACCTTAGGCGCTTTCCCGCCTTGTACCGATGTTGCTGAACAAGTAGAAATAGCTATAAATAGTGTGAATGGCCATGGTAACATGGGCACTAATACAATTACTGTCAATCGAATTGGTAATGTTATACATTTAACCCAAAATATCTTGGGCCCAGCCGGTAATGTTACCATAGATCCAGGTGACACAAATCTGGGCCTACCATCAGAAGCTATACTATACTCAGGATTTGACTTCGGCGGCCCTATATATCCTGAATTTAAAGCTGGGACAATTTTCCATATGTCATCCAGCTATACAGTTTCATTAGTGTCTGGTAGCTCAACGAGCAATTATGATGAAGAACTAGACGGATTCAGGATAATGTTACAACTCAGCTCATCGGCCGAAGTTCCTCCGTCTACAATTCCGCTTTATGATGGATCAGGAAATATTATAGAGAATAATGAGCATTTAATAACTGCAGGGTATGGTGGGGTTGAACCCTATGATCCAATGACAGGTGAAGGGACACCTACTGACCTGATATTCGCATCTTCTGATAATTCATTAAAGAGGGATCACTGGCATCATGTTGCCATCCGCTGGGGTACCGATGCAGTAAATAACGGGACCGGATCATTTGTAATCGATGGTAAAGTTGATTCTGAGTTTGTAATCCAATCAGGTTCAGTAATTCCTCAGGAATTTGATAATCATATAACACATCTCGATGAGGAGCTAGGTGACCCTAGTGCTGTATTCATAGGTAATTTTTATGAGGGTAGAAATAACCTAGATGTGACAGCGATGCCAAACCAGCACTATATTGGTGGCTTCTTTGATTCAGCCACATCAGTCTCCGAGGGCCTAATTTATGGCGATAATGTAGGTTCTGGTTTAGATGCATTAGAACATGGAACATACGCTTTTAATCATCCCTTAAATGCAGAAGTTCATGATTTGAAGGTATGGGATCATTATCGATCATTAGAACAAGTTGTAACATCATCGATGTATGGAATATCTTCAATTAATCAGGGTGATGGTCTATTATTTTATGTTCCTCCGTTTTTTGTTAAGGAAACGCGTGAAAGAGATGTTTTATTAACACCTTTCCAAAATATGACGACAACAACGGATGACCCATTTAATGTTGCTATGTCATTTGGTGTAGGTGGTCATTTATTAAATTTAGAGAATTTTTGTAGAGAATTTGTTAGAAAAGATTATCCGAGGTTACTAAATCTAACTGCATCTAGGATAGACGTCCAGGTGCAAACTCCCCTTGAGGCGAATGAGTATTTGTTTGCGACGTCATCAATTAGAAAGCGTAATTTAACTGTACTTCCTTGTGACAACGGTCTATTTTTTCCCGGGTTTCGGTTATTAAGTTCTGGCTCAATAACAACCCACCCTGTTTCTGGTTCTGAAACGGAGAAATATACGAACGATTTTGGTAGTTTAGACTATAGTAAGATTTCTTTGACGAACCTAATTCCTGAAGAAACGTTATACCCAGGCCTTATTCAGGTTGATAGCTTGGGTGAAGGGACACCAGAAGAGGCATCTGGAACCATGGCTGCAATTATGGGTGCTTCTCCAGAAAATCCTGGTATTGCACCAGGTTCTGTTTTGACAATTTTTCAGAGAACTAGGGATGGGTCGTCGAACGAAGTTGTGTTTTTTGATGCATCAAACTTATTTTATGGAAATGCGATTCAACCAAACACGTACGAAATATATGATTCTGATGTTACCGGTTCTGATGGTAAGGTAAGAATTCGAATGCGTGATAATGGGATTGGTGGTCTTTATCGTGCTGATGCTAAAACACCCCACGCTAAGTGGGCAGATGCAGGTAGTATAATTTATGAAGAAGGAATATCTGTTATAAAATCTCCAGTTATACCATATTATGGTAAGGAACAGTTTGAGGTAAAGATGGCAGGAGATCAAAACATTCATATCATGGAGATCCATGTTCCCTGTGATGCAGGGACAATAAACTCTTCCTCCAACCCTCAGTTTGAAAAATTATATGCATCAAATTTTGCCAGTGAAAATGAATCAGAGTTTGTTTATATCACCGGTTTAAATTTTCATGATGAAAACTTGAATGTTGTAGCCAGAACAAACCTAGCTAGACCTATTATTAAGAGAAACAGTGATGGGTATGTGTTTCGTGTCAAGGTAGATTTTTAGTGGATAATATTTTAGGCCTTGATATATCAACATCATGTATTGGGTGGTGTGTATTAGGCCCTAAGGGCCAACTAGTTGCGATGGGGTATATACCACTGTCTAAACATATAGGCCTCTTTAAGAAGGCACAAGAAGCATCAGAACATCTGTCTATTATAGCCGCGCCGTATAATATAACTAAAACCTATATTGAGGAGAACCTTCAAGCATTTCGACCTGGTTTATCTTCTGCAAAGACCCTGCTAACATTGGCCAGGTTTAATGGGATAGTGGGTTATTTAGTACAACAACAATTTGATTTTGAACCAGAATATATTAATGTCAACGCGGCAAGGAAGCTAGTTGGCCTAAAGATTGTCCGCAAGTCTAAGGGTGGGGCTCCTACAAAGGAACAGGTACATACATGGGTTTCTGAACGGGTAGCCTTCAACTGGCCGACCAAGACACTAAAATCAGGGCCTAGAAAGAATCAAACAATTTTAGAACCAGGATGCTACGATGCCGCAGATGCATATGTAATTGCTCAAGCAGGTTATCTAACAAAAGATTAGTTTAGTTCGAATGGGCTAGGATAATCTGAAATGAACACTTATCCATTAGTGGGTATATTATAGGTAAGATGTCTTTAACGAGCGATAAAATATCATTTTTGAGTAGGGTTTTTGGTACATGTGTGCTTGGCAATGATGGCATAAACGTGTCTGTTTGTTGCCCAAATCCAAAATGTAGCACATATGGTAATTCATCTAAGAAAAAATTGATTATCCGAGTTGATACTGATCAATATCATTGTTGGGTATGTGACCTTAAAGGTAGAAACTTATCATATCTTTTAAAAAGACATTTTCCTAGACATTTATCTGAGTACTTAACAAGGTTTTCTAAAAAGTCATTTAAACCGATTGATATTGTCGAAGAAGAAATTCTAGTATCAGTTCCAGAGAATTTTGTACTTTTAGCAGCTAGTCTATCGAGCAAGGACCCCGACGTTCGGAGCACAATTAGATACTTGTCAAATAGGGGCCTCACATCAAAAGACTTATGGTATTTTAGGTTCGGAACCTGCACTAGGGGCAGGTACCGCCGCCGCGCTATAATGCCATCTTTTAATGCTGATGGGGATCTAAATTACTTTGTTGCAAGAACGATCGATGATGATTCAAAAATGAAGTACTTAAATGCAAAAGTACCAAAGAAAGATGTTATTTTTAACGAAATTAATATCGACTGGTCTTCTGAGTTAACTTTGGTAGAAGGGCCCTTTGATCTAACAAAATGTAATGATAATGCGACGTGTCTGTTGGGTTCACACTTCTCAGAAGACTATAAGTTATTTCAACAAATTATTAAAAATTCAACTCCTGTGCTGATGGCACTGGATCCGGATGTTAAATTGAAGACGCAGGAATATGCACGTAAATTATCATCTTACGGTATCCGAATTCGGATGTTGGATTTAGGGCAGTTTTCTGATGTTGGGGAAATGTCAAAATTGGATTTTGCATGTGCATTGCAAAAGGCAAAAGAGTGGCAGCCGGATGATAGACTATATAATCTATTTGATACGGTAAAAAGTGGATCAATTTTGTAGATCCTGTAGGATAGTTTATGAGTTTAAAGTGTATACACATTTCGGATATTCATTTCCGTGGCTTAAGTCGTCATGATGAATATCGTAGGTCTTTTGAGAAATTTTTTGAGATTGCAAAAGATCTTGACCCGGATGTTATTTACGTCGGTGGTGACATTGTTCACTCGAAGACACAGGGGATATCACCTGAGTTAATTGATATATTAAATTGGTGGTTTACATCACTAGCAGATATTGCCCCCACACATGTCATTCTAGGGAACCATGATGGCCTAATTTTAAACAAGCATAGACAAGATGCAATCAGCCCGATTCTTTCAGCATTAAATAATCCGAATATTCATTTATACAAAAATTCTGGTACGTACCCGATTGGCATCCCGGGATTTAATTGGTCAGTATTTTCATGTTTTGATGAAGAAAACTGGCCGAATGTTAAGCCTACTCCTAACGAAATTAATATTGCATTATTCCATGGAGGTGTTAGGGGCTCAAAGACAGACATCAATTGGAATATCGAGGGCGAAGTAGATGTAGATTTCTTTAAGAATTATGACTTTACTATGCTTGGTGATATTCATAAGGTACAATATTTGGACGATGATAAGCGTGTGGCATATTGTGGTTCATCGATCCAGCAGAATTATGGGGAAACACCCGGTAAGGGATTTTTGTTTTGGGAAATTGAAGATAAAGACAATTTCACTAGTACGTTTTATGAAATTCCCCATGATCAACCATTTGTGACGATTGACTGGAGTGAAGATGTTCAGTCAACATTAGACTTTGCAGAGACATATCCAGATGGTTCTAGATTTAGAATTAGAACGAACTCACCGATATCACAACCAGAGATAAAACAATTACATTCTGCTTTAAAAGAGTTTAAGGATGCAACTGAAGTTGTATATAAGAATGAGTATGACTCTGATGTTACAATTATTAAGTCAAATGGAACGTCATTTTTTAAGGATGATCTACGAGACTCTAAGACACATTGTAAGTTAATGAGAGAGTATTATTCTGATTTAGACTTAACAGATGATGAGTGGGATAAGTTAGAGGAACTAACTACAACCACCGTAAATCAGCTAGCGCATAATGATGCTGCTAGAAACATTAAGTGGTCTATTAGGCGTTTAGAGTTTGATAATATATTTTCCTATGGTAAAGGTAATGTAATTGATTTTGAGAATTTAGGGGGAATCACAGGCCTATTTGGCCCTAACAGGATAGGTAAATCATCAATCCCTGGCGCTATAATGTATGGCCTTTTTAATACAACAGATAGGGGTTCAATTAAAAATTTACATATTATTAATTCACGAAAGGGGTTCTGTAAGGCGGGGATTGATATCGCAATTTCTGGTAAGAACTTTCGTGTTGAACGTCAATCTGTTAAGCATGAAACTAGGGCTGGAAAGCTTCATGCTGTGACACACTTAAATTTGCATAAAATTGACGATGGCTTAGCAATTGATATGACAGAAGAGCAACGCCGCGAGACTGAGAAGGTTCTACGTAGCCTTATTGGTACTAGCGATGACTTTCTATTAACGTCACTAGCCAGCCAGGGTGAAATGAATGCATTTATAAAACACAAGGCAACTCAGCGAAAGTCAATACTAACAAACTTTTTAGATCTAAACATATTTGAGAATATGTTAGACCTAGTTAAGGATGAATCTGCGACCGTTAAGGCTTTATTAAAATCAGTCCCAAATATTGAATATGAAACAAAGATTCTAGAAGCACAAATTGAACATGATGCAAAAGCAAAAGATCGCGACTTAGTTGATGCAGAATTAACCAAGCTAAGGAAAAAGCTTCAAGGTCTTAAGATTTCTTTGGCTACTCACAAAGATAAAGATATCGTAACACCGGATGATGTTACTATTCAGCAGAAAAAAATTGATGCTGCTAATAATGAATTACTACAAGCAAGATCAAGGATATCTGCCCTTAATGATGAAATTACTATATTAAACGAAAAATTAGTAAAAATTGAAAATATTAGAAATGTCTTTCCGATTGATGATCTTAAAGAGAGATTAGCAGCGCAGCTTGGTCTTGAGCGATCACTAATTCAATTACGTCATGATCATGAGAGGGAAAAGACGTTATTAAAGACACAAAAGAATTCTATTAAGCGCCTTGAAGAAGTCCCTTGTGGTGATTCATTTCCAACATGTAAATTTATAAAGGAATCACATAAAAACAAGAAATTATTAACAGGGCAGCTAGAAAAGACTGGTGAGATATTAAGCCAGGTAAAGGTAGCACAAAAAGCGTTAGACGTTTTATTATTAGAAGACTTAAGTACAAAAATACAGAAGTATGATGATGTTTTAAAGCAGGAATCAGAGCTTAAGGTAACAGTTTCAAGCAAAACGGTTGAGCTTCATGGATTGCAATCTAGAGAAGCTTCTTTAGATTCTGAGATTGATAAAGATACAAATATCTTAAATGACATGAAGCTTAGGGTTTCGTCTGCCAATGTTTCAGCTGAAATAACAAAGATAAAGGGTGAAATAGTTTCTCTTACTGATGACATTACCACAACTGATGCAAAGAGGATGTCTTTAAGTGAGTTGATTGGCCGCTTATCAAATGAGATTATAAAGCTTAAGACAGATAGGGACAAGTACACTGAGTTATTGGCTAGCTGGAAAACATACGAATTATTTATGAATGCCGTTTCAAAAAAAGGCATACCACTTCAAATTATAACATCACAACTCCCTGCAATTAATGCAGAAATATCAAAAATTCTTCAGGATGTTGTTGGGTTTACTGTGGAGCTCGAAGCTGAGTCGACGTCGAATGCTATGGATATTTACATAAACTATGGTGATTCACGTAGGATTATTGAATGCGGATCTGGGATGGAGAAAATGATGGCATCTTTAGCTATTCGAGTAGCCCTTATTAATGTTTCTTCTTTACCAAAAACTGATCTACTGGTAATTGATGAGGGATTTGGCGCATTAGATGATATGAATGTTGAATCTTGTAATAGGCTGCTTAAGTCTTTAAAACGGTGGTTTAAGAATATTTTAGTAATTTCTCATGTTGATGGAGTCAAGGATATTGTTGATAATACTATCGAAATATCTTCTAACGGAAAAAATGCACAGGTAATTTGTAATGGTCTGGAAAAAACTGACACAGAATAGAAAAATGCTAGAAGACGTTTCAGGATTTAAAATTATAATTCCTGAAGGGCACATGAAGACAGTTCCTTTAGATTGTGACATATGTGGATTTTTAATGCGTGACTATAGTGATGCCTCGCTTTACAGTAAATACGGTTGTTGCGCTAGCTGTTTTATGAAATGGGTAGAATATGATATTGACGGGTGGCATGCAGGAAGGCGCCCGACTAGCAATGAAATAGAAAAAGAAAAAGAGAAAAGACTATTACAACCGTCCTATCTAGTTAAATAATGATAAAGGTAAATAATTACTAATGATGAGGAATCACAGGAGAACTGAGGAATCACAGGAGAACTTATGTTAAATAGTACAGAAATCAATCAACTCGGTGATATTGTTAATCATACGTGGGGAAAATCTGCTGAAGTAAATGGCCGCAGCGTAACATGCAAACTTAAAGATGATATCGTATCATTCAGATTTCAGACAATTGTTCATTTTGCGTCTGAGATCGCTTTAAGAGAGCAAGTCAAGGCGCTTATTGATGAATCAATGCAAATATTGAATGATGCGGTGGGCGATGTTAAGTCACAGTTTAAAGACCGAACTGGCAATACATTAAAAACTTCAGAGCTTTCAAACCGTGATAATGTTGAACTAATATCTGCAACAGTAAATTCACCTCGTAAGGTTGCGTATTATCGGCGCGATATTGAGCTAGAAATACAAAACTAAAATAGAGATGAAACGGTGCCAGTTAATAAACAAAGACAAGTAAAAGAAATTGTTCGGTGTGGAAAAGATCCCGTATATTTTTTCAATAAATATATGAAGATTCAACATCCCACTAGAGGACTAATTCCTTTTAATACATATGATTTTCAAGATGATTGTGTTAAAAGCTTTGTTGATAACCGGTTTAATGTTATTTTGAAGTCTAGGCAGCTGGGTATTTCTACATTGTCTGCTGCATATGCTACATGGTTAGCTCTTTTTTATAAAGATAAGAACATATTAGTAATTGCCACAAAGCTTTCTGTGGCAATGAACTTTATTAAAAAGGTAAAGGTAGGTATTAAGAGTCTACCACCATGGATGATGCTATCAGAGATAGTTTCAAATAATAAGCAGTCAATTGAGTTTTCAAATGGATCTCAAATAAAGGCAGTACCAACATCTGATGATGCAGGTAGATCAGAGGCATTGTCTTTGCTAATCGTCGATGAGGCCGCATTTGTAAGAAACTTTGATGAGTTATGGATGGGGTTATATCCTACCCTGTCAACGGGCGGCCGTGCCATTGTCTTGTCGACCCCTAACGGCGTAGGTGGTCAGTACTATGATCTCTATATGAAGGCAGCAAGTGGGGAAAATGAGTTTCATCCTACGAAGCTACCATGGGATGTACACCCAGAAAGAAGCGATGAGTGGTTTGAGGACGAATGTAAAAATTTAACAAATAAACAAATTGCGCAAGAGTTGTTGTGTGACTTTGCAGCCTCCGGAGACACATTTTTATCAGCTGAAGATATTGAATATATACGTACCCGTATAAAAAACCCGTTAGAAAAATGGGGCCCCGACATGGGGGTATGGGTCTGGAAATATGCATTGACAGAACACAAATATATTATTTCAGCAGATGTTTCTAGAGGAGATGCAGCTGATTATTCTACATTTCATGTTATAGATACTAACGAATCTGAGATAGTTGCAGAATATAAAGGGAAAATACCTCCTGATCAATTTGCTACACTTTTAAATGAAGCAGGGATGAGGTATAACAAGGCAGTTATATGTCCAGAAAATAATTCATATGGTTATGCAGTTATTATGAAACTACAGGAGCTTGGGTATCCAAATCTTTATTATAAAAATCAAAAAGATAAATTTGCTGCGATGTATGGAGAAGGAAATATCTCCAAGGCCGGCTTCACGACATCAGGTGTGTCAAGGGTACAGATCTTAACAAAGCTTGAAGAGGTTTTAAGAAATAGGCAAGTTAATGCGTATTCCTCTCGTTTATACGATGAACTTAAGACGTTTATATGGAAAGGAAACAAAGCTCAGGCTCAAAGAGGAGCAAATGATGACTTAGTAATAGCATTAGCTATAGGTGTTTGGTTGTATGATACAAAACCTGAATACAATAAACACACTGTTGATATTAACGCTGCAATGCTTCAGGCATTTGCTGTAAATAGTAACTCTACAGATAAATCGGTATTTAGTTCATGGAATAACATGAACCAAAACCCATTTAAACCAATTAGCATTGGAAGTGCACCAGTTTCAGGCTCTGATGGTCCATTAGGTGATATGTCATGGTTATTGAAATAATTTATTCTTTTACAAAAACTAGTATATTTGGGTAGAAGAGAATAGGGAACGACATGGCTTCAAAGAAAAATCCAAACTTGTTTCAAAGATTAACCAGACTATTTCGATCTGGTCCGATTGTTAAAAGAAGGGTCCGCGACGTTTCTACATCTAAGCCTGCATCATCTGCTATGGAGATGTTTAAACGTGCTCACAGTGATGTTTATAATAGCACTCTAAGCGCATACGGTGCATTTGATAGAATGTCCAGGTATAGCGATTTTAGCGAGATGGAATCAACTCCTGAGATAGCATCTGCATTAGATATATACTCTGAGGAGACTGTCTCAACAGATGAGAAGGGGCACATGCTCCACATTTACTCAGAAAATAGAAAAATACAGGAATTACTTGAGACCGTTTTTTATGATACTCTTAATATAGATTTTAATCTGGTATTATGGGTAAGGAACTTATGTAAATACGGTGATTTTTTCTTATTCAATGATGTTTCACCTGAGTTTGGTGTTTTAAATGCGTTTCCAATACCCATATCAGAGATTGAACGTGAGGAAGGCTTTGACCCAAATGATCCGGCAGCTGTTCGTTTTAGGTGGATTACACAAGGGAATCAGGTATTAGAGAACTGGCAGGTTACACATTTTAGGCTGCTGGGAAATGATGCATTTTTACCATACGGATCCTCAGTATTAGAAGCAGCGCGCCGTATCTGGCGCCAGTTAATCCTTATTGAGGATGCAATGCTTGTATATCGTGTCATTCGTGCGCCTGAAAGACGAGTATTTTATATTGATGTTGGTAACGTCCCGCCTGAAAATGTTGCAAATTATCTTGAACAAGCCCAGTCATCGCTTAAAAGAAATGCGATTGTTGATAAAACGACCGGACAGGTAGATCTACGTTATAATCCGCTTAGCGTCGATGAGGATTATTTTCTTCCCGTACGCGGGGGTGAATCCGGTACAAAAATTGAGACGCTGGCCGGCGGAACAAATACTGCTGCAATTGAAGATGTTGAATATATCCAGAAGAAGCTTTTTGCTGCATTAAAAATCCCCCGTGCATATCTTGGCTACGATGAAGATGTTGGATCAAAGGCTACGTTGGCCCAGGAAGATATACGATTTTCTAGGACTATCCAAAGGATTCAGAAAACAATACTTGCTGAATTAAATAAATTGGCAATGATACATTTATATTCACATGGTTATGAGGGTGAAGACCTAATTGACTTTGAGTTAAAGCTGTCGAATCCTTCATCAGTTGCCCAACAGCAAAAGTTAGAGCTAATTGCTAGAAAGTTTGAAATAGCTGGCCAGGCGCCTGAAGGCGTTTTATCAAGGGAATGGGTTCGGAAAAACGTCATTGGCCTTCGAGCAGAAGAGATCCAAAAAATTCGTGATGACCAGTTAGATGATAAACTTGATGATCTTAGGGTTGAACAAACTCAATTACCAGAATCAGAGGCTATTAAACTCCCCGGCCCTATGCCTGATGCCGGTGGCGGTGATGCCGGCGGTGATGCCGGCGGTGGTCTTTTTGGAGATGATGAAGGCGGCGACGCCGCCGGCGACGAGGGTGGCGAAGAGGGCGGAGACATATTTGCATCTGATTTAAGCCCCGGTGACTTATTAACTTCATTAACACCATCGTTAAATTCTGATGACGATGACGACGATGACGATGAAGATGAAGACAGCATAGTTAGATTGTCGATAGATGATGAAGATTCACCAGCTAAAGCTCAAAAGCAAATTAGGAATGTCTTTAATCAACCCATCAAAAAGAAACGAAAGGTTACTTCGGGGCCCCGCTCAACGCATATGCCAGATTTTGTTAAGATGACTTCTGTAGGGAAACCTGCAAGAACTCAAGATTCAATGAATGACCCGTATGATAAGGGTTCCGTAACGAGAAATCCATTTAGAGAAAATGCTGAAGACTTGATATACAATCCAGCATTGGATGAATTTTTGGATACTAAGATAGTTCAACATGCTAAGATGACTAAAGAGATTGAATCTACGTTAAGTAAGCTTGGTAGCGCAATAAGTATTCCTAAGAAGGGTCTCCTTGCTGAAACAGGCATGGTGGATGATGACATCGAATTAGAAATTGATTTAGAAGAAGGAAATTCTAAGAACAATGGCAAAAGCACATAATAAAAAACGTAATGTTGGAATAATATATGAGCAGTTACTTAGATGTATTTCTGAGTCTTTGGTTGAGGGCGATGAACTCAAGGCCAAGGTTACATCAGAGATCTTAAAAAAGCATTTTAAACCTGGCTCACAATTATATAGAGAATTTAGATTATTTAATGCGCTAGTTAAGACGACTGTTAAGTCTGAGTCTTTAGCTACAAGAATTTTAGGTGAGGCCAAAAAAGCCGCTATTGGATTTGATAAAGATCAGCTACGCCGCGAAAAGGCAGCATTAATAAAAGAGATTAATTATCGAATAGATGATCAAAATTTTTACCACCAACATGTTGGTGATTATAGGTCATATGCGACCATTCAAACCTTATTAAATGATTGGCGCCGCGAAAGGGCTTCGGATTTAGTAAGGATAGCAAAGTATGAAGATATTGTCTGTGAGTGGCTAATGACTGAGCGTGTGGAAGAAGACGTGTCATACCATCGTGATGAAGATGTTAACTCACTATCAGTTAAGATTATGACAGAAAAGTTTAATAAGAAATATGGCCAGGCCCTAAACAGTGATCAGGCAAAATTAATTCAAGAGTATGTTTTTAGCTTATCTAGCGGAGATACGGGGCAATTTAGGAAATATTTAGAATACTTAAGGGAGTCGACATTAAGCGAAATTGATTATTTTTCTGAGACCTGTGATAATGATGTTTTAAATGAAAAAATCAATGTTGTAAGAGAAAATGTGAACGACTTTAAGTTTACTTCTATAGACGATGACGTAATAGCAAAGTTCTTGTTAGTGTCAGGCCTAAAGAAAGAATTATTGGAGAGTGAAAATGGCTGAGCCGAAATTAAAGCTGCTTACAGGGTGGACTCCTTGGGAATACACACCAGATATGATTAAGGAATCCCGAGATAATAATGATGGTAAGATTGTTATGAAGGGGATTCTTCAAAAGTCTGATACACTAAACCAGAATGGCAGAATATACCCACGGACTATTTTGGAAAGAGAAGTAAGAAATTATCAAAAGTTTATTAAAGAAAATCGTGCCTTGGGAGAATGTGACCATCCAGATTCATCAGTTGTAGAGCTAAAGAATGTTTCCCATATTATACGAGAGGCCTGGATGGAGGGTGATGTATGTAAGGGGACTGTCGAATTATTAGATACCCCATGTGGAAAGATTCTCCAAAATCTTGTTGAGGCTGGTGTTACATTAGGGATATCATCAAGAGGTGTAGGCTCCACCCGGTCAGAGGGTGACTACCAGGTAGTACAAGACGATTTTCAATTAATTTGCTGGGATTTTGTTTCGGAACCTTCAACCCCTGGCGCTTTTATGATGCAGGAAGGTAAGGATATTTTAGTTTCACGCGGGGACCTGGATAAATTCTTTACAAAGTCAGATCGCATTGATAGGATTTTCAACGATATCATGAATTGGGAGAATAAATAATGCCTTTAAATTATCATAAGCCAGGAATAGGTTCAACCGCTGAATTTCAATCATCAGGTGTACCTTTTATAACGTCTGACACCTCATCTTACACTGTTGACCTAGAGTTTGTTACTAGTGCTGTTGTTGTTTGTTCCACCGGGGATGACAATTCAGTCGCCTTTGGTAATTTAAATGACGGTGTCTTTACACTGCCCAACGGAACCCCGGTCAGATTTGAAGTAAAATGTAAACAAATAGAGGTCACTGTCAACGACGGAGGAGTTTCAGTTTGTGCAGAAGTAACAGGCATTCCTGCCAAGGCATTGCCTGCAATTGATCAGAATAATTTAGGAAGTGTTGCATAATGGCAAAATTATCTAGAAGCCAACTTAAGTCGATTGTTAAGGAATGTCTTGTTGAAATACTAGAAGAAGGCCTTACCGGTCAAAGCCAAAGTACATCAGCACTTAAAGAATCAAGAGATCTAAGGGCTCGCCCAACTACTCGAACTCAGTCTCGTCCTACGAAGCAATTTGAAAGTGCTGTCAATAGAACGGTTAATGCATTAACTAGTGATAGTACTATGGCATCAATTTTTGCTGATACAGCTGCAACAACACTGCAAGAACAACAGGTTCATGAGCCACGCTCAAATGTAAAATCAGATATTATTGATACACCGTCGGTCGAGAGTGTAGATGATACATTTGGAGAGGCTGCACAAAATTGGGCAGCGCTAGCATTTTCTGATGCTAAAAAAACAGAAGGTAATTAGAATAAATCCCATCAACGAAATATGTATAATAGAATCGTTTCGTTTTGTTTAAATTAATAGGAGACTAAAATCATGGCGAATGTACGAAAGTTAACCCCTAAAATGCTACGGCGTTTGGTGCTAGAAGAAAAAAGAAAACTGGCCCGCAGAATCCGCTTGGAAACACTGGAGCAAGGTAAGGATGATCCTGAGAAGGTTGATGCTCAAGAATTAGATGCTGATGAGCAAGCAGGTGCTCTTGAAAAAGATTTAGACCACCTTAAGGTGCTTAAAGTTGAAATGAAGCGTTTGCAACGCAGAGCAGCAAAAGTAAATGAGGCCAGAAAGAAGCTCCGTAGAAAAGTTTTAAGAAAACTATAAATTTAAATTTAAGGAGATATTAAATGCCTACACATAAGCAAGTAACTGTTGAAGCAGTTGTAACAGATCGGTCATTAGGCAAGTCTGCATCACAAAGTATGTCAGATATATATTCTTCTAGCCCTATCCATGATGGGTCGCTTACAAAAGAAAGCGTAGAAGATGATTATCAAAAAAATGTTTTGGATGGAACGGTCAACGATCAAGGACATACTTTTGGCGTTTTTAGCAGAGATTATGCTGATGCCCCAGATTTCGGCGATGTAGAAACCGGCGGCGGCGGTCTTCCTGCTAGCGCTTGGATGCCTAATCCAACAAGTCCTGGAGAAGGAAACGGCCTAGACCCAACAAAACAAGGCGAGGCGCCTAAAGGTTATGGAGAAACGCCGAGCGATACATGGGGCTCTGGTGTTGGATCACAATTAAATCCAAAAACCTCTTCGAAAGCTCAATCTGGCCAGACGCTTGGTGATTATGGGTTTGGAAAAAGCCAGCCAAGCTAATAAAGGATTCTTGAATGCCTTCAGCAGGTCAAAATACGGTAGACACCAGACCAGGTGCTGATGGCGGCCTTGGCCCAATTAGCGGGATATCTAGATCAAATAAGGCATCTTTGACGGCATGTTTTCCTAATACACCCAAATGGATTACCAGTGATAACGGTCGAAAAGATCTTCTAGTCAATTTTCAGAAATTGGTAATTGATGGGGCCCCTCAAGGCCCCGGTGCATTAGCACATTGGGGAATGGCTGATTATAGTCGAGAGTTTGCCGCACATGCTAGTAATTTTAATTACGGTGATGTAAACACCGCTTTTAAAACTGGTGGAAATTCTGATCCTGGTAGTCCGTGGGGCCCGAATGTCGCAGCATCAGCCCCTGCCGGCAGCCCGTGGGATGCAATGTCTTCTCCTCCTGCCTGGATGGAGAAAGCTGTGCCATCCGCATCAACACCGGGCTCTGGGGAAGGTGCAGTATTGTCACCTGCCCGCTCTTCTGCAAAGATTGATACGTTTACTGTCAATGATTATATATTAGGTTCTTCTCCTACCGGTTGATAAGGTGGCCAGAATATGCCTAAAAGACAAGACGCAAAATTACAAGGATATAAACAAGGCATAGGATCCTATGATGACCGCAAAGGTCTAGGGTACGGAATCCTGGAGCCTAAATTTCAAACGCCCCGCCAACTGCAGGGCGTTTTTCCTTATATTGATGATGATATAGAATTAGATGATGATATAGATTTACCTATCGATGATGATGATATAGATTTGTTTGTTAAGATGGTTAACATTGGTTACAATCCAGTAGATTATTTAGATGCAGCAAGCGGAGATCCATTTTATTTTGTGGCAGGTAATAATAAATTGAAAGAACGTGCACAAGGGATATCAACTGGGTTAAGTCCTATTCCTGACCTTTATAAAAAAAGAACTGCCTCCGCTGGTGGGGGCGCATCCCCTGCCAATTTCCATCCACCAGGCTATCATCCAAGTGGCCGGCCAACCGGTAGCAAGATAGGGTGGTCTAAGCCTGTGCATGTTGACGTCGTTGAAGATGACCCAGTATACGAATTAGAAAATTTAACATCAGATGATGAGTTAACGATTAAAGATCTCAGGAAATTAATAGCCAATATCTTTTATCAACAAGAAACCGAGAAGGAATTATAGTAATCGTTATGATGTCTGATATGTAACTTTTACACGTGACGATATATTTAATGGATACACGGGAGAAATTTATGTCAGCTAGCCTATATCATGAAGCAATAGCCGAAGCCAAACAGTTAAAAGAGATGGCTGAACGTAATGCAAAAAATAGAATCATAGATGCAGTTACTCCAAAAATTCGGCGCATGATTGAGCGTGAGTTATTAGGGGAGGACAGCAGTGAAGAATCTGGTGAATCTGAAGATCTAGAATTAGATGATTTAGGGTTGTCAGATGACACAGAGACTTTGGCATCGCCTGAGGGTCCTGCAGGGACTGACTCGCCAACTGATGGTACTGGCGATACAGAGATGATGACAATCAATTTAGATGATTTAAGTTCCACAGATGCTTTAGACCCGGATATGTCCGGCCTTGATGATTCTGGGGTGCAATTAGATGCTGATGAGACCGGCCCATCACTTACAGTTCCTGTTGGTGCTGATGTTGATGTACAAGTTTCTTCAGACGGTGGTGTTAACGTCGACACAAGCAAGGTTAATATTGACCTTGCTACTTCTGATGAAGAAAGCGCAGAAGATGACGGAGAAGAAGATTTGTTGCTTGATGAACCAATAGCTGAGGCGCTTGCGCTTTTGTTGCGGAAAAGAGAGCAAACTTCCCAACGAGTAGTTCTTGAGAAAAAAATATATAAGTTGGGAAATAAGGTTAGTAACTTTAAACGTATAATTGAGGCATTCGAAGGAAGGAAACTAAGTTCCTCCCAGAGAGAGATTATGCGCAATTATTACATAAAGTTGTTAAAAGAAGTGGGAAGTTTGAAAGGACACGTAATATTTAGTGAAGGAGAGTCAAGTTCAAGTCGGCTCCGTCAACGTGCAATTGCAATTATTAAGGAGATGAAAATAATGTCAAATAGCCGTAACAGTAAATTTGCAAGGCTTTTTGAGTCAGATCGGTTAGAACTTGCTGAGTTGGATGCCGTGCTGACCCTAACGCCTGAAGAGGATGAAGCAGAAACAGTAGAGGATGTTCTTGCTGATTTAGATATAGACCTCGAAATCGAAGAGCCTTCTGAAGAAGAGGGTGGCGATGAAGAAGCCGAAGTCGGTGAGGAAGCCCCTGAAGAAGAGGGTGGAGACGATGACTTTGACCTCGGAGAGGGAATGTACGAATTCGATGAAGTCGACGAGGTTGATGAAGTTGATGAGTCTGATGTTGTAGAGATTGATGAGGCTATGCTTCGTAGTGAACTACGCCGGATGAAGAAGCTTAAAGAAACTAGCCGCACTCGCCGTCGCCACATTCGAGAAGAGACATCTGGTGTAGATGATCCATCACAGACTGCCGATGCATTTGGTGGTGGTGATGTCGATGATGAAGCATTCGTTGATGTCGATGAAGATACGCTTTTAAATGCCTTAGCTGATGAGCTAGGGAGTGTGACCGCCGCTAGCGGAAGCGCAGCTGCTGCTGTTGCTGAGACCCGGCGCCGGCGCAGAAACAGGACCAATGAGAGCCGGACTAATCGAGCTCTTAAGAAGAAGCTAGCAGAATACGCTAAGGCCGTAAAGACTCTGCGTTCACAGCTTTCTGAGATGAATCTGTTTAATGCGAAGTTGCTTTATGCAAATAAGCTTATGCAGAATCGTAATATTACGGCAAAACAACAGCGACAAGTTGTCCAAGCTCTCGATGAGGCAAAGACACTTAGAGAAGCCAAGCTCCTTTATAAGAGCCTAACTTCCTCACTCCAACGACGTTCAGCGTCAACGTTAAAAGAGAGTCGTATTCGAACTTCAGGTTCGTCTTCCAGATCAACCCGGTCGGCAGCTCCGGCCAAAAGTGGTGTTGAGGCAGATAACCGCTGGCAAGTTCTAGCGGGAATTAAAAAGTAGACGCATTTAATATGTCTAACACAACAAATAGGAGAATTTAACAATGTCGAAGACTTTTACTTTAGAACAGCTGACCGAAGGAATTCGCCAGCGACATCTTGGAACGGCTAACCGCCGCTTGGTGGAAAAGTGGTCTCGTACTGGTTTGCTTCGTGGTCTGGATAGCGTATATCGTGAAAATATGGCTATGCTACTCGAAAACCAGGCTGCACAGCAGCTACGAGAGGCTAACTCACTTGGTGATGGTAGCGGCACTGGCGTTGCTAGTGGTGATATTCGTGGTTTTACCAATATTGCGTTCCCAATCGTTCGCCGTGTATTCGGTGGCCTAGTAGCAAACGAGCTCGTTTCTATTCAACCAATGAGCCTCCCCAGTGGGCTTCTTTTCTATCTTGACTATACATACGGCTCAAACGTCGGTGCAAGTGCAAGTCCAACAGGCGGAACACCAGCTGATGGAACACATACATACTCAGCGGGTGCATCTATTTATAGCTCGCCTGTAGGAAACATTCAGGCTGGTTCTGATGCTCTCGGTGGTATGTACAATCTTGCTGGTAGCGGTTATTCTCGAGTACATGAGAATGTAACCGTAACAGCCGGAGTTTCTTGTGGCGCTCATGGTGCTACAAACGGTGCATTCGTTGATGGTGCTACACTTGATAGTGCTGGTAAAGATGCCAAACTGCTTCAATTTGATCCTGCTGTCCTAGCATCGATCGACGACGACGGTGAGGGTTTCAGCGCCTTGATTATTGATATATCTGGTTCCGATTTCAATCGTGCAGACAAAACAATGATTAAGGATTTTGCAGTTCATGGGCATGCTGATGCAGGCGCACTTCCAGGAGGCTTACAAGAGCATGGTACTAGTATCCAAAATATCCGACGCCTTAATCAGCGTGGTGATTGGGATCCAAGCAATCTTACGAATCCGTGGACGCCAAATGCAATGAGCGGAGACGAGCTTTTGGTAATTGTTGGCGATACCGCTACTCAAGCAGCTGGCATGGCAGTATCATTTGTTCAGGCTCCTACAAGAGCATCTGGCGATTCTGGTGATAGTTTGGTTGTACCATCCTTTGAATCAGATTTTGATACTGAGCCTTCCCCTGAGATTCCAGAAATTGATATCAAGATTGAATCAATTGCTGTTACCGCAGTAACTCGTAAGTTACGAGCTCGTTGGAGTCCGGAACTTGCACAGGATCTTAACGCTTATCACAGCCTTGATGCAGAGGTTGAGCTTACGCAGATTCTCTCTGAGCAGATTGCTCTAGAGCTTGACCGTGAAATCCTCAACGATCTTCTTACCTCGGCTTCTGGTGCTAATCTCTTCTGGAGTCGCGCACCTGGTAAGTTTGTTAATAAGAATTCCGGCGCTGAGGTCTTCCAGACCCAGACTCCTGCCGGTGCCCCTGGTCCACAGTTTACTGGTACCGTCCGCGAGTGGTATGAGACTCTTACTGAGACTGTAATTGATTGTGCAAATACAATCCACCGTAAGACCCTTAGGGGTTCGGCGAACTTCATGGTTGTTGGTCCTGATGTGGCTACCATCCTTGAGTCTTCCGTCCTTTACCGGCCTTCCTATAGCCTTGACGGCGATGGTCAGGTTGGTGCCCCAATGAGTCTTGGTGCTGAGAAGGTGGGTACACTTAGTAACCGCTTTACGGTTTACAAGGATCCTTACTTCCCACGCAACAAGATTCTTGTTGGGTATAAGGGTGGAAGCTACCTTGAGACCGGTTACGTCTACGCGCCATATGTTCCATTGATTGTCACACCGACTATTTTCGCTCCTGAGGATTTCACTCCTCGTAAGGGCGTAATGACCCGGTATGGTAAGAAGATGGTTCGTGCTGACTTCTACGGTACAGTTACGGTTCTAGATCTTGACGTTATCTAACAGATAGTTTAAAACCAACCTTCCAAGCGGCTCCTTTTTAGGAGCCGCTTTTGTTTTATCTACTTTTTTTTCATTCTTATGATATTCTTGAGCCGCTTATTGAGTTGGTTCTGTCAACCATAGTCGAAGCTACATATTTATTAGTGATTTAGCGAATCGGAGTATCTTAATGGCATCATTTATAAACACACTTAATCCGACTCCTTTTGGTTTCTTTGATGACGACGCTTCATTTCAATTTGAGGCCGATGCATTAGTTACTTTTGTTAAAAGAAAGCTTGGGGATGACATACTAAGCGTAGAGCTAACAAAAAAACAAATTTGGACATGTTTTGAAGAATCATTTTTAGAATATGGCAAGATTGTTAACGAATTTCAGGCAGAGTCTCACTTAATGAACCTGCTAGGATTTCCTACTGGCAGCAATATGTCTGGATCATATGATGTAGGCCCCCATGGAAAAGAACAGCTATTTCCACTTGAAAATTTAGAATTTTTATTACGCCGCGCAGAGCCATATGCGATGGAAGCCGGCATAGGTGGATCATATAACACGATGTCAGGATCTATTCAGTTAGTACAAGATCAACAAGATTATGATATATATTCTGAGCTTAAAGACGAGAACGGTGATGCATTATTTGACAGCGCACAAAATGATCCCCAGACAAAAATAAAGATTCTTGATGTATACCATTTTTCACCTCAGGCTGCATATAGATTCTTTGATACAACATCTGCAATAAATTATCTTAACAATGAATTTAGCTTTGAATCATTTACCCCAGAAACAGTATTCTATGTGCTACCAGTCTTTGAAGATATTCTTCGAGCAGGACAAATGGATATATCTAATAGGGTAAGAAGATCAAATTATAGTTACAGAATTTCTGGTACAAAAATTAGGGTTTTTCCCCGACCTACCCAATCAAATCCTAAAAAGTTGTGGATGCGAATTGCATTTAGTCCCAATCCGTTTAACCCCAGCTATCCAGACGCCCAGATATATGGTGTCAGTAACTTGTCTAATATTCCATACGGGAATCTAAGATTTCAAAATGTGAATAGCATGGGCCGCCAATGGGTCAGACAATATACATTAGCTGCCTGCAAAGAAATGTTAGGACTAATCAGGTCTAAATTTTCTTCAGTGCCTATTCCTGGAGGAGATCTTAGTTTAAATGGGTCTGACCTTATATCGCAGGGCAGAGAAGAACAATCAAACTTAAAAACTAGCCTTAATGAAATGCTAACTAAATTAACATACAGCAAAATGATTGAGGATGAGGCCTCGGCTGTTGAGAGTATGCAGAAAATTCTAAGACATATTCCGGTTCCTGGTGGCAAGGCAATAATAGTTGGTTAACGGATTTTAAATGGCACGTCTATTCATAACACCACGAGAGATTGACTATATATCTGATCTAACAAAAGAAGTTACAAAAGATATTATTGGTCAAAAAATCTTTTATTACAAGGTTAGGGAAGATCTAACTAATGTACATGATGTATATGAAGAAGCTCCGGAAAAGATTTTTAATCCACCAATCGAAATCGATGCGCTGGTTGACTGGCAGCCAGAAGTTATTAGAACGAACCAATTTGGCAGTGAAGAAATTGCTACAATTGAAATATATCTGCATTCTAGAGACTTACTAGATAAAGAGATAAAGGTTTTGCAAGGTGATTATTTTAGTTACGGTGCAATGTTTTTTGAGATAACGTCTGTAATTGCCGATAAAAATGTCTACGGCCAAGTTGAACATAAAACTGGCGTGAAATTAGTAGGCAAGCAGGCACGTAAGGGACAAATTAATATCAAACCAATTGGCCCAACTGGTGAAGAATATTCAGATGATGATGCAGTACAAACCGAATTTGTACAACAGCGGGGAGTTTCTGAAAATAGGCTTGGAGAAACAGGCGATATTAGAAGTCTTCAAGAGAATGAAAAACTTGAAGCACCTATTTCAGGGCCTCATGAAGTATCGAATAATGACCCCGGTGTTGCAACAACAGATTCATCATTTTATGGAGATGACTGCTAATGACCATAAAGACAAGCAAGACATCCACAGATTCGGTATCCGTCCCTACTGGTTATGAGGGAAATAATATTCCTGAGGATATGGTATTACCTTCATGTACTGTAGAGGATGTAGATAGGGCTATCTTTAATCTTTTTAATAAAGAGCTTCCCTTAATCTTTAATCAGGGAAAAGAAGCTAAGCGTATTCCTGTCATATTTGCAACCGGCGAAAGATTTGCCGTCCTTAGACGAAAACGGCCACTTAGAGATAAATCAGGTGCATTAATACTTCCCCTTGTTTCTATAATGAGAACAGGTATAGCGCAGGATATCGATCGCGGCATCGGCCCAGGCCAGAGCTCGCCGATGATTATAAGAAAAAGATTAGAAAAATCAGATCCCGCCTATCAGGCACTTATTAATCGGCTGGGTTTAAAGAACCAAGATAATATTTCTCATGATCTTCATAAGATCGATGGAAAAGGTGATGGTACAGAACCAGGCACTGTAGCCACTAGAAGAAATTCTGCACCAAGAACGACTGGGTCAAGATCAGGCCAGTTATTAGAATTAGAGCTTTCCGATAATATATTTGAAATTGTAACAATGCCCCCTGTTAAGTTTTATAGTGCAACATACCAAGTGACGTTTTGGGCTCAATATACACAGCAGATGAATGATATGATGATGGCTGTCCTTAGTTCATATATGGATAATCATAGGCGAACATTCAGGATTGAAACAGATAAGGGATACTGGTTTATTGCATATGTTGCTAGTGAGCTATCACCAGGTAATAACTACGAAGATTTCACAGATGATGAGAGACTAGTGAGGTATAGCTTTGAGATAAGCGTACCGGCGTATGTTTTAGCATCAGATCATCCAGGTGCCGGTATTCCATTACGAAAGTTTGTATCTGCACCAATTATTTCATTTGAACATAGTGATCTTGGAAATTCTAGTATTTATACAGACCAAAGAGGGTCGTTACCCAGCGGTGACCCAGATAGCTATATTTTGCAGGATTTTGCAACAATTCATGGACCGGTTCCTGGTGATTCAATCGGATCTTCCGGGATAGCATCATCATATAATGCTGCCGGACATCCACAAATTGGATCATCTGTGGCAACTAGCGATTCTAGAGCAATAAATAATAATAGTCCGGATGGTTATGCGGTTCCTGGTAGCTCATCAACGACTGTTGGCGGGCATACTGCAAATCCGGGCGGTATTACAATTTTTAAAATTTCTAAAGACCCGTTTACTGGGAAAGAGGTAAAGACATTGGTAAAAGTTAAAACTAAAAATCGTAGAAAAGGAGAGACTGTTTTACGGTCTTTTAAGAGTTAGATGGGTATGACGCTACACGATGACATTATACATAATATGATGTGCTTGAATGAATAGTAGTCTAGAAGTTTGATATTCAACCCAATACTTAATTAAAGAGTGACACTAGTCTAAGGAGATATATTCGATGGCTGAGCAGACATTTCGATCACCCGGGTTTTTTGAGAAGGAAATTGACCTATCTTCTAGAAAAGTGGGTCCAGTTGGAACCCCCGCCGGAATAATTGGTACCGCAGAGAAAGGCCCAGCCTTCGTGCCGGTAACCGTTGGTTCTTTTGCCGATTTCCAAACAAGATTTGGCGGCTTAAGTCCAGATAGATTCGGACCATATGCGGTTCGTGAATTCTTAAAAAATCGCACCGCGGTGACATATATGAGAGTGCTAGGGGCAGGAGCAAATGACACCCTAGTTGATATTGATAATACAAAAAGGCTTGGTACCGTAAAGAACGCAGGATTTGTTCTTGGTGGTACTGGAGCAATTAACTGGGATCCATCGGAAACCCAAGGGCGACATTCTGGCGTAACACAATTCTTAGTAGCAAGACATCAGGTTTCTAGTTCTTGTGGTGAGATGGAAGGTTATCCAGCATTTAGTGATAATGATAGTTTCGCAGGACTTGCTGGAGCCGGTGATGAGGTAAATCTTGTTAGGGCAGTTATTATGACCCCTTCCGGGTCACGCGTCATGATTGCTAATGGTGATGAAGACCTAGCAGGTTCAAACTTGTCAAGTATGGATGACTGCGCAGGCCTTAACCCTGGTGACCACAAGACATTCAAGCTAATAATTTCTTCCTCAACAGGAAAGACGTTTGCAGAAGATGACGGCCTGGCTGGTATCAAAATTATGACAGCCTCACTGGACCCATCTGCCAGTACATATGTCGGAAAAATTCTTAACAGGGACCCTAATAAATTCCAAACATTAGAACATTATCTCTATGCAGATTTTGCAGTTGAGGATGAGCTAGCAAGAGTTGTAACTGAAGCTACAAAGGCTGTTGCAATATTATCTGGCTCCGGAGCAACCTCCGCGGATTGCCCACTTACTGCTGATGAAACGTTTAGACAATTATACGGTAGGTATGACACACGTTATACTACACCTACCACACCATGGATTGTATCACAGCCATATGGTGGGACAGAGTACCCATTATTCAGATTTGAAACACTAACAGATGGTGCATATGCTAATGATAAGATAAAGATTTCTATTGCAAATCTTCGAGCCTCAACAGATCCGAATAATAAGACATGTTCATTCGAAGTTCAGGTCAGGCGCTTTGGCGATACTGACATGACAAGAGAGATCATTGAAGCATATCCAGATTGTAACCTAGATCCACAGAGTGATAGGTACATCGGCCGATTAATTGGTGATTATAAAGTCCTGTATGATTTTGACGCTGATCAAATTGATGAACGTAGATTGGTTGTTAGCGGAAAATATCCTAATCGGTCTCACCATATTAGGGTCATTGTACATGAGTCAGTAGACACAGGTGATGCATGTCTTCCAGAAGATATAATGCCATTCGGTTTCTTGGGGATCCCGACAATTAAGACCGCTGATTCATTAACACATGAAAATGCTCTAGCATTGACACTTGGTCCAGATACACTTGGTCCAGCTGGTCAAGATACACGCCTTGCAGGTGTAGGTGCAACAGGTGATTTACAAAATGCCATTGTACCACCATTACCACTGAGGTTCAAATGCACTAGAGGGCATGTTATGAGCTCTTGTGAAGGTGGAACCGTTACACATATAGGCCAATCAGGCAATGATGAACGCGCCGACTCTAGACTATACTGGGGTGTTAAGTTTGAAAGACTTCCAACCACAGGGTCAATGGATCGTGCAATTCTAAATGCAAATCTTTCTTCAACACCTAATCCGTTAGTTTCTGCATACACAAAATTTATGGGTATTGCAAAACTAGATACACTGGTAACAGGTTCAGGTGCTGACACATTCAACAACAATAAGTTCACCCTGGCCAGGGTTGCCCTTAATGAAACAGCAATTGCTGATGTTGATGGAACAGCAAAGACTCATATGCTAGAAACGGCATATATTAGAAATGGTGTTCCGGATGCTGCAACATATACTGTTAACGATCCAGGGGCTGGTGATAGAGTTACACTAGCATCGCTTGTTCATAATGATGCTATTAAGTTTAACCGTTTCACACCTTATGCGAAATTCACATTACCATTCTACGGTGGATTCGATGGGCTTAACATCCTTGATAAAGACAATGCGCTAATGACAGATCGTGCAAGTTCTAGTGATCTTGACGGTCTGGCCGCAGAGGGATTTGAGGATGATGGTCTTGGAGGTACATTGATTACTGGTGAAGGTAGAGATAATAACATTGTAAATTCATACAACGTTGCTGTCCGCCAGATGACTGATCCATTAACAGTGAATACAAACCTCTTGGCAATCCCAGGAATTAGGGATTCATTTGTTACAGACTTTGCAGCTGATAGAACAAAGGAATATTCCAAAGCTATGTATGTGATGGACATTCCAAATGTTGCAGAGGACGGAACAAGGATGTTCGTTGGATCTTTAGTCCATGATGAGCTTAAGCCTGATGTAAGAAATACTTCTGAGGAGTTTGAATCTCGTGCGGTAGATAACAACTACAGCGCAACGTATTTCCCAGATGTATATATTGATGATCCTATGAACAATCTCAAGGTTAGAGTTCCTGCATCTGTTGCTGCTTTGGCTGCCTTAGGATACAATGACAAAGTATCTTATCCATGGTTTGCTCCAGCTGGTTTTAATAGAGGTGCCTTATCATTTGTTTCAAACGTAACAACACGATTGTCTGCTGGTGATAGAGATACTTTATATGATGCAAGAATTAACCCAATTGCAGTATTCCCATCTGGTGGATTTGTAATCTTTGGACAGAAAACTCTCCAAATGAACAAATCGGCGTTGGACAGGGTTAACGTAAGAAGAATGTTGCTTGAGGTTAAGAGACAAATTGTTGGTGTTGCCAACAGAATCTTATTCGAGCCTAATACACCACAAACTCGGGCAAGATTTATTGGTTCTGTTACTCCATTATTAGCACTGGTACAAGCACAAGCTGGTATTGAGAAGTTCCAGGTCATAATGGATGACACTAATAATTCTCAGGAAGATTACGAAAATAACAGACTAAATGGTAGGATTGTTGTGGTACCAACGAGAGCAATCGAGTTTATCGCAATCGATTTTATTATTACGAATAGCGGTGTAATATTCGCATGATGTATACCTATAGTAGAATAAAAGGATTAACAGGTAGGAGCATAGACAAATGGCTGAATTGACCTTTAAGAGCGCTGGTGTATCAACCAAAGAAATTGACCTTAGTGGACCCTCGGCTGTACAGCCACAGGGAGTCCCTGCAGGCGTTATTGGTACTGCACTAAAGGGACCTGCTTTTGTCCCAGTAACAGTCGCTACATATCAAGATTTCGTTGCAGAGTTTGGACCGACCGACGGTAAGAAGTTCGGCCCGATAGCTATGCACGAGTGGATGAGACGATCCAGATCAGGAACTTATGTACGCGTCCTCGGCACAGGTGATGGCCTACGCCGAGACTTAACAGATGCCAATAACTCAGGACGAGTAAATAATGCTGGCTTTATCGTTGGTAGCGAACAAGTACAGCCACTTACAGTTGCCGGCGTAACGGATGGCATGGTTAATGCTAATATCCATGCCGGTACATTCATCGGTAATGGGTCTGCTGAGGGTAGAACATACTTCCTCGGGGCCTTAATGGCAGAAACAAACGGCTCAACGTTGCTTAGCGGCGCAGGTCTTGTTGATTCTGCTGCTGCAACAGGAACGATCGGCATCACCGGCGGCGCCGGAGTGTTTCATCACACTGATCTAGTAATAACAGACGCAGAGGGTACGGAGAAGATATACAAGTTCTGCAATGATGACGGTTCACACTGGGGGGGGCCCGCACTTAGCTCTGGTGACACGTTTGTTGAGGCGATGACGACCAAAATATACGTTGACGCTACAGGACTTCAACCTGCCATTGCTGCGGAATTGAAAATAGCAATAGACTCCGCAAACGGCCACAATGCCGGAACACCAGGTGATAAGATTATTGTTACTGACACTTCCCCAGGGGGTGGCGTAGGTAGCCTAAGTCTGGAGCAAGCAATTGAAGGTGCATCAGGTAATGTTAGCATGGTCAATACACCCTCAAATCCAGGCATTACACTCACAGGATTTTCAGGAGGAGACTCCTCTACAGTTCCAATCGTCCGAGGTGTAATAATGGCACCTTCCGGTGTTGTTCTTGCACTTTCGTGTTCGGAAGTCGCCGGCGCAAATAATGCTCCAGCAGCAGGCGCAACTGGCGAATTCGGGGCAGCCCTCGACGGTGGCTACCACTTAGGAACAGTTGACCTAACAGGCGATGCAGATCAATTCGTTATGATCTTAAACGGTCATACAAACACACCCGATAATCCAAATATTATTACGGCATCTTTAAACCCGCAACGCCCAGATTACTTTCCAAACATCTTAAACCAAGATGCTGGTTGTATAGAACATGCAGGACATTATCTATACGCACATTATGATATCCATCCCTCCCATGCAGTCGTCACAGGAAGCCAGGTCTTAAATGTTGATAATGGCCATGGTGTTGATCCTGGTACAGGGGTTCCGAACCTCGGAGAGGTTGCTGCATTCTTGTTAACAGGTTCAGCAGATCATAACCGAGGGAACCAAGGTGTTCCTAACTACGAAAACTTTGAAGATAGATATAGAACAGCACGTTCACCTTGGGTTACATCCCAGATGTTCGGTGGCAAGCCAAAGAATCTCTTCAAGGTACACGCATTAGACGATGGCACAGCCGGTTCTGGCAAATTTAAGATTACGATTGATAATGTTCAGGCCTCAAATTCTGAAGCAACTAAGTATGGGACATTTGATGTACTGGTCAGGAGTATGACTGATAATGATAATGACCCAGTTGTTTTTGAGAAGTTTGCTAAGCTTGATCTAAATCCATCATCTGAAAGATACATTGCCAGGGTAATTGGTGATATGTATGCATATTATGATTTTGATAAACCTCAGGGCGCTCAAAAGCTAGTAATTGAAGGTGTGCACCCAAGCCGCTCTACATATATTAGGGTAGAAATGGATAGTACGGTTGATAATGGAACGATTGATGCTACGGCACTGCCAGTAGGGTTTAGAGGCCATGATCACTTAATCACTTCCGGAGAACTTGGGGCTTCTGGTGCTGCAACATCTTCAAATGAGGTAGGGGATGGACCATTAATTAGCCCTCCGTTAGCATCGATATTACAGCCTACAATCTGGAATGAGGTCGTACAGCTCCCCATTCCAATGAGAAATAATATTAAAACAGGTGTTTCACCTAAGGAAAAAGTTAATTCTGCACTTTGTTGGGGTGTGCAATTCCAGGTCAATGATGATGTTCTACAACAAAATAAGAATAACAAATTTGATAAATCTCTTCTTTCATTCGGTAAGTACTTTCCAGATTTTCAAGAAGTAAATCTAGATGTTGTCGCTGGTGATAATGCTGGTACTCCTGATGATGCTTTAGGGGCTGAGTGGTTAACAACAGTACTTGACTCTGATAGATTTAATAATAATGCATTCTCCCTAGAGAACGTTGAAGTATTACTTGAATCAGATGGCGATGTTGACAATAAACAATGGGCCGCGGCAGAATATCGTAGAGATGGTACGCTTGCTCAGGGTGGTACAACATCCAGATTCTTAGGTCGCCTAAATTTCCAGGACGACTTTACATCACTACCGATGAAGAAATACATGAAATTCAGTTTCTTCCTACAAGGTGGATTTGATGGTGTCAATATTCTTGATAGAGAAAAAGGCAAATTGTCAAACCTTGCAGCTGTAAGAGAAATGATTGATTCAACTCAGCAAGGGGCTACTAAGGGCCCAACAGTTGCTGCATATCGAAAAGCATTGGATGTAATGCAGGAAACCGCTGACGTAGATATCAAGTTGTTAGCAATTCCAGGCCTTAGAGATCCAAGTATTGTAGATTATGCAATTGATGTTGTTGAGAATCGATTCGACGCAATGCTAATTGCAGATGCAGAAGAAATGGATTCTGAAAATAATCTAATTGTTGATTCAACTAACACAAACCCAAGTGTTACAAATACGACTGATAGATTACTAGGCAGAAATCTTGACTCTTCATTCGCAGCAGTATATTATCCAGATGTTGTAGTAAACGATCCAGCCTTAGGCTCAGCAGTAGTTTGCCCACCGTCAGTTGCAGTATTAGGTGCCTTTGCACTTAACGATTCTGTTGCTCATCCATGGTATGCCCCGGCAGGGTTTACCCGCGGTGCCCTAGACACAGTCATAGAGGCCCAGGTGAAGCTAAGTCGAGCAAACCTTGATACACTATACGAGGCAGATATTAATCCTCTAGCGGCCTTCCCACACACTCCAGGTGTTGTGGTATGGGGCCAGAAAACGTTACAGAAGGCAAAGAGTTCTCTTGACAGAGTTAATGTTCGTCGGTTGCTTATTGAAGTCCGCCGGCGAGTTCGCGCTGTCGGTAATAGAATTTTATTCGAACCGAATCGTGAAGCTACATTGGCGAGATTCTCTGCTGCTGTAAATCCAATATTGGCAAGAATTCAGGCCCAGCAAGGCTTGGATAAGTTTAAGGTAATCATTGATACCACAACAACTACTCAAGCGGATGTTGAAAATAATACGGTTCGCGGTAAGATCTTCTTACAACCGACGAGGACTGTTGAGTTCATCGCACTTGACTTTGTTGTCAAGAATGCAGGACAATTTGAAGTATAAATTCGGTAGAGATGAATATTTATAATACGAAACGAAATCATAGGAGATTTTAGAAATGGCCGAGACACTATCAGTTACCGATATGCTACCTAACAAGTTTGAACCCAAGCGTAAGTTTAGGTGGGTATTTGCTATCGAGGGAATAGACGCATTCTTAATGAAGACTGCTGCTAGACCAACTATTAATACAGCGGAACAAGAAGTTCCTTATATGAACTCTACTCGTTACCTTGCAGGTAAAACAAAGTTTGATGCAATTAGTTTAACACTACATGATCCAATTGCACCATCTGGTTCACAGCAAGTAATGGAGTGGATTCGCACCCACTTTGAATCCGTATCAGGCCGCTCTGGTTATGCAGATTTTTATAAGCGCGATTGTCAGCTTAAGCTGCTTGATCCTGTCGGCACAGTTGTTGAATTATGGGACCTTAAAGGTTGTTTCCTAACTTCAGCAGCATTTGGTGACCTGGATTATGGTGCAGAAGATCCTACAGAGATTTCATTAACTGTTCGATTCGACAACGCAGTACTACAGTACTAAATCAAAATTTAATCTCGGTTTATAAGAAAGCTCCTTTCCGGAGCTTTCTTTTTTTTTATCCTAATAGTTTACAAGAAATCTTAGAATGGTGATATTTAATTTGCACGTGCGATAGGGCACAATAATAATTGAACGGAGAGAAACTGTGTCTGATAAAACCAGAACTGAAAATGAAATATTTAAGGCTGCGCAAGCACAGGGTATGCCGACTCGTAATGTAATGAAAGACGATTTCGGGTTTGAGATTCCTGTTGAGGCTGTGCCCCTTCCATCACGTGGTGTATGTTATCCTGTTGATAGTCCACTATATGGTAAAGAAACGATCGAAATTAGGGCTATGACAGCCCGAGAAGAAGATATTTTAACTTCTAAAGCCCTTATTAAAAAGGGTACTGTTATTTCACACTTGCTTAAATCATGTATGGTCAATAAAGATATTAATCCTGACGATATGCTAGCTGGTGATAGAAATGCAGTAATGACAGCACTGCGAATCACCGGTTATGGTACGGATTATAATGTTGAAGTAGATTGCCCTGCATGTAGTACCAGGTCCAAGCAGGCATTTAATCTTGCAGAGTTACCAATTAAGCGACTTGAAACAAATCCCATCGCTGATGGGTCAAACGCATTTGAGTTTACGCTACCTATTACAAAGAAGGTTGTAAGGTTTAGTTTTCTAGATGGTCATGCAGAAACAAACATCATGGTAATGGAAGAAAGAAAAAAGAAATCTGGTCTTTCTGGTGAGAACCTGGTTACAACTCGCCTTAAGCATGCCATCACTGCTATTGATAATGTTACTGACAAAGGTAAGATTGATACATTCATTCGGAATATGCCGGCAAGGGATTCGTTAGCCCTCCGCCGCCATATAGACAAAAGCGAGCCAGGGATTGAGATGAAATCCTGGATGGACTGTCCCCACTGCTTGGAGACATCGGAGGTGCGCCTACCGATGGGCGCTTCGTTTTTTTGGCCTGACGCCGAGTGATAAGGAAGTATACTTAGAACAAATTTTCTTATTAATGTATTACATGGGTTTTACCTATTCAGAGGCATATATGCTTCCTATTTGGGAAAGACTATGGTTTTTAGATAGAATTAATAAGGAAATTAAACGCGCCAATGAAAGTAATCAGGGCGCATCTAGGGCAGCACATGCAAATTCTCCTGATGCTAGGTCACTGATGGGTAGGCAGCGTGCACAAGTACCATCTAGATTAAGGCGTTTCACTTAGGACCGCCATAGTTAATAAAGTATTAAGGGAGTTAATTATGGCCACAAATAATATGAAACGGTTTCAGGCAGCAGCTGCAGCGTATATATTGGGCAAAGAGACCAATGTACGTTTAAGTGGTAGTCCGGAAAAAATAAAAACCTGCCAAAATGTAATTACAACATCTAAAAATCTATACGAAGAATTAACTAGTTCAACCGCTAGTATGGAAAGGGTCGTTGAGCTACTAGATAAAAAGAGGGTTGCCTCTAGGCAATTTCTAGAAGTAGTAGGTACACCCTGGTTGCTATAAAGAACAGTCTAGAAATTTTACTACTAGCCTATATACTCATATAAGGTTATTACAGGTGAGGTTTGCTTAAATGGCTGATGATCTTGGCGCACAGTTAAAAATACAACAAGAAATTAATTCAGTTCTTGCTAAGCGTTCCTCTATGCTAAAGCAGCAGGAAGCATATGTTACTGGGCAAGCTAAGCTAGCCAAAGAACTTTGTTCAGCACTCGACTGTCAAGATCTTGATGGCATGGAAGAGCGCATTGAGGGTATTCGTAAGGGCATGGCAGCCGCGGCCGATGCAGCGTCTGATATGGCAACTGCCCAAACATCGCTTGGCGATTCTACAACAAAATCTAATAAGAAAATACAGCAAAGCCAAACCGCATTACAAAAGCTAACAAAAGCTTTTACACCCGCCCGGGTTGGTGCAGTCGGACTAGGCGTCGGACTTGTTGATGCATTCCGTGGCGCCGGCGCCCAAATTAGATCTACACTTAAATTTATAGGTAGCCTAACTAGTGGCATTGCCGGTGTCGGTACTGCAATTATAAAGGCACCATTTAGATTACTTGGTGGCCTGACTCAAATGGCCAATGATGCAGCTCAGGCTGGACTAGCTTTACGTCAAGAGTATGAAAATGTAAGAAAGCAATTCGGAGATCTGTCTAGTGGTCCCGGTAAGGCTGTAATTGGTAGTTTCAAATCACTTAAGTCTGAGGCTGGCAATGTTGCAGGTACTGGCCTATCAATGTCCAAAATGTTTGGGTTCGGCCCAGAGGGAGCAGCAAAGGCTTTAGCTTATCTTGGTGAGCAAGCTCATGGAATGGGTCCTGCATTTCATCATTTTAAAAGTGAAATTGCTGCAATGGGTCCAGAGTTTGTTGCATTTACTAAGGGATTAGGGATATCTGGAGAACAGACTGGTGCCCTTGCTAATCTTGCGAGGACAACCGGTAGGTCATTAAAAGAGACATTACAAGAAGTATCAAATTACTCCCTACAAATGGGTGACGCTTTCGGTATAGCAGGCAAAGAAATTGCACAAGACATGGCACAAATGGCTGCCGATGTTGGTCACTTCGGCCAAATGGCTCCCAAACAACTAGCACAAGTTTCAGTTTATGCACACAAGCTAGGGATTGAAGTCAAGGCGTTAACTGGGTTAATCGATAAGTTTGACAACTTTGAGGATGCTGCAAAGTCTGCATCAATGTTGTCACAGGCATTTGGCATGAATGTTGATGCTATGAAGATGATGCAAGAACAAGATCCGGCGAAGCGTATGGAAATGTTACGTAATGCATTTTTCCAGACAGGGAAAAGTGTTGAGGATCTTAGCCGGCAAGAACTTAAGTTATTATCTAGCCAGATGGGCCTTGATGAAAATGCAACGAAGTTGGCATTATCAAACCAGAATCTGGGGTATGATGATGTCTTAAAAGAAAGTAAGAAAGCTGAGAAAGGCCCCATGAGCCAAGCTGAGGCAATGAAGACATTGTCAAAGTCTATTGAACGTGCAGTAGAATTGGGTCATCAATTTACAGGATTCTTTGATGCGTTAATAAAAGGCTTCATGCGTGGGGTCATGTATACAAAAGAATTTAGGGAGCTGCTCCAGAATCTGCGCGCTTCTCTGAGAGTAGTTTTTCACGGTGCCATGGCATTAGGGAACTTGTTTATAACAAGGTTTCCGGGTGTAATAGATATGGTGAAAGCTTTGCGGGACATGTTTGATCCCGTAAAGTTCCATGACCTAATGCAAGGTGTAATACGGACATTTAGGGATTTTTGTGATAGACTAAAGACAGATCCCCAGGCAGGCATAGGGACGTTGCTGGACGGATTAAAACAAAATTTTTCTGATTTCTTTGCATCCAATGGTGGCGCCGGCTCTATGTTCTTAGATGGTGCAAAGAAATTTTTTGGAACATTAGCTATTATGTTCATGGCAGCTATTCCAATGGTAATTCAGGGTTTAACAAGTGTCATTAATAAGATAGCAGATTTTATAGCAAACCCTGGATCTCCAGCTATGGGATCTATGGGGGAAGCCCTAAAGAACGCGTTCATAGCTTCATGGGCAGCAATTCAGGAAGCAGTTCCAGTTTTAGTCGATGCTGTTAAGAATCTTTTAATGACGATCTGGACAAAGTACAAAGGCCCAATTGTTAAAATCGGTGCAGCATATGCTAGTGTTGTAATAGGAAAGATGTTGTTAGTTGCAACACTTTCAGCTGTTAAAGGCGCTGTTGCTGCAAAAGTTGGCAGTGTAATTGCTGGGTTTTTTGGATCTGCAACATCATCGGCTGCATCACAGGTAGGAAGCGGAACACAGGCAGGCAGTTTGGGAAAAGCTTTAAAGAGCGGCTTCGGCGCTTTGGCAGAAGGTATTAAGGGATTTTTTGAACGTATTGCCAATCTAAAACCAGGCACAATTATAAAAGCCGGCCTTGCTATGGCAGCATTAGCTGTAGTAATGGGAACATCAATGATATTATTCTCATTGGCAATGGTCGCAGTTGCAAAAATAATATCATTAGTTCCACCTATGCAATTAGTAATGGGTTTCTTAGGGTTAGCCATGGCATCTGGTGCTTTAGCATTGATGATTGCGGTTACCGCTGGTCTTGGTGCAACTAAAGAGCTAATGGTTGCTTCATTAGTTGGTATGCTAGCCGGCGCCGCATTGTTGACAGTCGGTGGGGTCGCCTTTGCCCTAGCATTATTGGCTGTTTCTGCATCAATGGCAATGCTGGATCCAATAAAGGTTGTCTGGGGTATGGCCGCGTTAGGCATGGCTGCTCTAGCGTTACTCGGCCTTATTGCGGTCGGCGCTGCCTTGGGTGCAACCGGCCCAGCTATGCTATTAGCCACAGCTGGTATTTTATTGGCACCAGTCTTACTATATGCTGCTGCGCGAGGCTTTATTCATGCATTAATTGCCGTAGGCGAACAAGCAAAACAAATATCAGATCCTAAAGCAGTTGCAATGGGCCTTGGTGCTGTTGCTATCGGTGCTATAGCATTGGCAGCGCTGGTCGGTGCAGTAACATTAATAGGGTTAATGCTTCCCCAATTTCCAATTGCAATTGCGGGTGTAGTTGCCGGTGCACTTTTTCTTGCTGCAATGCCAAGTATTGTTGATGCAATCGGCGCTGTCGGCACCCAACTATCTTCAATGAATATTGACTGGAAGAAGACTGCAAAAACATTTGTCCGGGTAGCTTCAATGTTTGGGTCATTAGCCATAGCTGCGTCCGCGGCCGCACTCGGAGGCTTATCAGCTATAGTTGGTGCAGTTGGCCTCGGCCTTATGGTATATTTCTTATTAGCTCTTCCTCCCGTATTAGAGTTTCTAAACAATGTTGTAGGAATGATTCAAGGGATGAATATTGACTGGAAGAAGACTGCGAAAGTTTTTGGATCCATGGGAGATTTATTTTATGATCTTGGTTCAGCCGGCTTAGCAGCAATTGTCGGCGGAGCCGGCGCATTGATCGGTGTCCTAGGGCTAGTCTTGATGGCACCCATGTTGTTAGGCCTACCAGACACTATAGGTAAGATAAAAGCTGTATATGATGCCGGCAAGTCTGTAAAATGGGGGAAAACAAATAAAATGTTTGCCTATCTTGGGAGTATATTTGCAAATGTCGGTATAGCCGGCCTAGCTGCTGTTTTAGCGGGGGTTGGCGGATACATCGGTTCAAAAATGATTCCAGGTGTTGTTGCATTTGTGGGTGCTCTAACAAAAGAAGGTGGGTTTTTAACAAAGCTTGGAGAGTTTAGTTCTGCAACCAGAGGTGTTTTAACCCCCGCCCTATCAGAGCAGACGAAAGTATTAGGTGAATTTTTTGGTGTGATTGGTAAGGCAGCACTTTTATCAATTGCGTTATTACCATTTACACTTCCGTTTATCGGCAAAATCCTTATGAAAGGATTTAATAAGATCGGGGATTTCGGTGATAAGATAGCCGGCGAGTTTGCCCCAGCAGTTGGTGCGTTATCAGCAATAGAGATAAATGATCCAGCTAGTCTATCTTCGAAGATGGAAGCTTTAGGTGCAGCATTTGAAATCATAGGAACGCTAGCCAACGTTGCTGTACAGCTAGTCAATGTTGATGTATCTAAGTTTAGTGATGCTAGCGCAGCTGGTGCTGTAATTGATGCAGCATCCGGAATGATAAACGGTTTAATATCCGGTGTTAGTACACTTATTACATCAATTATTGAAATAGTCAAAGACTTCTCAGAAGATGATATGGCCAAAGCTGCATCAGTAGGAAAATTGATGGGTGCTATTGGAACTATGGTTCAATCTATGATGCCTCCAGATTCATTTTTTGATGCAATTAAGAAAGTAACAAAAAGATCATCCTCAGGAATCTTTTCTTCTTCTTCAAGTTCAACGACAACGGCTTCCGGAAATGCACCAGAGGTTATAAGGGCCATGGCCGACTTTATTCGTACAATTATGCGCGCCGTATCATCATATATTCCAGAGATGGTACGCCATGTTAAAGCAGCGGCCGATTCAATTACAAATCCTGCTGAAATGGAGCCTAAGATGAAGATTGTCGGCATGGCTATCGAAGTTGTTTCAAAGGTTGGTAAGACCATGAAGACAATGTTTAAGATTGCGCAGGATATGGCCGGTGAGACAGGATTCTTAGATGATCCACCCCCAATCTCTGAGATGATGAGTCGATTCTCTACAGTTATGAGTGTAGTTTCAAGTGCAATGAGAACTAATATGAGAAGCTTAGTCACCGCGGTAGTACAAGCTGCTGAATCTATAACCGATCCGGCAGCAATGGAGCCTAAGATGAAGATTGTCGGTATGGCAATGGATATGGTTGTCAAGTTTGGTACCACAATAAAGAAACTATACGGTTTAATGCCATCAGAAGATGAAATGCCTGATGCTAGTTTTTCCAGGCGCATATCTACAATGACATCAACAATATCTGATATCGTTTGGGCAGTGCGTAGTCATTTGCCTCGTTTAATAAGCTCAGTTACAGAGGCTGCAGAATCCATCCAGAATCCCCGCCGCGTTATATACAAAATGAAGATTGTTGGAATGGCGATGGAAGCCGTCGTTAAGTTTGGTGATACATTAGAAAAACTAAAAGGCCTGAAGGGTGAAACAGATTCTTCATCAGCTGCAGTTATTAGAAGCCTTGTAGGCACAATGATTCAGGTATTTTCACCTGCATCAGGATCAAACCCTAATACAATACCAAAGCTAATTGAAGTAATAGCCACCTCCGGAATTGCACAACACAGTAGAGGTATGGGCCGTAGTCGCTCAGCAGTATCAAGGCTAGCTAGTTTTACTGAAAAGTACGCAGAATTTATCGAGACTGCAAAAGATAGTCTAGATACAAGGGTAAGTGGCACAACGATCAGGGCTATTACACAAATGATTACTGATTATAATGTAATTTCTGAAAGCCTGCAAAATACGTCACCGGTACGTTTGTCTGCAAACCTTGATAGATTCGGAAGGAATCTAAGATTAGATGAACAAACAGTACGTATACGTCATTCTCCCATTAATGTCAACGTTGTATTAAATCTTACCATGGACGCGAAAGATATATCTACAGGCCTTGCTACGCAACAGGATCCTGCGTTTAGGGTAACAAGGTTAAACGTTGCCGATCGCAACGCTATAGCTTCAACAGATAGGGGCAGCGCAACCAGTATGTCGAATGTTACGGCCGATACACGCTAAAAAAAGGATATAAAATGAGTGAAAAATTAATTGATACACAGGAACTTATTGATAATATGCGTAAGCAGTTTGAAGAGTCTCCAGAGATTAAAACAACACTGGAGGCAGCTGCACAAGCCGCAAAAGAATCTGGTGAAGAATTGACAGATGAAAATCGAGAAGCTATTATGGCCCAAGGAAGAAAAATTCTCAACGATTTTCAACCCATGATAATTAAATTAGCAGAACTAATTAATGATCCATCATCTAGGGAAGAATTGCAAAAAAACTTGCATAAACTTAAACCCGAAAAATCATATGATGATATTATTAAAGAGATGAGTAAAGAAGAGAAATAGAATGTCCTCTCCGAAGCCGCCATTTGATGAACAACAGTATGGGCCAGTCTTGAATCCTGACCCAAGCACCGGTGGTGACGACTCTAAACTAAACTCAGGTGATGATATTCCTGATACTTTGGCAGAGAACCCGGGTAAAGTTGCTACTAAAGAGACATTAGGCTCTTACTTAGGGAACCTTACCAGGGAAAACAATTATAACATTTCCGATACTTTCGTAGATTCACCTGTACATACAACACCCACAGGTAACGATATGACGTTTACCGAAGGTGAAGTACTTGCAGGTACCTCTAGGGTACAAGTTAGGAAAGGGACGCCGGCATTAACTCCATCACACCAATCAGGGAATCCTGCTGATGGGACAACAAGGACATTTGTTGATGATGTACTTAAGGCTGCTGAAAATATTCCAGGAGGGGTTCAGGAGCATCATTTTGACAGATTAGGGGAATCAGATTTTGGTGGTAATCATGAAGTTCCAGCAATAAAACCAGCCTTTAAGCGACACCACGGTATCGGTCATACACTATATAGCAATATCCCTGAGGTCCCGGGTGAAATAAAGAACCCCCAGGGAAAAACGTGGGCAGAATCAGATGCACCTACCGTAATTCAAAAACGAACCAGCGCTATATTAAAGAATAATCGATTCCATCCTGTCGAAGGTAGCCCCTATATTAAGGACGGTGGTTTTTCTTCTGCAACCCAGGGTACATTAGGTGGTCTTCATAGAGAATTAGGGAAATACACAAATCAACCTACTGTAGAAGGGCAAGCAAGCCCAACAGATTTAATGAAAGTTTCAGAGCTTAGAAAAATAGGTCGCCGTCTAATGATGGCAGGTACTGCAGACTTTCAAATGATGGATGATAGTGTCGATGGTGCTGTAATCAACCCTCTTGGTCAGATGGGAATTCCTTATGTTCCATTATTACCTGAAGCTCATGAACTTCGTGCTCAGTATGTCATGGACAAAGAAGGCACAACTGACTATACACATATGGATTTTCTAGAAGGAGGAAATAGTGGAGATGCAACAAAGGGATTTGCAGATACACTTATGGCTGGAGAAGAGGGTGCAACAGATTTATTAGAAAATAATAATAAATCATACGGACACTTAAATCATCCAGGTGAGCCATTTTCAGGTCCCCTGCCTATGGGAATGATACAGGTGGCTGCAGCTAACTTCGTTGCCATGGCAGCAGGCGCCGCGGTCTTAGGAACAATTATGACTGCATTAGCAATGTTACAACCGGCTGCATCTCCCGACGTTGATCCCAAAACACCCTGGAATCTAGAAAAAGGTAGACACTTAAAGCAAAATCCATGGTTTTCCATGTTTTCATCCCTATGCGGAATTCCTGAATTAAAAAATCAAAAAAATAGCTCCGGAGGGCCATTTTCATTCGTGTGGCGCGGCCTAATGGCATTTTATGGGATTAATGTTGAAAATACAGGTGCACCTGTTGCCAAAGATGTTCTAGACGCATTAATGAATAATATAATATCGGCCGGCTACTATGCGACGATAACAAGGGGTGTCATAAGAGATGTTGAACAAATGTCTGATGCTATTTTGGCAATGCCGAATAGTGTGACAGGTGCAATCTCATCAGTGATCGGGATATTAAACGCATTTTTTAGTTCAAAAACTGTAACGTTTTTTATAACACTTATTAAACTTGGTGACGTAATAGTCAGCCTCAAGTCCGGTGCTAAAAAATATGCTGTTGATAATAAGGACACAACACCAGAAAACCGCCCGGGCCAAAGTCGTGATGTAAAAGCTGGCGACGGTCGCCTGGTTTGGCGGCATAGTGTTCTGCCGGCCGCATTTTTAATGCCAGATTCATTTAGAATAGCAACTGAGCAATTTTCACTTCCAGTTGGTACAGGTATTGATGCATATGTTACTGGGTTTGCTCTTCGCGGCGGTGCCAGTAAAAATAAGAAGACACTCGTAGCGCCTAATTCTAAGAATGGCTATAATGAAGCAGGCCCTAGAATTAAGAGGGAGATGGTAGAGAAAATTGAAAACCAATTAGAGTGTGAATATATGCCATTTTATTTTCAAGATATCCGAACAAATGAAATAGTTTCATTTCATGCATTTTTATCTTCACTTTCTGATGATTTTTCTCCTGAATATAGTTCTGTAGCTGGCTATGGAAGGGTCGATGATGTTAAAATATGGAAAAAGACAAGTAGAAGCATCAATATCCAATTTATAGTTGCGTCGACAAGTCCGGAAGATTTTGATATCATGTGGGTATCATTAAATAAATTACTAACGATGATATACCCAACCTGGTCTAAGGGCACAAGCGTAAAATCAGGCGATCGAAACTTTATAATGCCTATGTCGCAGATCCCAACTGCAACTCCCCTTGTAAGGATGCGTCTTGGTGACATGATTAAGTCTAATTATAGCAGGTTTAATATGGCCAGGCTTTTTGGTATCGGTGAGAAAAACGCCGAAAATTCAAGTTTTAAAATAGACAGCATAACGACTACTGCATCCGACTCATATGATAAGTATATTAAGCACCTTGACAGAGTTAAGGAAATTAAGGCTCAGATTAATAGAGTTGTACAGATGCCCACCGGTGCGTCTATTCCTTTTTTCGGTCCAATATCAGAAGCAGTTGATGCTAAAGGTAATATAGCTGGTTTTACAGATGGCTGGGAGGTGACACTTAGGGATAATACACCGGCAACTGTTGCTGCATTTGAAGATCTTGACGAAGATTCCGGTCAACGAGACAGATACCAGGATGTATCTCTTAGATCAGGTTGGGTAGGCGAAATCGATGGCTCCCCTTATTATTCTGGTGCAGGGCCCCTATTCGCAATTGCAGCCGCAGGGGCTGATTTATCTTCATCTCCCACTCGTCCAGGCTACAAGGTTAAGCTTCATGATAAACATACTGCGCAGATAAACACTGAGCGCCAACAGGAGGTCGCCGCGCAGCGCGAAAACGAAAACAATCCCGAACTACCAGATCCGCCAGAGTTTAATGGTGAAGTCTTTTTATATTCTGAAAAGTTGACTATGACGTCTGCCCAAATAATTAAGGCAGCAGAGGGTCGTACGGCAATGGAGGGGGCTGAGACAGTTGGGTTAACAGGCTCAAAGGGCGAAGGTTTCTTTTCACCTGAAAAAAATGTTGTTATCAAGTCATTCGAATCAACAGCTGGTCGCGGCCTTGCCGGTCATATTACCAGTTTAAGTTTTGATTATTTAGAATCCCCATGGGAGATGGATATCGGATCCCGAGCCCCACAATGGTTAAAGGTTAACCTCGGCTTTGCTCCGATTCATGATATTGCACCTGGACTTGACTCTGACGGATTTAATCGGGCCCCTGTATATCAAGTGGGTAATATATTAAATGCATCAACGGGGCATGATATACATGGTAGGCTGATGACAAGAGATGAAAGGGTAACTGCAACTGATCAAAGCGCAGGGAATAATAAACCTGCGAATATAGAAGAATCAGATGATTAGGTATTATAAATGGCAATAGGAAGATATGTAAGGGCACCAGTATTAAGGATGGGAAAATCGTTAGGAACGATTCAGCCTACAATTATTTATAATGCTGTAGAGACAGGGCAGATCAAGTCAAGAAGGTTCGTTCTTAAGGAAAGTGATAGGTTGGATATAATTGCCGGCCGGGTATACGGTAATGCTAGGCTATGGTGGGTAATTGCAGCTGCAAGTGGTATAGGCTGGTCTATGCAAGTACCCCCTGGGACATCTTTAAGAATTCCCACTAATATTAATGAAGTAGCTGCGTTGGTGTCATAATGGGCCGTAATTACGATTTAGATAAATCATTAGAAAAATTATCTGAATTCTATGGTATCGCTTCACCCAGCGAATTTCTTGATAGATTATCTTACATGAATGCAATTGATGCTGATCGGCAGCCTGATGATCCCCCTGCCGACCTATCAAGTTTTAGTGCATCGAGTTCTGGAGAAAATGGTACCCCAGAAGAGCATTTTGTTGGAAAGTTTTTGTTGGATGTCCATGACGGCGGTCTCTTTATAAAAGATGTTATAGAGAAATTAAAAGAACTAGCGTCTGGTGCTAATGCTGGCACCGCCATCACCGAGGCCTCCGACCGCTCACTAATCATGGACTCAGATCTTGACCACTTATTCGGCGTCGCAGATATTTTTTATGAACCCAGTGTATTTGCTGGTGGCCTCGTTGGTAACGACGACGAAGCTACACCTTGCCTTTCCGTGCGTCACGGGGCCGCCATCAATGAAGTCGGCGGCAACGTATACATCAATAACTTTGCTGATGGAGAACCAGGGAATGAATCGCAACAACCTGGTGGTTTAAACAATAAGTTTGCATCAGTAATAGGTATGATTCGGGGCGCGCCAACTAGTTCAGAAGTTTGGGATCGTGACGGTGTTCAGACAATAAATAGTTCACCAACTGACCCATCAAAGTCTGCACCTTCATTATGTGCAATATTAGTTAGGCCTTCAAGGTTAACATATGCTGTTAGGGATTCTGGGGCAACACAATATTTTTTAGAAAATGTGCCTACATTAGAGTTGTCTAAATGTGTACCATGTCTAAATGTTAATATTGTTTCAAAGTTTAAGCCTCGTGCAGTAGGTACAAATCGAGCCCAGGGCATTTCCATGTTCAGATTCCTTCAAGGCTCAACCGCTGCGCCAGATGGTTCAGAGGATGCGTATTTTATTGATGCGTTACCCGTATACGGTACAGGGGAGAACATTAATCAGATAATGGGGTTTGATGCAGATTCTCAAATCCAAGTTGCAGGGATGGAATTATTCACATCGCCACAGACGCTAGTAAATGCTGATGAGCCAAATTATTCTGCCTTTGTTACTCCTAATGGAGCTACAGCGGCTGCTGCCGGTGGCCCTAGGGCAGCCCCAATAATAGACCCATTTCGACCGTTTATGACGATTGAGTCATTAGAGTTGACAGTTACTCCTGCCGGTGGTGCCATGGCTCACAAAAGTGGCACATTAAATATCATAGTTCATGATCGTTCGAGGTTATCTGAGGTAGCAGGATTAGTAAAACCATCACTATATAGCTCTACACATTTATTAATAGAATATGGGTGGAACCACCCAGAGGGTTCAGCAGCATCAGAGAATCCGATGGGCCAGTTTATAAATTCACTTAAAATGACCGAAAAATTTCAGGTTACAAACTCAAGTTTTAGTTTTCAAGATGATGGTCAGGTTAAGATTGTTATTAATTTGAGTATGATGGGCACAATCAATGTAGATACTTCATCTATTCATGAAGATGAGAGTGTAGTACGACAGCAAACCCGAATGAGTGATATGCTTGAGGCCATTAGAAGATATGGTAGAACGATGTCAACACCATCATCAACCGGCGACTCATCATCATCATCATCTGACGTTTCCGGAAATACATGGCTAGCCTCTATGAGTTCTGTAAGAGGTGCAATGACAATTAGCACGGATAATTTAGAAAAATTACGAACCTTTCAAAATGCACTTCGAGCTACTGTAGAAGATACAACAACCGCAGTATCAGCTGATGCACGTAATGCTCTCGCCGCTATTGATGAAATTTTCGGTACACCAGCTGTTGGCCGACGCGGACAGCGCGGCCACCAACCGGCAAGAGAAGGGTCAAGACAATCATTGGCACAGATAATTGATACAAGCTTAGGGAAAAAACTATCATTAATATATGATTATAAAAGTGGTGATCCATTTCATCGAAGAATAATTCGAAGTGGCACTGGCAGGATTGTCCCTAATGAACCAGGTAGTTCCAATGCTACATATACAGTTAGGTCAATTGAAAAGGCAGCTTGTATACGTAGTCAACGAGATATGGCCGGCGCCGGCGCCACCGGTTGGACCGTTACAGATTTAAGGACGGGAGATAATACACCCTGGAATGCGGGTAGAGACCGCCGCGGCGCTGATCGGCATAATGATGATTATTTTCAAGACACTGACCCACACTATGTATCATTAGGAAAGTTAATGATGTTATTTGTAGGTCAGCCTCTAGCGGCCACAGGAAACTTTGATGAAGTTCAATTAATTTTTTATCCGTTTAATCATTATGCATCGTATGTCAGAGACCACAATATAGCAGAGTTTCCGATTAATGCAAGGTTATTTCAGCTTGAGATTAGAGAATTAATGAAGGCATCAACCACTATTTCATTACGGCAATTTTTAGCATTTTTAATAGAGAAGTTTATGCGTGACCCTGCAGCAGATGCTTGGGGGCTAAATGACTTATATCATATTAATCGTGAGTTAAATAGGGAACTTAGAGTAAATGATATGGATGCCACCATATTGGCTGAACGTAGGAACCAGAGGCTAGCGGATGCATATACTCCTGGCGATGGATCCAGCGCCCCAGTGCAAGATTTAATTTTCCGCCAACCTAATATCGGAATGTCTTTGGAGGCAATTCCTGCAGTTTATCCACCTGGCCATGACAATGCCGGCCGCCCCCAACCTGGAAAAACAATCTTAAAGGTCCACATATATGATAGGCAATGTACAAAATATTTGGGGCAGCAAGAGATGCTTAATGCATCAAGGGATAATAGGCTAAACCAAATTAATTCTTCAGCAAGAGAATTATCAGCTAGTGAAACACCTGCTCGATCTACGCACCGTCAAAATGTAGCTGCCGTATTACAGCAAGCTATCGATGCAGGGCTCTTAGAGATTGTACCACCTGTAGCCGGTGCCTCAGCAGGTGATCGTCTTGCTGACCTTAGTTCTAATCCAGCAAATCCTGATGCATACCTAAGGCTAAAAGGTGGGTTCCATCAGATGAAACAGTTTATTAAACGAACGATGCCGTCCGTCACATATGGTTCAATGAACTCTGCTATTTTAAGCGCAACTGTGGCCAGCAATAATAGTTCTGAATTATCATCCATTCAGATGCTGAGAAGAAACAATGCCGCGGCAAGGGATTCATCAAGAGCCCTAGACCAAGGTCTCCCGGTGTCTGTTTCACCTGTATCTTTATCTGCGGAAACAATTGGATTTCCATTTTTTAGATTTACGCAACAATTATTTTGGGACTTTGGTACCGGCACAACTATAGATAACATTTATTCAATTACTGGAATAACACATACAATTTCTCCTGGTGAATTTAAGTCAAAACTTAGTTTTGTGCAATCAGATGGTCTTTCAAAATATGAATCGACACTTAATCATGTCGAAAGGGTTTTGAACGAGACAAGATAAACCATTGGCATACATGATACACTTATCTGATTATGCTTATATTTGGGTATGATCTTATGCATACACCCAAGTGTTCTAGGGACATCGAAATATCTTCGGTATGATACTGCAACCGGATCATATGCTTGGGTAACTAATATATCTAACAGCGATTGGGTTTTTGGAGACACAACCGTACCCAATAGCCTGGATGTTATCTTATCTTTATATAACAAAAATATACCTCAACCCATTCCAAAAGAATATGCTCAATCATTTAAGGCCTTAGGCATTAATAATACTAATATTCCTTGGCATAATGTGCTACCAGCTCGTAAGTTTTATAGTATAATCCAAGATATACTTGTTGTCCTCTCCAAGGCCCTTGAGGTCCTTCATAAATGTCCCTATGGGGAAACCTTTGTAGCTGAGAGGAGCCTTCTCCTGGGCCTTTCAAGGGCTCTGGTAGATAAACAATTGTTAGCAAGGTACATGGCAGCAGAGAATAACCCAACAATTAAAGGTATTTTGAGATCTTTTTTACCAGATGGGGAAAACTATGCAAAAAAAGTTAGCTATGATCAACTGGCTACAACTACTGGGCGTTTAACAGTAAAGTCAGGTCCGTCTATTTTGACTCTTCCTAAGAGACATAGGGACATTTTAATGTCGAGATATCCAGGCGGATCTGTAATTCAAGTTGATTTTGTTTCTTTAGAGCCTCGCTTAGCAAGGTTATTATATGCCCACGAATCTAGTAGAGATTTATACAACGAAATTTCAGATAACTTATTTAACGGAGGCCTAGACAGGGAGCATGTAAAAATTGCTGTTTTATGTGCATTGTATGGCGCATCAGCTAATAAGCTTAGAGCTGTTTTAGATAATCAGTTTAACCCTGAACTAGCAATATCGAAAATTAAAGACTATTTTGGCATCTCTGATCTTATTGCCAAGCTTAGAAATGATATGCTTACTTCTGGAAAGATTCAAAATTTCTTCGGTCGATCACTTTCTACTCAGTCTGCTGACAACAATATAATGGTCAACCACTACTTGCAATCTTCTGCTGTTGATGTATCTTTACTGGGGTTCTCAAACTTTGTAAAGAAGATAATGCTAGCCGAGCTAAGGGCTCAACCACTATTTGTTATTCATGATGCGCTAGTTTTAGATGTGCACCCTGATGATCTTTCAAAAATCTGTAAGTTTTCAGAGGAAGGTCTTCATATCGACGGCTTAGGGAAATTTCCGATTGATATCGATGCTATTAGATCACCAGGGTAATATTTAATGGTAAAGGAAAATGTTATGCCAAGTTTAACAACAGAAGATTTTATCAGGGCTCAGATTCGAAAAATTATTTCTGAAGATAAAGAAGAGCAACCGGAAAAAGAAAAAAAGAAAAAGGTAAAGGCCCATACCGGCCGTGGCAGCTTTTCTAATCCCGTCCGCGAAGCCGGTGCCTTAGCGGAGGTAAATCCCGGCCAGCTAATGAAGAATCTACAAATTAAACAACCACCCGGTGGGTCTTCAATGGAAAAAATTAAGGATGTAATAGATCAAGCAGTTTCTGGCGCAGATGCAATGCAACAGGCATATAATAAGACCCATGCAGTTAAAAAGGGTGATTTGATTGCCATAGCGATTCAACCTGGTGAGCTAGATGTTAGGGACGCAACGAAGTATATGTCACATACACTCTATGGAGCATATCGTTCAGGATTCTTACAGGGTATTGAGGAAGACCTTCATGTAGAAAAGGCAGGAGAAGGTGTGATAGTTTATCTTGGAAAGAAAGACTATATGTGGCGCGAGCAGCCCGGCTCAATTGAATATATTCCTGATACTGATTTATAAATTACCCCATGCTGTGGTATAATACAGCAAAAGGGTTATTAATATGTCTACAGAATTAGAATTTGATCAGATTAAAACAAATTGGGAAACGTTTGATCGATTGTGCCGCAAAGCATTTGAAACAGATCAGGCAGACCTAATTTCAGAATTGCTAGATAATCTAGGTGAACGCGCTTCTGTTTGCCCTGCATCAACAAAGCTAGATCAGTATGGTGCATATCCCGGTGGTTTAATTGAGCATGCATTAACTGTAACATCACGCATGCGCAAGCTAGCAGCTGCTCATGAAGTATCTATAGATGTAAAGTCAATTCTTCGTGTTGGATTACTTCATGAACTTGGAAAGATAGGTGACTTAGAGGAAGATCTCTTTGTAGAGCAGGATTCGAATTGGCACCGCGAAAAGCTAGGGCAAATGTATAAATACAATGAAGAATTACCAAAAATGGCAGTTCCCCATCTAACGCTATTTTTATTACAATATTTTTGTATACAACTAACAAGGGATGAATGGCTAGCCATACACCTATCTCAGGGTTCTCATTTAGATGAGAATCGTTTTTATATTCGTAATGAACCACTTCTTGCTGTGATCTTACAGCAAGCTAAACAGATGATTATTCTAGAGGCAAAAAATAATGACGACTAAAATGGTACTAACGTATGATAAATTAGTTAGGGATAAGATTCCGGATATTTTACGCGCAAAAGAAAAAGAGTTTTCTTATAGGGTCGCAAATGATGGAGAATATTGGGATAAGCTATGTGAAAAGCTGCAGGAAGAAGTTACAGAGTTTCTAGAAAAACCTAGTATTGAGGAATTAGCAGACATTCAGCAAGTACTAATGGCTATTCAAGACAGAATGGGTTTTTGCCATATGGATCTTGAGATTATTCGAACTGAGAAAGCAATTCAGCGGGGAGAGTTTGAACGAGGATATATTCTTGAGAGTGTAGTAGAGGAATAACATCCTATACAATATTTAAAAAAGAGGTATTCAAAATGAGTAATTTATTACGAAACTATATACGTTCTTTATTAGAAATATTTGAATCTCATCATGATGAAGATGAGGATAATGATAAGAGTGACAAGCTATTAGTTGAACCAGATGATGCTAAATCATCTGATAAAAATGAGTTAGCAGTAGGCGGTGTTCCAGGTGCTGTTACACCACTTGGGACTGATTCGACATATCCAAAGAAAAAGAAAAAAAAGACAAAGAAGAAGCTAGGTAAAAGTAAATGAGTCTTCGAAATATTGCAGAGGGTTGGATCAACTTTATAAAAAGTAAAAAACCCAAGGGTTTACCTCCGGAAATTGAAGAGATGTCGATTAAGCGCGCAGAGATTTGTAAGGCATGCCCATTTCTTCGAAGCCAACCGGTTACAGTTATGGGTAAAAAGATTTCAAGATATCGTTGCGGAAAGTGTGGTTGTGCATTTCCTGCAATGGTTTATGCGCCACGAAAAAAGTGCCCAATTGATAAGTGGCCAAAATAATAAAGATACGTTTATACAATTAACAATAAATTAGTACAGTACTAACATGGTCGTGGTGGCCATAGAAAAGTTGCAAATTAAACATTAAGGAGTTAAAAAAATGGCAATTGATTTTGATGCAATTCGGAATAAGCTAAATCAGCTTTCCGGGACTAGTTCTCGGCGTAATACAATGTGGCGCCCCCAGGAGGGTGAAGAAGCCACCGTTCGTTTACTTTCATTTCCAGGTAATGACGGACAACCATTTAAGGAACTTTGGTTCTATTATAATATTGGAAACAATCCTGGACTTTTGGCACCAAAGCAGTTTGGCAAGCCAGATCCCATTCAGGAACTTATTAATAAGCTTCGAGATGATGCTTCAAAGGATTCTTACGAATTGGCAAAGAAGCTTTATCCTAAGATGCGCTGTTTTGCCCCTGTAGTTGTACGGGGTGAAGAAGATAAGGGTGTACGCCTCTGGTCTTTTGGTAAAACAGTTTATCAATCACTTCTAAACATTATGCTTGATGAAGACTATGGTGATATCACAGATCCGAATGACGGCCGTGACGTAAAGGTTGTTTGTAATAAGCCACCTGGTCGAATGTGGGCAACCACAACGGTTCGTCCTCGAGGAAAGGCAACACCTCTTTCTTCTGATCCTGAGCAAACTACGGAATGGACTAACGCAATTCCTAACATTGACGATATGTACACACTTAAGTCATATGATGAGCTTGAAAAGATTGTAAATGATTGGTTGTCTGGTGATACAGATGATAACAGCTCTGATAATGTTGGAACCACCCGCGGCCCAACCGTTGCCTTCACTGAAACTGATGACACTGATGAGACCACAACATCAACTAAGTCTAATAATCAATTTCGCAGTTTGGATGAGGCATTCGCCGATCTAGAGGATCTCTAAGATCCCCTCTGCAGATTAGGCTAGGGGGGAGGAACTTTGTTCCTCCCCCTTTTTTTTAGGTTGAACAAGGGCTGCAGTTGTGTGTATAGTTGATTAACATTCGGAGCATAATATGGCAAAAAATAAGACGGAAGATTTTACCAGCGACTTGATTAAGTCTCTTAATAAGGAGGCAGGAAATAAGGTTGCATATAACCTTGCTTATGATGAATCCCCAACACATGTTAAACGTTGGGTCTCAACCGGGTGTAAGCAGCTTGATTATATTGTTGCGAATAGATCAAACGGTGGTCTTCCAGAAGGAAGAATCGTTGAGGTTTTCGGGCCTCCTGGAATTGGAAAGTCGCACTTAGCGATTCAGGTTGCAAGATCAACGCAACAGATGGGGGGAATTGTTGTCTATATTGACACCGAGAATGCTACATCTGTTGAGAATCTTAGGCTTCTCGGTGTAGATATTAGTAAACGGTTTGTTTATGTTGACACACATTGTACAGAAGAAGTACTTTCAATTGCGGAGTCAACCATCATGAAGGCGAAGGCAATGGATAAAGATGTCCCAATTACAATTGTCTGGGATTCCGTTGCAGCTAGTTCACCCAAGGCTGAACTTATTGGCGACTATGATAAAGAATCGATCGGGCTACAGGCCCGTGCAATCTCAAAGGGAATGAGAAAGATCACGGGTGTTATCGCAAATCAAAACGTGCTATTTCTTATCCTAAATCAAATTAGGACAAAGATTGGTGTGATGTATGGAGACCCCACAACAACACCTGGTGGGAAAGCAATTCCATTTCATTCATCAGTAAGAATTAAGCTCGGAGCCGGCCAAAGAATTGAGAATAAGAATAAGGAAGTTATCGGCATTCATGTTTCGGCAAAAACGATTAAAAATAAAGTTTCAGCACCCTTTAGATCATGCAATTTTGAAATTCACTTTGGTCTTGGGATTAAAGAGCATGAACAGGTATTTGATGTATTAAGAAAACATGGTTCTGAGACAATCGATGGTAAGACTGTCACCATCGCAGGAACATCAGCGTGGAAAACATTGACGGTTATCGATGAAAAAACAAAGAAAACTGTTTTAGAAAAGAAGTTCTATAAGAATGACTTTGAAGAATTAATGAAAGACCCAGAGTATGGTGTATATATTGATCAATTACTTGAGAAAGCATTAGTTCGAGAATCAGTAACTGCAGAGAATATTGATATTGATGCCGAGTCTTATGAAGAAGTTCGTTCAATCGCAATGGAGTTGAATGAAGATATTTTAGACCCGGAGGCATAGGTGGACCTAACAAAAGATTCACCGGTATTAATCATTGATGCACTAAATTTGTTTATGCGTCATTTTGCTGCAAACCCTACAATGAATGCACAGGGCCAACATGTTGGCGGTGCTGTCGGGTTTTTAAAAGCAATTAGGTTATTAGCAGATAAAGTTAATCCTAAAGAGATTGTTGTTGTATGGGAAGGTGGCGGATCCACTCGTCGAAGGACAATATATTCAGGGTATAAGGCCAATAGAAAACCACAAAAGCTAAATCGTTTTTATGGTAAGGATCTACCTGATTCTACTAATAATAGGGATTATCAAATAGCATTAATAATAGAGATGCTAAGATGCACGCCTGTATCCCAGATCTATATATCAGACTGTGAAGCAGATGATGTTATAGGTTATCTTGCGAAGTACCGCTATAGTGATGGCTGTGTAATAGTTTCGTCAGATAAGGATTTTTACCAATTATTATCTCCGAATATCCGCCAATGGTCCCCGGGCCAACGCGCGTTTGTAACACCTGAAGCTGTATTACAAAAGTATGGTATACCCGTGCACAATTTTTGTGTTGCAAGATGTTTTTGTGGAGACAAGTCAGATAATATTGAAGGTGTACAAGGCGCTGGGTTTAAAACACTCGCAAAGAGAGTTCCAGAGATAACAATGGATAGTTTTATATCTGTAGATGACATACTTAAATTGTGCGTGCAAAGAGCTCCGACCAGTAAAATTAAATTGTATCATAATGCTATAGCTGCATCTGATATTGTTAGAAGAAATTGGAAATTAATGTATCTTGATGTTTCAAATTTAGCGGCGACACAGATTTCAAAAATTGATTATAATATCGATACTTTTCAACCTTCACGTAATAAAATTGGCTTAATGAGGATTTTAGTCCGCGAGGGCTTATCAAAATTTGACGCAGACTCTTTTTTTATGTCATTAAACTTCGTTTCTAGAACGTAGAGGATTATTAATGCAGACCGCAGTAAAACTAAGTGAGCAGGGTACACCACATTTTGGCCAATATGGCAAAACGTTTCAGGAAAAGATTTTTCAAGGATTATTAACAGATCATAAGTGGGCTGCACAAATGGTTGAGGTAATGAGTCCTGATTTTTTTGAAGTAAAATACCTTGCATATTTAACAGAGAAATATTTCGTTTATTTTGGAAAATATAAGGCATTTCCGACGTTATCATTGCTAATATCGATTATTAAGGATGATTTATCAAACGGATCTGATATTATTTTAAGAGATCAGATAGTTGAGTTCCTACATAGGATTCGCCACAACCCAGATATGGGGGACATAAAATATGTAAAAGATAAGGCCCTTGATTTCTGTAAAAGGCAGGCCTTGAAGGAAGCCCTAGTACAATCTGTAGATGATATTAATGAAGGCAAATATGAGACTGTCGTAGAGAGAATGAAAACTGCTTGTGCTGCTGGAATTCCGAGCACCGTCGGTCATGATTTTTTTGAAGATTTAGATGCAAGATTTATTAAAATTAATAGACATGTATGTCCTACAGGAATTGATCGTCTAGATGCCTCAGACATCCTTGGAGGGGGTTTAGGACGTGGCGAAATTGGTGTTATTACCGCAAATACCGGTGTAGGTAAGAGCCACTGGTTGGTTGCCATGGGTGCTAATGCCATGTTAACAGGGAAGAATGTTTTACATTACACATTTGAACTAACTGAGCATGCTGTTGGGCTAAGATATGATTCAAATCTTTGTAAGATCCCAAGTAATGACGTGCAAGATAACAAAGACAGGGTAAAGGAATTTTATAAAAAGAACTCAGATCTCGGAAGGTTAATTATCAAAGAATACCCGACCGGCTCAGCCTCTGTATTAACGATTAGAAACCATATTGAAAAATTAGCATTAAAAGGATTTAGTCCTGGCGTCATCATTATTGACTATGCTGATATTATGAGATCTAGTAGAAATTATGATTCACTACGTCATGAGTTAAAATTAATTTATGAAGAACTTCGTAATTTAGCTATGGATCTTGGATTACCAGTTTGGACAGCATCACAAGCAAATAGAGAATCAGCAAATTCAGAAATTGTTGGCCTTGAGAATATGTCAGAGGCATATGGTAAAGCAATGGTCGCAGATGTTGTAATATCTTTATCAAGAAAAGCGATGGAAAAATCGACAGGAACTGGTAGGCTTTTTATTGCAAAAAATCGCGCAGGAAAGGATGGGTTGGTTTTTCCTATTCACATTGACACATCAATGTCTACAATAGAAATAGTAGATGAGCCTGAATTAACTTTAAATGAAGCTGTAGAGCAAGATGAAAATGCTATGAAGAATATCTTGAAGAAAAAGTGGAAGGAAGTTAGCGGTCTTAATCGCAACTAACTAATAGGTGGGTTAATGATTAAATTTGATGACGCAATTAAGCAATCTTTAGAATATTTTGATGGTGATGATTTAGCTGCTAATGTATTTGTAACAAAATATGCATTGACCGATAAGAATGGTGTCATTCATGAAGCAACTCCGGATGATATGCATCGTAGGTTGGCAAAGGAATATGCAAGAATAGAATCTAACTACCCAAATCCATTATCTGAAAATGAAATTTATGAGTTGTTTAAGGATTTTAAATACATAGTGCCCCAGGGTTCTCCCATGTCTGGAATTGGGAACCCATATCAGGTTCAATCGATATCTAACTGCTTCGTAATCGAATCTCCTTGGGATTCTTACGGAGGGATTTTAAAATCCGATCAAGAATTAGTTCAAATTGCTAAACGCCGCGGCGGTGTTGGATTTGACATATCAACAATCCGCCCCAAGGGCCGAGCAACTGGAAATTGTGCTAGAACTACAGACGGAATTGAAGTTTTTATGGATAGATTTTCCAATTCTTGTCGAGAAGTTGCCCAAGGTGGCCGCCGCGGCGCTTTAATGTTAACAATTTCTGTTCATCATCCTCAAATTAGAGATTTTATACGTATAAAAAAGGATTTATCTAGGGTTACCGGTGCAAATATTTCTGTGAGATTAACGGATGAATTTTTAAAAGCTGTAGAAAGCGGCTCCAGCGTTGAATTACGGTTTCCAGTCGACTCGAAAGAACCAAATATGTCTTTAAATGTTGATGCACTTGAGCTTTGGGATGAAATTATTGAGTGCGCACACGCATGCGCTGAACCGGGGCTGCTTTTTTGGGATAATGCCATAAGAACTACACCTTCTGATGCATATTCTGAATACGGGTTCGGTTCAACATCAACAAATCCATGTGGGGAGATTATTTTGAGCCCATATGACAGTTGCCGGCTCATGGTTGTTAATTTATTAGCATTTGTTGAAGACCCGTTTACGAAAAATGCATGGTTTAACTTTGATCAGCTAGCTAGCGTCTCCCAAAAGGCCCAAAGGTTGATGGATGATATGATTGACCTAGAAATTGAGCAAGTTGATAAGATTCTTAAAAAAATTAAGGGTGATCCTGAACCAAAAGAGACAAAAGCAATTGAAAGAGACTTGTGGTTAAAAGTAAAGAAGCAAGCTCAATTAGGAAGACGTACAGGTTTAGGTGTTACGGCTGTTGGAGATGCTTTGGCTGCTCTTGGTATTAGATACGGTTCAAACGAGTCTATAAAGGTAGTTGAAAAATTTTATAAGACGTTGACTGTTAATGCATATAAGTCTTCATGTATAATGGCTAAAGAAAGAGGCGCCTTCCCCATTCATGATCATGATTTAGAACGTGGCCATGAATTTTTGACCAGGATTTGGGATGCATCTCCTGATATTAAGGAAATGTGTCAAAAAACAGGCAGAAGAAATATCGCTTTGACGACAACTGCTCCCGCCGGCTCTGTTTCCACGTTGACACAAACTACATCAGGTATTGAGCCGGCGTATCTTTTAAAATATACACGTAGAAAAAAACTAACAGAGAATGATGTTGATGGGAAGGTTGACTTTATTGATGATGTCGGAGATAAATGGCAAGAGTATAATGTATACCATCATGGATTTCAGGAATGGATGAATGTTACCGGTAAATCTAGTGTAAAATCATCCCCGTATCACAACGCACTAACAAATGACATTAACTGGGTGCAAAAAGTTAAGCTTCAAGCAGCAGCCCAAAAGTGGATATGTCATGCAATATCAAATACAACAAATTTACCTGCTGATGTTACTACTGAAACCGTCAAAGATGTTTATATGGCTGGGTGGAAGTCTGGTTGCAAGGGTGTAACGGTATACCGAGATGGTTGTAGGACAGGTGTTTTAGTCAGCCAAGATCGTGACCAGACATTTAATGCCAATAGTGCCCCAAAGCGCCCAGTAAGCCTCGAGTGTGATATTCATCATGCTACAATTAAGGGTGAAGCCTGGACAATTTTGATTGGCCTACTAAATAATAGGCCGTATGAGGTAATGGGTGGACTTGCACAATTTGTAGAAATTCCGCGAAAGTATAAACATGGCGAAATTACCAAACACCCTAGAAAATCAGTTAATTCTATTTATGATTTAAGGTTTGGCGAAAATGGTGATGAGGTAATATTAAAGAATATTGTTTCGTTGTTTGATAATCCAAATCATTCTGCTTTTACAAGGACTATTTCGTTGGCACTTCGCCATGGTGCCCCAATAAACTATGTCGTAGAACAACTTCAAAAAGATAGAGATGCAGACTTATTTTCTTTCTCTAAGGTAATTGCTCGAGTTCTTAAGACATATATAGAAGATGGCACCCGGCCAGGAAAAACAGTTTGTGGTAATTGCAGTGCTGAAGATACACTAGTCTATCAAGAGGGTTGTGTATTATGTACTGCTTGTAGCTACAGCGCATGCTCATAAAGGAAATTTAAATGAAATGGACAACAAAGATATCTCCGCTTATTAAGGAAATTGAACTTAGGAAAAATCCTGTAATTGTTAGGGTTAATAAGTTTGACGAAGAGTCAGCGAAGAAGTTTTCTTTAGAAATGGCTCAAGCTCATAATACCGGCCAAAAGGTTATTCCGGTTGTTATTGATTCATATGGTGGCCAAGTTTATAGCTTAATGGCCATGATAAGTGCCATTAAGCATGCAGAGATTCCTGTTGCTACAATCATTGAAGGAAAGGCAATGAGTTGCGGGGCGATACTATTTACGTTTGGCGAAGATGGAAAAAGGTTTATGGATCCAAATGCAACGTTAATGATTCATGATGTTTCTTCGATGGAATATGGCAAGGTAGAAGAGATTAAAGCCAGCGCTGAAGAGACGGATCGCTTGAATAAAATTGTATATAAGATGATGGCCGAGAATTGTGGTAAGAAAGATGATTATTTTTTAAAGCTAGTTCATAAGAAAGGTCATGCTGATTGGTTTTTAGATGCTGAAGAAGCGAAAAAGCATGGATTAGCAAATCAACTTAGGGTACCAAAGATTAATATCGATATTAGCGTTGATATCGATTTTGAATAATATTTAGTTCATCGGAGGAATATTATGAGTGCGGAAAATTATAATAGAAGGCAATTTGAGGACGGGCTAATTACGGGTAAGCACTTAGTTCAATTAACAGAATGCTGGCAAAAATGTCATGACTTAACGGAAGATGGGTATTGCGGACCAGATACTCGTGCATCAATGGATTCTGAGAGATTACCAGAAGCGCCTGAGAATAATTCATTAGGTGTTGTTGCTTTAAATATTGCAATTGAAGAGCTTGGGAATGGCGAGGTCGGCGGAAATAATAGCGGGCCCTACATTGCTAAATATAAGGGAATTCTTGATGATGGTGACCCTGACGACGACGGTGCATGGTGCGCATCATTTGTTAGCTGGTGTTTTAAAGAAGCATCAAAACGAACTGGGATCCCATTATCATTTAACACATCTCATGGTGCCAAAAGACTGTTTAGAAATGTCGGTGAATCAGGGAATTTTATAAATTCACCTCAACCTGGTGATGTTGTATGTTGGGACCGAGGTGTTAAGGGATCTTGGCAGGGGCATATTGGGTTTGTTGAGAAGCTTGAAAATGGAATTTTATGTACGGTAGAGGGAAATGTTGGAAGATACCCTTCTGTCGTCAGGCGTTTTGAGCATAACATGGATTTGCAAACAAGGCTTGAGGGCTTTGCTCGTAGTTCATGAATCGAGGTAATATTTGCGGCAAAGCTTATTTAGGAAAATAAAAAGAACTTGGTTATTAGCAATATTGGGAGCTCCTTTAATTGGATTAGCTTCCAGCGCATTTATTACATTAGTCTCTAATACATTTAGGATTAAGTCAGAGAGTCTTAGTGAGTTTCAAAATCTCATTACACAGATATCTGGCATTGAGATACTATACGCCGTATTGATAATTGGCGTAGTCATGCCGATAATCGAAGAATTAGTATTCAGGGGCCTTTTATGGAAACTCTTAAAGTTTTGTCGTTTTAGTGATCTGTTTGTATTTTATGCAACATCAATTTTATTTGCAGCAGCACATATTGACCCAATCCATGTTTTGGGAGTTTTTCCGCTGGCAATATTTTTTGGATGGTTAAGACTAAAAACAAATTCAGTTATACCTGGTATATTTGCACATATGTCAAATAACCTTCTGGCCTGTGCTTTAATATTATTATAAGAAGTTACAGGACATGATTTTAGTGTAAATTTATATCGAGGCTTATAATGACCGCAGTAGTCGTAATCGATAATCATGAAGATTTAGATGGGATAGGGAGATTAACCCACCCACAAATCGATGATCTAATATTTAGTGGATCAATTCCTACCGGTGAATCTGTGCAGGTGCCGTTCTTGTCGGCTGCGAATATATTTGTCGAAGATAATGAATTTAGCCAAGATGTTACAGTAACTGGCGATATTCATTTATACGGCGATTTTATAAATCATGGTGAAGTAAGCGAAATTGAAGTCTCAACCCTATCAGTAGAGTCTACAGTAATCTTTATAGGGTATGGTGCTACAGCATCTTCTATACAGGGTGATAGAGGATTAGTGTTTAATGTTGAGGGATCAAATGACCCTTCATTCTTCTGGGACAAAAGTGCAGACGAGTTTAGGTTAGCAGGTGTTGATACTAGCACAATTAATACCGGCTCAGCAGAACTTAATATATTTCCAGATCCTAGTTCACAAGATTTTAAGGCGCTTCATATAGGTAGCCTATTTTCAGAGGCCTCAATTTTTGCAAGTGGTTCTATTACTGCACAGTCGGTAAATGCCACAGCCGGAGTTACTGCTGGCATAGTGTCTTCCTTGTCTGGGGCTTTTCAAGAAGTAACGGCAAGTAATATAACATCTAACGTGATGTCTGCCCAAGATTTAACAGTAGATAATTTAACAGCAGATGCAATATCTTCTACATCAATCTCTGCCGATACATTAGCTATTAAAGATATTTTTTGCCCAGACGGTACTTCACCATTTCTAGTTTCTGGACCTGGTATTGATGTTTCTGCTGATCCATTAACCGGCCAAACTACAGTTTCTGCATTAATGGTAGGCAGGTTCAAGTTTGTTGGCGAAATAGAAGAGCTTATTGATGAAGGAACCCCTGTTGTTGTGCCTGGATTGAATATGGCAGAATTTGAATTTGATGATCAAAGATGGGATATTTTTGTGAACGGTGTCCTTCAGGTTAATGGAACATCGGCTGACTATACTGTTGATCAAGTAGACGGAATTACATTTAACTATGACCTTGAGCCAGATGACGTTATAACTGTATTGATTCTAAATTGACGGTTAGTATACTGTCAAGAATTAAATCATCTCCATATTTAAAGTTGTGGATTAGGACGTTTAAGGAGCCGAGGATTAATGACTACATCATCACAAAATAATGTTTTTGTGACATCAGATATTGCTATAGCAGCGTATTTAGCGACCCACGGGTTCTCGCTTACTGAGTGTAAGCGGCTTCCAGATGGTAGGTTTTATTTTGAGTTTGATGATGCAGACAATAAAGCTCGAGCTAAATCAGTAGAGTTTGTAAATTCTGATTGTTGCAAATTTGATAATCATGTACGTAATTTAAAGAAAATTTTATATAAGTCTTAATTAGCGGAAGAGCATGGCATTAGTAACAGACAATTGGGACCTGCAGACAATAAGCTCTAAAAAGGTTAATTTAACACTTAGCGATAATCAGGCAAGTTCTAGTTGGGAGATTACATCATTTTCTATAGATGCCGGACCTGATGTTAAGGATCAGGTTGCAGGTACGACCGGAACCCATGACATAAATGGCCGAGGTACATATGGCTTAGTGTTAGCAGATGTTATTTCGTTATCTGGATCTGGTACGGTTACTTTGGGAATCGAAGGTATAGATGCTGATGCAGAAAATTTTTCTACTTTTATTGATTTTTTTTATACTGTCCCTGTGTTGAATAGGATGAGATTAATGGGTACAGGCGGTATTGTTAGAGCTCGATTCATCTCTGGTAAAGACGACGACAGTTAAAAAAAACTATTGAACTCCATACTTATAATTGTCGTGAGCAAATCACGAATTACGTTTTAATTTAGTCTCCTTTAGTTGTAGACTCCGTTAGTAACAGTCAAGTTTATTTTTGTTGCTGTATTGCATAAAGATAAGTGCTTCGGCTGTTTTTTTGTGCGTTGAGTTTGATGTTTTAACAATTTAAGGAGATATAAAATGAATTTAATTGAAGAAGGTATGTTTTGGGCCATTGGTGATGATATACATTATCCTGTGGGAAAAGAAGATCCCAATATGCATGCCAGTAATTTTAACCGCCCCCGGCAAGCCGTCAACCATTTTTTCCCTCAAAACGATATTGAAAATGATGGAAAAGTATACAGTTCTTTCGTGTTTAGGTGGAATACGTCGCCCCAGCGCTTTGCAGAAGACGGCCGTCTTTGTGAAGACACCCCGGATGGTATGAAAGATGCAATTAAGAATGCAAATGAATTCTACACAACAAACGATGATGGTGCCTTATATAGCCCCTACAGGGTCGGTGATGTTGTGGGATTTCGAATTCAGCATAGAGGGACTAGCGAAATTTCAGATGTCTTATTGAGAATAAAAGACGTCTGTATACAGGATACCGTGTCAACTGAATTTGCAATTTTTGAACCAGTGACCCCGGAAGATGGTCAGATCTTTATATATTCTGAGAGTGATGTTGATAAGGCTGCATATTATAATGCATTAAAGATCATCGGTCATTCTAAGGCGAATCCTAAAGATGAACCTAAACCATCTGTGGAAGGGCTTGTTCGTATGAGAATGCTAGCATAAGGTATATAATGATTAAAAACTTAAAACATTATTTAGACTTTGAGTCTCCAACTGAGTCCAGTAAGTCCGGCATGGGAAAAGGCCCAGGCGGCTGGTATTTTCATAATGGTGCCGTAGTGTCTAGTAATGATTCAAAGTTCGGAAAGTATTCACTTCAGTTTACTGGTGACACTGGAAACCTAAGCAAATTTAATCAAGTAAAAACAAGACTATGTTCGGCCGGTTTAGGATGGACTTTTTCATTTTTCTTTAAAGGTATCAAGACTGTTGGGACACACAGGACGATATTACAACTATGTAACGAAAATGATCCAGACGGAAGGGCTAGTCACTTGGTATATGTTACCCCAGACAATAAGATGGGTGGTACCAGACTAACTAAGAGAGACTGGAGTGATATTAATGAAACGATGTATATCGGTTGTGATATAGATCTATCTACATGCAATGATAATGAGTGGCATCACATGGCAGTAGTTGGTTCTGGTTCTAAAACAAAAATTTATATTGACGGTCTCCTCGCGTGCACGTATGACGTGAACGTTGCACAGGACGAAGACAATTATCTTACCGTCATAGGGAACCGTAAGAGTTCTTTAGATTTTGAAAGCAACGCCACTCAGTTATTTGAATATTTCGACTATTTTAAATTTTATGATTGTGAGTTTTCTGAAGAAGAAATCTTAGCATTAGTAAATGAAAAGCCGGGATTAGTTCGTTTACGGTTATTAAGTTAAGCATTTTAAAATTAAGGAGAAATAAATGAAATTAGCTAGATTAAGATTAATGGCAGGAAGTTCTAATATTATTTTACTTCCCCCCCTGCTATGGGATGAATGCCTTAGTCACTTAATATTAAACTCTAGGAATGTTGAACTAGACTCAGGTGTAGATTTAGATACAGATAGAGATATTATACTAAGCAATTCTATATATGAGGATTCTTTGTTACAAGGCATTTCTGATGATGTGCTACCTAGCAGTAAGTTACAAGTTGAAGTTTTTGAAGAACCGTTAGTCTATTATTCATGCTCTGGAGATATATCACTTAATTCTAAAAAAGTTGAATTAGATGCATCTATTAAGCTTGATGAAGACTTAGATATAACATTTGATCCCGAGGGATCTGGCGAGTCATTACTCATACTGGTTGATAATGACTACACCATAAAAATTTAAACTAAAAGGAGAATAAAATGCCAGAAGATAATAAATTAAATTTCGTTCCTCGGGTACACAACGGCGGTGCACTTGGGAAAATTGACAAACAATGGTCAGAGGTTCACGCAGAGAGAATCTACGTTGATGGTAAACCGCTGTCTGATTACGCTGAAGTAATTTCAGGACTTCAAGTAAAGATAATACAACTTGAGGAAAGAATCGAAACTCTTCATGCGATTGAGCCATATGAGCCTATGATAATTGGCCTTATTGAAGAAGTTGAGGCAGTCAGGGAAGCATGGTCAGAGGCAGTTTCCCAACGTAATACTACGGAAACGGAACTCCGGACGCTCGTTCAGATCTGCACAGAGCTTTCTGCATTGATCCAAGCTCAAGAACGCCGGGTGGAGATTGAACTTAAGGGAGATCTTAGATCAACAACGCAGATGTTAAACGAAGTAGCATCTATCCAGCAAGAATATACAACCGATTTCGAACTTTGGTCTTCATTGCAAGCAGATATAGTCAGTATAATTGGTTTAATTAATTCCGCCACGGCCAACATTGAGATTGCTAACGATGGCCATCGTTCAGTTGAGGTTCTTATGGGCCATTATAAAGCCTATATTAATTCAGATGATGCAGAAATTCGGAGTCGTTTCCTCGAGGCTTATCAAGTCTTTAATCCCGCTTGGGACGGCCAGGAGGCCTCGATACCGCAGACCGTACTCGGCGATATTGAAAATGCTCGTAGCAATTATATACACCAAATTGTCGAAAACACCGCTCAGTTGAATACCCTCCAGGATCAGCGTCAGGAAAAGCAGCATGAAAAATCAGTTGTTTCTAACTCCTTAGTTAATAAGATATCACAAATCATGAATCTTATTCTTGGAGATGGTATTCAATTCATTGGCCTGACTGGAATTGCAGATAAGCATACACCTGGTTTGTTACCTGATGGAGTTTCCTGGGCCCAAATTGAACCAGATACTGTTATTGATCCTGATAGTATAACTGACGATTATCATTTTCTTACGATTGCGCCAAATCATCAAATCTTTAATGATTTAAAGACTGTACTTGAGCAAGAAATCGCGATCTCGCTATCCGACATAAATATCAAGAAAGCGGAGTTAGAGAGCAAAGAAGCAGAAAGGCAAGAGAAAATAGAAGAAAGAGATCAGGCAGTTTATGAAGTGCAATTAAGGCATGACACATTCGTCTCGATGCAGCAGATGTTCTCAAATGCTGTACAGGGTATGTTTGGTGGTCAGGCCCCACAACCTCAAGAGTAAACAATTTGTCGTTAAGTTAAGTTATGAAACAAACAAAAAATAAAAAGGAGAAATAAAATGGCTATTGAAAATAGTGATATTCAACCTTTGCTTGATGAAATTGCAAAAGTTGAAGATGAACAATATAGGGCAGCACTTCTTGCTGCTGTTGAAGATGCTAAGGAGGCACATGCAGAGACAGATCTCTCAGAATTTGAGGATGATATCTCTTTATTCATGGGCTCCATTGTTGTGCTAGACATGATACGGCATTGTGACACCAACGGCCTGAACGCAGGTATTGGTGTTGAACTAAATGATCAGATAATGCAACAACTTGCGGGAGGAAATGAATAATGTCTTATTTAGATCATCATATTGAATTAGGTACACCAGAATATCATGCTAATGATCCTATTTTTGGTGAAAATATTGTTAAGCTGCCAGTGATTATAAAGGATCCGACACCCTCACAGATTGATAAGGGTTTTTTCACTATGTTGAGTGTCCCCGGATACCAACATGAAAGTATGTTTTTCTACGGCTTTGAAAACGGACCTGGTCACACTGCACGATTTACTGAAGAGCACCGCGCGCGCATACAAGCACTTCATGAGACCGGGGACGATCACGGATGGATCGAAAAGCCATCGACCAGTGTCGCCGACGGATTAATCAAAACCGGTGACTTAAATACAGGAGGATATGTAAGACATTATCATACCGATACCCATGGTGAGTATATCTATGCTTATAAATTCGACTGGTCCTCCAGGTACCATGGACATGGTGATATAGTCCCTGAATCAGATGGTAGCGACGGTAGGTATATTTTAACCACTATGGTTTTTAAGCTATTAGATAGTGCACCGCTTAACGGATCTTATAAGTTTGTCTGGCCAGATGATACTACGGATCATCCTGAACTATTCAGGAAATATCATAGGGATTATCAATATTCTATTGCAGTCTATGCAAGAATGGCCTCGTATATGAGCCAGGGTTACTTTATTAATTATGACAAGTCCTATGGCCGTTATGGCGACGATCCCTACTCATATAAGATTACAATACCATCCGCTATACGCACTGTTGTTATTGAAGGTGAAGTAGTACCAGATCCTTTGGTTGCTCAAATTGATGGTAACGTAGTGGTATCCGCGGATAGAGAGACACAGCGTGCTGAGTTTCAAGTAACCGCTGCTGGTGGTACAAAACCCTATGCATACTTGTGGGAAAACGGTGAAACCTTACAAGGGACAGTTCTTGATATATCTGAGCTGCCTACCGGCGAATCCATTACCATGTCTTGTGTTATAACAGATGCAGACGGCCAGACGGTTACTGAGATGTTTTCTGTGGAAGCAGCAGATATTACTGACCCAGATTTGACGTTGTTACCATTCGGTGACTCAGTCAATATTGTTTTAGAAGCAGGTAGCCCATGGCCACCTTCTTTTGACGAATATAGTGTATCAGATGATGAGGACATCGACGTCAATGTATCTATAAATCCAGAATTAGATGAGATTGACCCGCTTGTCCCAGGTACAACTGAAGTCGTATACACAGCAATTGATGATAGCGGAAATGAAACAAAGAGAACTAGGTTAGTAACTTTTGTTGACACATTACCACCCGTCATAACAATCCTTGGGCCCGGTAGTACTATTGCCGAGCCTTTAGAAATTGAATTTGGTGGCTCATATGTTGAGTATGGTGCAGATGCATCAGATAGTATTGATCAAGATGTTGTTGCCAATCCAAGTCAGGCAGATGTAAAAGCTATCCAAGATGCATTAGCTAGCGGAAAGGATGGATCATTTACAGTGTCTTATATGGCAATAGATGCCTCAGGTAATGTAGCCTCTGCAGAGCGGTACATCGAACTGCTTAAGAAACCAGATACAATTAAGCCTATACTTCGTGGTACAGGCGATGGGTTTGATAAAGATAGCCCATTGGTAATCTGTAGAACGGATGATGCTGAATACAGCGATGAAGGTGCTACTGCTGAAGATGAAGATGCTGACGGGAATATATCAGATATATCAAAATCGATTGAAGTATCTGGCGCGCCAGTTGATCTGTCCGAGGCAGGAGACTACCAGATTACATACAATGTTAAGGACTCGGCCGGCAATGCTGCTGATGAATTAATAAGGTATGTTAAAGTCGTCGAGTGTGGAGGCTTAGTCCGCATGAGAATGATAGGTTAATTAAGTTTTATCTGTAGGAATTCGGTCGAGCTCCATATTTATAAGGGAATCGACCGAACCTACAGAGTTTGGTTTTGATGAGTCAAGTTAGTCGTTCTCCGGTTCGGCACAACGTTAATGTAACAGTCATACGTTTTATTTGTTAGTCTAGTTTCTAGGTGTAACATATTGGTGTATCGGCTGTTTTTTTGTGTCATGAGCTTCGTTTCGTTATCGTATTAACAATAAATTAGTAAGAGGAGAAAACTAATGAAAAATGAGTTTAGACAAAAATTAAAAAAGAAAAAATCTGAACCATGGGATAGAAAACTAGCTGTCGTCGTTTGGGCAGATGGTTATACTGACTGGGATGAGACAAAGTTAGCAGTAAGAGGTGATCTTGACGGCGATGGCATGGGTGATGGTTGGGAAACTATTGTTGACGGCCAGTGGTTTGATTTTGAACAGCAAGGCCTAATGTCATATGCATTTAACATATATCTTAAGGACGGCGGTCATAAGGCAGCTCTTATGTTAGAAGATGAGTGGTCTGGAGACGGTGGATTAGCAATTGAGATATTTGATGTAACCCCTGGTTCTGATATTGATCCTAATCATCCGATCCTTCATGTAGCATCTGATCAATGGAAAGAAAAGCTCC